CGGTCAGGCGCTTAGGTTCTACAACCAGCGGCGCGCTGGGAGGCTGGAGCAGTACCGAGCGTCGAGGGCTCCCGGGGCGAAGACGCTGAACCAGAGCCGGGAACTGGAGGGCAAGGAAGCAAAGATCAGAGCAGGTGCCCGAGCCATGCTCGTGATCGCGCTCCGGAATCTCGTGAGGCACGATCGTGTCGAGGAGAGGATGGCTCCGGGACCGGGGAGATCTCCCAAGGAGCTTCGGCTCAAGGACCGGAGGCAGACTCCGTGTCCGAACTGTGGGTGCTTCCCGGACGGCTCGAAGCCTGAGAGCGATGTCTGAGCTTCACGAGGATCGGTGGGTCACATGGGAGGGGCACAACCTCAACTATGTGGCCCCCGAGCCGTTCCTCGTCTCGCTCATCAAGTACCGGAAGCGACGTGACCGGCACATCGCGATGCGGTGGGAGGACGGGAACCTGATCGGGTCCCGGAACTGGTTCGATCGGGGGCAGAGGAGACTCATCCTCGATCTGGACGTCCCGCACGTCTACGTGAAGTCCCCCAACCCGGAGCATGGGCACCTCTTCTTCGATGTGGAGATGTCGTGGTGGAGGTGGGCTCTGGTGTTGGTCGCACTGCGCCTGGCGGGTCTCCTGGAGACCGGGTTCGTGGTCTGGAGTCTCCGGAGGGGTGAGAACTTCGTTCGTCGCCCTGGCGTCCCCAAGGATCGGCCGCTTCCTCCCCCGCAGGAGTACGGCTGGGTGTTTCCGAAACGCCGAAGAAGTAGTTGACGGTGGTAAACTCTGTCTTCATGTCAGATGTGGAGACAGAGTCCCGCCTGCGGGATTCGTTCGTACCGGTTGAATGGATCAAGTTCGCCCTCGCTCCGGACGATGCCCTTGAGGCACTGACCGTCTTGGAAGTCGTAGCGAGATTGCTGTCGAGAGCCCACCGGCGTCTGGCCGATGAAGCGCCCTCGACGGCAAAGGAACTGGTTCAGGCGTCCGTAGACGAGATCAATCGCGCCTACTCCGAGCTGATCAGATCGCAGGATCTCAGTGATCACGTCGTGAGTAGGGCGGCCCAACGAGTTGATTCGATCATGCGTGTCGTGAACGAGCGTGTTGATCGGGAGGGGAGGTAGGCCATGGGGATGACCGGGGACGGTAGTCAGAAGATCCGGAAGATGCTGCTGGCCGAGCAGCGAGCGGCGATGGACGGCTACGACTTCGCGTACGAGTCGGTGGTCAAGGTGTTGGGGACGTACGCGCCCAAGCCGGTGGATGTCCCTCTGATCGCCTCGCATCGGGCGATGTACCGGGAGAAGTACCCGGCGCTGGAGAGCGTCCCTGAGGAGTACGTGGGGTGGTGTGTGCAGACCCACGGCCGGGTTCTGGGTTCGATCGAGTCTCAGAAGAACGACCCGCAGGACGTGATGGCTGTCCTCATCGACATGGTCAAGGACTACATCAAGTAGTTCATGGAGAGGAGGGGAGTTGTCGAAGTGTCGATACTGTGGGGCCGAGATCGTCTGGGCGAAGCGTGACAACGGTGGCTGGTACCCGCCCTACGAGGGCATCGAGCCGCTGGACCTGAAGCTCGCGCCCGATCAGATCCTTCTCGCTCCATCGGCGGGGACGTACATCAAGATCTTCCACCCCGAGAACCTGGTCGTGGTGAAGGTCCACAACTGCCCTCAGAGGGAGCAGGCGTCTCCGACCAAGAGAGAAGTGCTCCTCGGTCCTGAGCTTGCTGCCCGGCTCAAGGCAGCACAGACGAGCGTGGTGAAGATCGGACCCGATATCCCGCCCTACTGGCTCAGGGGTGGACGTCTCTTCTGGTACCGGAACTGGAAGACGCCGACGCGTCTTCAAGTCATGCAGGTTCCGTGCGAGGCGTGCGACGCCCGAATCGGGGAACCGTGCGTCAGCAAGATGATCAAAACCTCGCGCCAGTACCTCACTGCCCCCCACTGGCAGCGGTCGAAGGCGGTCAAGGAGTGGGCGGTGACGCACGCCGACAAGGCCGTCAGGGAAGACCTTCAGGACCAGGCGAAGGCTCAGGCGCTCGCGAGCTTCTTCGCTGGTCCGGGGGCCGAACTCTTCGGAGTCGCTCCGTCACTCCCGGCAAAAGAGGAGCCTTCCGGCGCTCCGGACGAACCGCTCAGCGACGCAGGAGTACAGGCGAACTCAAGTGCAGTGTTTCCTGTACCCGACGGGGTAGAGACTGCCGAGCGCGAGTCAGGGAGTGGAGAGGGGGACGACGAGTGGTGGAAAGACCTGCTGGGAACCTGAAGGTTCTGACGAGCTTCGAGACCTTGATGGAGCTGGCGCACACGGAGGGCCAGATTCGGAAGGCGCTCAAGAGACTGGAGCGCTACGGAGCCGATGCTCAGGTCGCGGCGCTTCGGGAGAAGCTTCAGGCTGCCGTCGAGGCCCACGAGAACTATCGGCAGCTCTGCCTTCAGTCCGATGGAATGCTGACTGGTTTCCGTGTTGGCGATCTCTGAGTTGACACAGGTCAACTTTCGAGGTATCGTGAATACGCCTATGTCTAGGCCCGTCCTCCTTCGGGGGTGCCGGGCCTAGACGACGTTCGGGAGGAGGTGGAAGTTGGTCAAGAAGCTGTCACTGGAGGAACTGGCGAATAGGGAGATCAGTATTCTCTACGTCGCTGGGTGCGTGGGAGTCGATGTTCCTGAGCTGGACGGTCTGAGATCGAATGTGAAGGTCTACTGCCCGTTCGGGGAGCTGTATCACAGTGATGGTGGAGACGAATCCGCACTGCGGCTGTACCCGGACACGAATACCGGGTGGTGCTTCGCAGAGCAGATGTTCTTCACGCCGACTTCCTTGTATGCCCGAGCAATGAATCTTCCTCGGCAGGAAGCAGCAAGGGAGCTGCTTGATCGGGTGAACTACCGTCCGCCATCGTTTGTGCACCTGTGGGCGGAGGTCAACGAAGCGAAAGTGGAGATCGACCGAGCTGCGCTCGGTGCGGCGCTACAGGAGTTCTGCGCGAGAGTTTCTCCAGCGTGGGAGACCAAGCAGTTCGAGGAAGACACGTCGGTAGTTCTGGGGAAGTGCCTGGATCTACTACTCAAGGTCGAGACGACTTCGGACGTCGAAGCCTGGCTGGGGACCTGTAAAAAGGTCATGGAAATGCAATTGGGAAGGTGAGGACCATGTCGGTTATCGACAACGCAGTGATCCTGCCGGGGTACAAGACGGTTCCAGAAGTCGCCGCTCTTCTGGGGATGTCTCGGCAGGCCGTACACAAGAAGATCAACACTGGACGCGACCCCGAGCAGGGCGGTCTTGGGACCGAGATCTACAAGATCGTCAACAGCTCGAACGCGCAGGAGGGCATTCTCACGCGGCCGATCTACCTGGTGCCTGAGGGGATCGTCAATCGCGCCATCGCGTACCAGCAGAGAGGTCGGGACGCCCGCCTCGCGGCCGTGGAGTAAGCCTCTAGAGTTGACATCTGACAACCTTTGTCGTAACCTGGGTTCAGATGTCAGCGAGAGGGGTGAGACAGCATGGAGACGAAGATCTTGACCCGGGAGCAGGCCCGGCCCGTGGTCGAGTACGTGGAGGGTGAGCTTCGGGAGAAGAACCCCGGGCTCACCTTCTACGTCGCTGGAGCGTGGCGACGGGGCGCTGAGTTGATCGACTCGCTCCCGGTGGTGATCAAGTGCAAGGGCGTGGCCCTGATCGATGCGGCCGGTAACCCGACCGTGAATCTGCCTCCGGCTCTGGAGCACTTTCAGGAGTCGGGAGCGGGGATCTGGGAGGCGCACCTCCGGACCCCGTATGGGTTCATTCGGGTCGAGTTCGTGATGACGAAGCCCGAGCAGATGGCCGCGACGCTCTGGTGGAAGACGGGGCCCGACGATCTCTGGGAGACGCTCAAGAACGCGGCGGCGCTGGACGGCTACGTCCTGAATTCGACCGGGCTCTGGATGGGTGGGCAGCAGGTCGATGACGGCTCGTCCGAGTACGCCATCGTTCGGAAGTTCCGGGACAACCTCTTCCTGGGGGTCGTGGACCCGGCCAAGCGGGAAGCGTGGGAGCCGTACCTCCGTCAGCTTCTCCGGTCGACTCAGCGGATCGCTCGTATCGAGGAGATCCCGTCGTCCCGGCCGCCGCACACGATCTACCAGGTGTGGGTGGACGGGGACGGTCGTGCCTTCCGGTGCGAGTGCCCGGCCTTCACCTACCGGGGGATCTGTAGGCACCTGGAGAAGGCTGAGGTCATCAGCGCGAGACTGGGTGCCGTCCCGGTCGAGGACCGGGTCTGAGAGTCAGTTCTGGGGCGGAGGAGGGACTCACGGGTCCCTCCTCCCCTCGTATTCAGGGAGAGGGAGACAGGTGGCGAACGAGCCCAAGAAGATGAAGAGCGAGCCCAAGGACAAGCGCTTCGGGCTGTACGAGTACGAGAAGCCGCTTGGGCCCGGCGAGATCCGGAGGGTGTTGGACGTGTTCCACACCTTGCTCTGGACCGGTCCCCGGGCTCGCTCCCTGCCTCCTCTCCTCAAGGACCTGACAGAAGAGCAGTTGGCTCAGATCCGGATTGCAGCCTTCCGGCTGTACTCCTCGGCCGACGACATGATCGAAGAGAAGTCGCGGGCTCGGAAGATTCGAGCGGTCCTGGATGGGAGGAGGAAGAAGAAGCATGACGAACAAGCAGCCGATTCACTGGCTTCCTAGGGAGGTGCCATGGCGATCCAAGACGAGGCCGTGAAGGAGAAGTTCAGGTTCGTCGTGGAACGCGAGATCGACCGTCTCATCAGTGAGCTTGCTCGGTACGAGTCCGAGAGTGGTCTGTCCTGGAAGGACATCCGGGATGAGCTGAACGCTCTCGGCTATTACGAGCTGTCCGAGATGTGGGAGAACGACTGCTTGGAGAGGGAGGAAGAAGATGCGCGCGGATGACGAACTGATCAAAGAGATCGACTCGGTGCTGGCGGGTGTGGGGTTCGAGTCCGACCCGGCGTTCATGGATTACGAGACGCCCTCCAAGGAGGAGCAGATTCGCCGGTCCAGCGAGGCTCTGAACCAGCGTGGTCCCGAGCTTCTGGAGGCGCGCGACTTCCTTTTTCCGCCTGTGCGGGTGGGCGCGGCAACGAGGTTCGCGCTCGCGAACGGGGGAACCAGCTTCCCTCAGCGGAGAGTCTCGGCCTGGCGGCGCTTCTGGACCCGCATCGGGAACTGGGTCACTGGCTGAGGTCGATCGCTGATCCAGTCCGACCGAGAGGGAGCCCCATGGGGCTCCCTTTTCATTTTGTCGCACTGGTTGACACCAGTGAACTAGTGAGCTACTGTTCTCGTCAGTAGGAAGAACTCGAACAAGGAGGCAGCGAATGATTGCTCTGGTTTTTCTCGTCCTCGTGACGCTCGCCGTGCTGGGGGTCACCCTGGCCTCGGCCGTGTTCTACCGGCGGTCGAAGCGGAACTACGGGGAGGGGTCCGACGCCAAGTGGGTCCTGCTCCTGTCGAGCGCGATCGGGATCCCGATCCTGATGCTGGCGTGGTTCCTCTCCTCGTTCACGATCGTGAGCGCCTCGGACGTGGGGGTGCCGATCGCCTTCGGGAAGGTTGGCACGGCGCTGGAGTCGGGTCCGCACTTCATCGCTCCGTGGACCGACGTGGAGACCTACCCCAAGAAGTCGAAGACGGTGGACGAGGTCGTGGAGACGATGGTCTCGACCTCGCAGGCTGGTTCGGTGAAGGTGAAGATCGCGCCGCGCTGGCACACGGACGAGAAGCACGCCGACGAGACGTGGCGTCAGACCCGGACCAGTGACGACGAGGAGCTGGAGAAGGGGATTATCCGGCCGACCGCCGTCAGCGCGGCGCAGGACATCATCAACACGAAGACCAACTCCGAGGCTCTGGTCCGGGCGGGCTTCGAGGAGCAGATGAAGACGACGATGCAGGAGAAGCTCAGTGGCTTCGGCATCGTGGTGGACGCGGTGTACCTGAGGGGCCTGGAGCCGGGCGACGAGAAGACCAAGCTCTCAATCGCGGGACTCGCCAGTCAGCAGCAGGCCACGAATCAGGCCGTGGAGGCGGCGAGGACGGCCGAGAAGCTCAAGGAGGTCGCGAAGATCAACGCCGAGGCGGCCAAGGAGGCGGCGGCCAAGATCCCGCCGAACCTCTCTCCGGCCCAGGTGACGGTCCTCTGTGCCCAGATCTGGGAGCGGGCTGCCGCTGCCGCCGACCGGTCCGGGAACGCGCTCTACACGGCTCCGTGTGGCAACACCTCGGGGCTGTTGGTCAACACCAAGTAAGTCGTTCTGAGCGAGGCCCCTGGCGATCCCAGGGGCTTTTCGCTTTCTCTAGCTAGTTGACACAAGACAACCCAGCCGCTAGGCTTGTCGTACCGACCAAGGAGGAAGACATGGATGACACCGAGCGCCCGTCCCTCGCAGTGGAGATCTTCGAGATCCTTAATCGTTCCGACTCCCGGTTCGAGGCGCGCGACGAGATCGTCAAGCTGGTGGAGCGGGAGTTCGCACTCGGGGTCTCGGTGGGCCGGGGCCTGGAGCAGTCCGCCCGGCGCGACACCGTCGAGATCCCGACCGACTTCTACAACTTCCCCAACGATGGGGTGACCGAGTGATGGCCGAGCACACCCACACCCTGATCGGGGGACTGTGCCGACTCGCTTGGAATCTCCCGGCCGACGCTGGCGTGGACGATGGGCATTCCGCGCTCTTCAAGGTCGCCCGGATGGCCGAGAACTCGGCCGAGGTCCGGGAGGAACTGGCGGGGCTCTTCGGGTCCTGGCTGGCGACGGAGCGGGAGTCCATCTCGCCTACGCAGCACTGCACGGCTGAGGACTGCTACACGTTCTCGCACACGGCGTCCTACTGTGGCCGTCCTCAGCCTCGGAAGTGTGGCTGTGCCTACGACTACCCCGAGGAGCGGTGATGACTGGCTACGAGGAGCGCAGGGAGGAGAACGCGGCGGCCCGCGCAGAGTTCTGGGCGATGCTGGAGGGACACCCCTTCGAGCTGATCGAGGTGCGGTACGACGACCGACCGCTCGCCTTCACGATCCGCTACGTGCCCGAGGAGGAGAGCGCTGATCCCACGTTCAGATGAAAGTTCAAGGAAAGGGCCCCTTTCGAGGGGCCCTCTTCCGCATCTAGGGGTGTGGGGACACGGCGGCGAGACCCGAGGTCGGAGCACGACGCGCCTTGGGGGATCGGGTGGGCGAGTGTGGATGCGTACTGGGATCGGTACCTTCGGTGGTTCGCGTCCATGGACGTCGCCCCGGTGACGACCGGGAGGCACCGGTCCAAGAAGCTGGGACGGCATCTCTCGGGAGAGCTGGGCAACGTGCTCTTCGAGCGTTTGGCGATCTTCATGGTCGGGATGCTGATCGTCTCCATCTTGGCGTTTCTGTATTTCGGAATTCAGGTTCTTCTTTTCCTCTAGTTGACTCACGTCAACCAGCCTGCTACTGTCTTCCCATCAGATCCACTTGGTGAGGGGAGACAGAGATGCTGTTCAAGCGCTGGAAGAACGTGCTGGGGATGGTCCTGATCGGTGTCGTGTTCGCGGCGCTGTCCGGGTGTGGGATCGGGGGCGAGCGGTTCGAGCAGTCGTGGACCGGCGTGAGCGCCACGATCCACACCTACAACGAGAACGGTGCGGTGCTGGACAAGGTCCACGGCCGGTCGATCCGGATCACCCGGGACACCGAGTTCGACCAGCACGACAAGGACGGGAACGTCACGAAGCCCTCCTCGATGATGAGCATCTCCATCGGGAAGTACGAGATGACCCACGTCGGCTCCACGCTGGTGACGTACGAGGACGGCCTCCGGAACGTGATGGACCAGTACGGGGCGACCTTCGACGTGGACAACAAGCAGTTCGGCGTGCCCTGGCTGAACAAGATCAAGTTCCAGTTCCAGAACTACTTCCTGGGGAAGAGCCGAATCATCGTGGTCCGGAGCCAGAACGGCACCCCGCTCGCGGTGTTCGGGGGGAACTCGGTGCAGAGCTTCTCGACCGAGGTCCCGAACTCGACCTGGTTCGAGATCGACGGGAAGATGCTGTTCGTCTACCGGGCCGACATGACCGCCTACGACATCCAGTTGATCGAGAGGGTCTGAGATGGTCATCCCGACCTGGCTGTTCTGGCTGACCATCGTCGCGCTGGGATGTGACGCTCTCGGCCTCGCCTACCGGGCTCTGGCCGACAAGCCGCTCACTCGAGGGCAGCTTGCCATGGGTGCCCTCGGCTCGCTCTGCATGCTGTTGGCCTTCGGGCTCTTCAGTTGGTGACCGGGTCATCGGACGCCCGTGAGACGCTGAAGGAGATGCTGGAGGCGGGACGGTCTGAGCGCAATGGTTGACCGAGGTTAACTCTCTGACTTAACCTGCGGCCGACAGCCGAAGAGAGAGGAGGGCCTTCGGGTCCTCCTCTTCCTTTGCTCGGAAGGAGCAGTCAGTGCGGGAGATTGCGGGTAAGCGTGCGATTGCAGAGCTGCGGAGAGGACAGCAGGTCGATTTGGTGCTTTGGGGAAATCCGGCTTATCCGCCATTGGAGACCATTTCTGCGGTGTATGACCGAGCCGTCCGGATGAGCACGATCTACCGGCTCGATTTTAAGGAGACGGCCACTGGCCGAACCTGGTCCCTGTTTAAACGGGACCGCCGCTGGACGTGGGGCCTGCGCATGGAACCCGTAGCGATCCTCGTAGGTGATCTCGAGTACCTCTGACGCTTACTCAGGTCACGGCCCGATACCGGTTTCCCGCTGTCTACCTGGCTGGTTGTCTTCTGTCGCCCAATTCTGTAACTTGGAGTCAGGAGATGACAGCAGGCTACCTTGGGACAAACCGTGAATTTGACCGCTGGACGGCAGAGGGATTCTAAAACCAAAGAATTGGTCCGCCCCCAGGGGACTTTGGCGATTCTCGCGTCGAAGCCAGCCCCTGAAGTTTCACTGGCGAAACTCAGTGATAAAGCCCTGACCCGGGACCAGTTCGCCTCGGGCCTGGTGAAGGTCGCGGAGACCGATCACTCCCCTCAGGGCTGGGTCGCGATCGGGTTGGTCGGCGCTGCGTTGGCTTCGCCTCTGGCTCTGCCGGTGCTGAACGTCATCGGGACCTGGAGTGGGGTGGGCCGGTGAGCGCGCCCCTGGAGCCCACGTCGGTCGTGCAGGTCAGCCAGCGGCCGCGCCGGTCGATCAACGCCTCGATGGTGATCGCGGCTGTGGGGGTTCTCCTCGTAGTCGCCTCCTTTCGTGCACACGAGGCGTCGTTCTTCCTTCGCCTTCCCTCCTTCGTGGGGGGAGCCCTTCTGGCCGTCGTCGGAGTGCAGAGTCAGCGGAGGGCGAAGCCCGATCAGCTCGGGACGGTGTTCGCTGTCCTGGACTCCGTCCCGACCGGACCGGGGGCGAAGGCCAACCTCCTGTTCATCGGAGCGGGTGCCTTCCTGGCCGCGCTCTTCCTGGCGCTGTCCGCGCCTGCGTACCTGACCCTGCTCGGGATGATCGCAGCCGTGCTGTTGATCGGGATGGGTTGGGGGTCGTTGCCTCGTGGCTGAGCGTCCTGCTCTGTGGCCCGGGACGATCATCGCCGGGTCTGCTGGCCTCGCCGTCTACTCCGGCTGGGTCGGGATGGGGGAGATGACGGGCTATGGGCCCGTGCACCTCCTCCCGGGGATCCTCCCAGAGTTCGTGGTCAACACGCAGATCTCCCTCCCCCTTGGGATGGAGGCGTATGGGATGTGGGCCTCCTACGTCTGGCTGCACCCCAAGACTCCGAAGAAGGCTCAGGTCTTCGCCCGGATCTCTGCGTTCCTCGCGCTGGCGCTGGGCGCACTGGGGCAGGTGGCGTACCACTTGCTCAAGGCCAACGGGTACACCAAGGCCCCCGATGTCGTGGTCGTGTTCGTCTCGGTGCTGCCAGTGGGCGTGGCCGGTCTCGCGATGATCCTTGTCCACATGGTGATCCATGGGGGCGGTTCTCTGGACGTGGTGATCCCCGGTTGGAGACGGGTCTTCTCGAAGATCAGGCTGCCCAAGGTCCGCGCTCCCGAGAGTGGCGACCCCGTCGTGGAGGAGAAGACGGAGGAGGCTCTTCCTGAGCCTGTGGAGGAGCCCAAGCCGTCGCCTGATCCCGTCCACCCCAAGCTGCCGAGGCAGTGGAAGCTTCAGGTGGTCGCTCCGGCTAAGCCGGTGGGTCTGGAGCTGAACCCGAAGCTGAGCGAGCGCCAGAAGACCCGGGTCCTGGAGCTGTTGCCTCAGGCGAGGCCGATCTGGGCCGCCCTGGAGCGCCCCTCGGCCCGTGCGCTGACTCAGGCGTTCGGGGGGATGAACTCGGCGGTCGCTTCCGAACTGGCAAGGATTCTGAGAACCGAAAACGAGGCAAGCAGTGCCCGCGAAGACCAAGTCGGCTAGACCTTCTTCCGTCCGCCTTCCCAACCGGAACGGGAAGCGGTCCATGTTTGACCTCACCAGTGGGGTGTGGGACGAACGACTGGGCCCCTTCCTGCTTGCGGTGATCGTCGCTGCCCTCGGTCTGTTGTTCTGGGCTCTGTGGGGGAAGGCTCCCTGGGTCTACTACTTCGCCCCGGCGGTGATCCTGTGCGCGCCGATCCTGGCGCTGACGACGTGGATCCAGTCGAAGGGTCGCTCGACCTTCCAGAGGGGACACAACGCGGCCACGATGGGCCTCGCCATGCTCGGGATCGGGACGTGGCAGATCCTCGGGCCCGAGAAGACGTGGATCAACGTCTACGCCTTCCTCTCGGTCCTGTTCTGTATGTCCTGGGTTCCGGTGACCTTCGGCTTCGTGATGGGGCAGGGGGACGACCGGCACGACACGGAGGAGAAGTCCGACCACCCGCTCGACAAGATCATCGACGGGGCCAAGCTGGACGTGAAGAAGATCTCGGAGGACGGCCCTCGAAAGGAGTGGTCGGTCGATCACCCCGGGCTGACGTCCAAGGCTGTGCAGGCGGCAGGAGAGACCGTCGCCTCGCTGGCTCGCCTGCCGGTCGGGGGGTGGAGAGCACGGTCGGACCCGGACGACACCGCGCGGACGATCGTGACGACCGTGAGCGAGGACCAGCTCCGGAAGTCGATCCCGTACCCGGGCCCGTCCCTGCCGGGGGGCACCTGTGCCGACCCCTGCCGGATCGGGAAGAGGGAGGACGGCTCCTGGCTGACGATCACCCGTCCGGGAAACCCGGCGAAATCGCGTCCGTCGTGCTCTGTCCTGATCGGGGGAATGACTGGATCGGGGAAGACGGAAGGCGTTCTGTGCGAAGTCGCGGAATTGATGACGCGGCGGGACGTGGTGATCTGGTGGATCGACGTCAGGAAGGGTCGTCAGACGGTGCCGGACTTCCTGCCGGGGATCGAGTGGTTCGCGGAGACGGACGAGGAAGCGAAGAACATCGCTCGGGCGCTCCAGCCGGTGATCAAGGAACGAGCAGAGATGCTCGGGGAGCTGGGCTATCGGGAGTGGGTGCCGGAGTGCTGGGAGAAGCACCGCATCCCGTACATCATCGTGCACCTGGAAGAGGCCACGACTCTTCTGGAGAGCCTCGGGACGGCATTCACCCGGGGAGCGGAGGCGGTGCGTTCTGCCGGGATGAGTCTGTCGAACTCGCTTCAGCGTCCCTCGGCATCGAACATGCCGACCGACCTGAGATCGCAGTTCGGTATCGCCTGGTGCTTTGGGATGAAGACGGAGATCGACGCCGGGATGGTTCTGTCGGAACCCACCCTGGAATCGGGAGCAGCTCCGTATGCCTGGACGAACAAGCGACCCGGGTACAACTACCTGGAAGCCACTGAGGTGGACGAGTCCGAGTGGGCGATGCCGGGTCGAACGTTCCGGCTCAAGCCGGTCGAGTTGGCATGCGTCACGGCAGAGTTCGCGCGGTGCATGGCTCGTTCCGACCCTCGTACCGCTGCCGCTGCCGGTCAGGCGTTCCGGGACAAGGTCGTTCCCAACTTCGATGAGTGGCTGAGAGAGGCGCAGGAACGACACGGGGACGCTGTTCTCGAAGCAGCCAGGAGAGGCAACGCGAGGTTGGAAGGGATGGCCCCTGAGCCGCCAAGGGTGGAACTGGAGCCTCGGCCCGTTCCGCCGACCCCGGACGAGGCATGGATGGAGCTGGACGAGGAGGAACTGCTGAGCGAGATGGGACTGGAGCCGGACGAGGTGGATCAGGACTTCGACTTCGAGGAGCTGGCCGATGCGCCTGACTTCCCGATCGGTCCGCGCCCGGAGCCGGGAGACCGGCGGTACTCCAGTACGGAGCGAGCGGAGGCGTTCATGAGCCTGCTCGCAGAGCTGTATCGGAAGGGCGAGACGGAGATCGAGGTCGCGAAGATCTCGGAGCTGTTCTCGGAGCGGCCCGAGGGTCGGGTGACGCCGCAGTGGACGTACTGGCGTCTCAAGACCATCGAGGAGAGGTACGGCCTGGTGGCCTGTGTGCTGGAGCCGGACGGGAACCCTGCTGACCCCCGGCGCTACACGCTCAAGGAGGGGCTCGACCAGGTGCCCGCCCCCGACCCGGAGACGGAGTCGGACAGCCCGGCCTACTGGCGTCCTGAAGAGTTCTGAACGACCAGGGCTGCCCGCGCGTATCCCCCAAGGCAGATACCGGTTTTTGGGTTCCTGAATCGGTCTTACGGGGCCGTCTGAAGCGCGCGTTTACGCACGATCGAGTAAATGGAGAGGGAGAGTACCTGTAGTGGCTAACGTCACGGCCGGTCAGCCGAAGCCGGTCTTCAAGCACCCGGCCGCCTTGCTGGAGATGCTGGAGTCCGGCTCCGGCTTCGTGGAATGGCTTCGTGTCAACAGAGCGTTTCACCACCAGTACGCGCCCTTCTATGGGGACGCGGCGTCCTTCGTGAAGCTGTGGATGGGGAAGGTCCCGATCCTGGGACAGAGCCAGGCGTCTGAATCCCAGCAAGCCGCGAACCGGCTGGCTCGGCAGCTCCGCAAGGTCGCACAGGCAGAGATGAACGTGGGATACGCCCTCAACCGAGCAGGGCGCATCTACGCCGAGAATTGGGGATCTCCGGAGATGCGGAGGAAGAAGACGACTGGTCGGGGATTCAACCCCGACGCCTAGGAGGTAAGCGATGAACGAGACGCGGGAACGAGCTGCATGGGTGGAGATCGGGGAACGACGACCGTTCCTCGTCTCCTTGGTGTTCCCGCGCTCGTCCATCGCCTACCTGTCGGCTCAGAGAACGATCGGTCGGAAGTGGCCCTACGCGACGCTGTTCGGTTCCCGGCTTCTCGTTCTCGGGATCCTGGGTGCCGTCGTTCTCGGGGTCTGGCACTGGGGCCTTCCCGTTCCGCTCTGGGAGCTGGAACTGGCCGGGGTGGTTCTGGTGGCCGTCATCGTTCTGGGGTGGGTCTGGAAGAACCGATACCGGTGGTTGAGCTGAGGGAGAATGTGTAATCGGCACACGCACCGTGCCGGGGGACTGTTCCTGGGATCGCTGTACGCCCACCAGCTTCCGGTAGTGGCGGGGATGGGCTCGGGAACGGCAGTGCTCGGGGTGATCGGGGTAGGGCTCTACACCTGCATCACAGCAGGAGGACGCTTCTCCCCGGACATGGACCAGTACCGGTGGTGGAAGAGGATGCGGGAGAAGCTGTCCTGGCTGGAACACCTCCCGGGGCCCAACCCCCTCTGGCATCGTCGCCTGGCGCACTGGTGGGGGTTCCCGGCTCTCCTCACCTATGGACTGGTCCGCCTGGTCCTGGGGGTGGGCTGGGGAACGCAGCAGGGGGCGACGCTGCTCTTCGTTCTAGGGGCACCGTTGCTGGGCTGGTGGAGTCACCTGCTCTACGACTTCATCGTGGGGGCCCGCTACTCGGGGTGGAACGGTCCGCCCCGGGCCCGGCCCAAGGACATGGACCCCCACCGGAGGGGAGCGGGGATCCCCATTTTCCCCTGGGGGATGAACATCGGGCTGGGCTACAAGAATGGGAGTCTGGTCGAACGAGGATTGTTGGCGTTTTCCCTGGTGGGAGTGGTCGCCAACGTGTTTCTCACCTGGCAAATGCACGCTGGAGTTGCGTGAGGAGAACTTCCTCTTCTACTCTGCATTTGGCGTTGGTGAGGTTGGACTGACTCGCTGTCTCCCCCCATCCAAGCCCCGACGCTGAGCTGAGAGGCCCTGAGCTATCCCCCGTGGCTCAGGGCCTCAGCTATATCTAGGCCCAGTTGACACTGGTCAACCAGTGTGCTACTGTCTTCCCAAGCGAGCCGACCAAGGGGAGACAGACATGGAACTGACCGATCTGGTCCCGCAGATCACCTATCGGGGTGAAGTGACGGTGTACTCCACCGGCGTGCCGCCGGTGATCTTGCACTTCACTTCCGACTCGAAGGACGAACTGAAGAAGGGCGTCTTCGAGGTTGCCGACTACCTGGCGAAGGAGATCGAGAAGAAGACGCCGGTGATCAGCCTCAAGACCCCGCAGAAGCGGTTCTACTTCACCACGTCCCAGATCGCGTACTTCGAGACGAGTGGGGTCGATCTCTGGTGAAGACGCTGCGCGAGTGGGCTGCCTTCTACTACGACCACGTCTCTACGAACGGGATCGACAGGATGGGGACGGTCATGCTCTTGATCCTCAACGTGGTGGTCGCCGTTGTGGGAATCTGGTGCTGGTGATGGACGGCCTCCTTCTGCTGGTGATCGGCACCGTCCTCCTCCTGATCGCGCTGTCCGTCATCGTGATCGTCTGGAGAGGGTTGATCCCGATGCATCGGAGATTCAACGAACTCCGCGACGAGGTTCGCTCCCGTATCGATCGCGACTCCGACCGCTGATTCGACGCAGAGCCCCGGCCTGACCTTCGGGTTGGGCCGGGGCTCTTGTCGTAGGTGTTTTCGGGCTACGAGCAGTAGTAACGTTCAGAGATCGAGGGAGGAGTTCGAGTGGCAAGCGTGCGATGCGCGGGGTGTGGCGAGCTGGGCTCCTCCCTGTGCCGGATGAACGCACACATCTCGACCTGTCAGGCGTACCTCACGCTCTGGAAGACCAGCCCTGAGAGGGCGCTGGGAGCCAGGGAGGAGTACGCCAGGTGGAAGGCCGAGGACCAGAGTCCGGCACAGGTGGCGATCCGGAGGTCGGATCAGATCGCGCAGAAGTTCGCTGATCTGGACGCTCGGAGAGTCGCGGCAGACGAACGTTGGGCTCCACGCCCGGACCCGTTGGATTGATGAGGAGAGAACTGTGACGGTGGAAGTGACCGAGCCCGGCCTCAAGCCCCGTGGTGAGGTGCTGGCAGAGACGCGCCAGAAGAAGATGGACGCCCTGTTCGGGAACGGCCGGAAGTACAAGGTGGTCAAGGAGGTCCACGTCCCGGAGGGCGAGCCTCGGTTCACCACGCCGCTCGGGAACAAGGGTCTGCATGGGTTCCACATCCAGCAGATCGACGGTCCGGCCGTCGATGACCCGGAGTTCAAGGATCTCGATCCTCGGGGCTTCATCGTCGGCAAGACGGTGCTCAAGCAGATCGCAGATCTCTACCAGGGGGTCGAGCTTCCTCCGACCAAGCGCCGGAAGCGGAAGACGAGCGAGACGGCCGAAGAGACTGCTGCGGAGTAGTCAGAGGGGCCGTAAGAGGGGCGCTTCCTAGCGACGGGAGCGCCCCTTGGCTTTTGTTGTAGTTGACAAGAATCAACTAAGCTGATACGTTCGCTGTGGACCAGCCCGGCTTCGGGGAGACAAGCTCAGGGAGACAGCGATCGTGAATTTGCCTTCGCGGAGCGAGACCGACTCCGCTGTGAACGCCGCTCCGAAGGACCACGAAGAGTTCTACCGGCGGTATCGCGCCTACGTCCGGCGCTTGCTTCTGCTTCACGGAATCCCTCTGGGAGAGGTGGACGAGCAGGTCAATGATCTGTTCGCCCGCTGGATGACGACAGGGATGCTGGGGCGCTTCGATTGGAACTACGAGTCGGAGCGCAACCCGGGGGAGAAGGCTCGGTTCGAGCCGTACCTGAGCCAGCACGTCAAGCTGGCCGCTCGGGGGCGACGAGAGCAGATCCAGAAGCGCACGTCCCGGGAGCCGGTGATTCTGAATTCTCCGGCTGGGAGCCACGAGAAAACGACGTGGGCCGACTTGTTGGACACCGGGACCCACGACCCGCGCTACTTCGATGTGGAGTATCAGCAGTTCGTGACAACGGTCCGCTCCTATTTGGAGACGATTCCTCGGCGTTCCCCCATGGATGTCCGTGATCTGCCGCTGCTTTTCATGCGAGTGGTGGCTCAGGTCGAGACGCTGGGGCGAATCGATAAGCACCTTCTGATGGAAGGTCCCTGGGAACCGCACAAGGAGAGGGGCGAGTGGAAGACCACGATCAGCTCCTCTGTCATCCGGAATTGGCTGGTCGCTCTTCGGGAGTACGTGAAAGAGGCGATCGAGCTGTTCGACCTGACCAAGAAGGGAGCGTGGTGAGATGCAGTACGTGTATCGGCAGTCCGGAGACGAGACTCGGTTGGTGTGTTGTGACGACGATGGTGTCGATCACCCCGTCGCACTCGACGTTTCCGCGCTGTCCGAATCCGATCGGGAGGGCATTCAAACCGAGTTGAACACCCTCCTGGGAATGACGGGATTCTGAGTGGTCTTCGGTCATCAGTTCGTCAGAGCGTCGTTGGAGAGAAACCTCCCACCCGTGACGCTGCTTCGGGGCCCGGTCTCAGTGGGGAAGTGGACGCTGGGGGAGTACCTCCTCCAGCATCACAAGGCCAAGCCATACGACACCTTGAAGATCGAGCACCTGAGCATCGAGGCCGTGCGAGAGCTGCATCGCTTCATGTCGAGGGCCCCGTTCGGGGAGTTCAAGTTCGCCTTGGTTCGGTTGGACAAGGCTCCTGAGGCCAGCATGAACGCGCTCCTCAAGTTGTTGGAGGAGCCGCCTCGGTGGGGGAAGTTCATCCTCGTCAGCTCCGGCCGCCCCCTCGACACGATCACGTCCCGCTCGCAGGTGCATCTTCTCGGCCTGCTCGAAGGCGAGGACATGGAGAAGGTGTTGGAGTCCCTGGACGTCCCGAAGGACTCCATCCCGGACCTGGTGGCGCTGTCGAGGGGGCAGGTCGCACCGCTCCTGGCTGTCGGGGGTGTGGACAAGGCCAGGGCCCTGTGCATGACCGTCCTCAAGGCGATCAAGGACGGGGACCAAGAGCTGTTGGACAAGGCTGCCCAGTCCTGGGATGCGACCGCGCATGAACTCCTGCGCCGATGGTGTGTAGAGGCAACGACAGGGAGATGGGGAGTGTTCGCCGGGACCGAGACCTTCGGTCTGGTGGAAGGCGATCCCCCCACCTTCCCGGTGAAGTTGCTGGCTGCGCTTCGGGTGGAAGCGAGAGCGAAGTTGGCGCTCAGAGCGTGTGTGGGTCCTCTGGTGGAAGCGAAGAGAGTGGGTGGGTGATGTCGAAGCTGGTCTCGGTGATCGTCTTCTGCCCGTGCTGCTGTTCGAACATCGATCTGATCGAGGCAGACGGGACGGACGTCGAGGTGAGCTGTGAGTGTGGGCAGACCTGGACGATGAAGCTGGACGAGGAGAGGCTCCTCGCCAACGGGATGCACTGATGGGTCTGTTCGATCAAGAGCGGCATCCCTCGGCCGACTGGGATCTGACGACTCGTCCGTTCAAGTCGAAGTTCGGGGGAGGGTCGTGTATCGCTTCGGGGGATCACCCGATCGAGAGAGGTGACTGGATCGCGATGGGGCGTCCCGTCGATCAGCCGATGTCGCCGCGTCGGGGCCCGCTCTGCGCCGACTGCACTACCCGGATCCAGAAACGGAAGAAGAGTGGCTAACTACCATCAGTGGAGACGTGCCGCAGAGGGTGGGACCGTCAAGAGGGTGACCTGGGTCTGTGGTGAAGAGCTGGTCCTGGTGCAGGAGATCCTCGACTTCACCCGAGACACGCTTCAGCCCGCCCCGACAGATCACCTGACGTTCACGGCCGGGTCGACTCCCGATCGGGATATCTGGGCCGCGTGTGGTGAGTACCCGATGGACACCACCAAGCCCAGGCTGATCACGGTCAAGGAAGCGCAGAAGATCAAGAACTGGGCTCCGCTGATCGAGTGGATGTCGAACTTGAGGTTGTTGCCGACGACCTACCTCCTCTTCATCAGTTCGGAGGAGGACTTCGCCTATACGAAGAAGCGGTCGAAGGACACCCCTTCGGAGATGGCCCCGCATCTGGTGGCGATCAAGTCGAAGGGCACGATCGTGCGCTGTGCTCCGCCATCGGAGGAGGACACGATCTCGTGGATGAAGCGGCAGCTTCCGGTGAACGACGACCTGGCGACGTACATCCTCACGCGGGCCGGGGGCGATCTCGGGATCGCGTTGAACATCGCGAGGAAGGCGAGAGTCTTTCAGGGTCGCCTCACGCCGGAGATCGTGGATCTCCTGTGCTCGGGCCGGGCCAGTGACAGCTTCGTGGACTACCTGATCTTCCAGAAGAAGCCGGAGGCGTTCAAGGCCCTGGCCCTGCTGCCGGAGAAGGAGAACCTGAGAACGATCGGTCTCCTGGACTCGCGGTTGGACACGCTGGCCAAGCTGTACGAAGGAGTGAGGAAGGGTCAGGGGATTCGAGAGCTGGCGATCAATGGGGTTCCGCCGTTCCTGGCGAAGTTCCTGATGCCGATCGCCAAGTTCTACGACCCTGGGACAGTGGCGTCCCGGAGAGGTGTTCTTGCCGCCGTTGACCATGAGGTCAGGCGTGGAGCCCGGGGAGGGACGATGGAAAGTCTGGTGGCGCTGTGGTAGCCGATCAGGGGGCAATCAGTGCCCGGCGGGACGAGGTCGCGGCGCTGCCCCGTCCTTCGGTGTCGGAGGGTGCTCTCGACCTCAAGGAGGCCGTCGAGAGCGTCCGGGAGCTGGACGACCTCTGGAACGTCTACGCCCGGGAGTGGGTGTGGGTCTGGACGTCGACCAAGGTGGGGGAGGAGGGACGGGAGCAGTGCCTGTCCCACTTCGCAGACACCTACGAGGGCCGGGTGGTCTACCCGGACGAGGTAAAGGTGATCCCGTCCTCGGAGGCTCACCCGGACCAGTGGCCCTGGAGGCTTGCGCTCCTGCTGCCCACGCTCAAGAGCGTGCACAAGCTCCGGTCGCAGGCTGAGGCACACGCCGTCGAGGAGGGGTTCGAGGACCCGAAGATCGTTTCCCGTAACTCGAAAGAGGATTTCGCGATCCGCAACTACGGGAAGAAGAAGCTCCTGCGGTAGGGCAAGGCAGGGTTAGGAAGGGCGCGGCCAGGCTTGGCACGGCATGGAGAGGAGGAATCGATGCTGGAGAGTGAGCTTCACTCGATCCGGACGGAGAAGGCGAAGCTGTTGGCGACGCGGCGTCGGGGCGTCCTCGTGAACACGAAAGGAGCGGGTGGTCTGGGTGTCGTTGCTCAGGCCGGTGTTCTGCTCGCCGGGGAGACCGGGAGAAGCGTGACGGTCTTCGGAGCCCCGGGGAGGCTCGAAGCCTGGGCGATGCACTTCCCGACAGGAGCGGTCCGTCTCGTCTCAGCGGTGGCCCACGCCCGCCGACCTGAACTCCTGAGCCTGGACGATGTCCTTCTCGTGGACGGGGAAGGGCTCAGCACGAGCCGGGACTCTGCCTCTTGGCGGCACCTTGCTCCGGTGCTCCGGAACGTGGAGAACTGCCTTCTCTACCTCCTGAGTAGCTCCTGGCCGGGCTGCCTGCCGTTGGTCGAGCTGGTCACTCCGTTCGATCAGGTGGTGCTCATGGAGCACCAGCAGGCAACTCCGATCCTGAACTCGTAGATACTTCTCGCCAGGTGAGGCAAGGCGAGGTATGCAAAGGCACGGTGTGGTCCGGCTCGGTGGGCTATGGCCTGCTCAGGCGTGGACAGGCATGGTCAGGCGTGGCGAGGTAGGGCATGGTTTCCAAGAAGCGACTGACCGCCCGAGAGGTGGTCCGTTGCGCTCGATGTGGCCGCCTGGCTGAACGACGATCTGCAATGCAATACGAGGGCCGTTGGTACGGCTCGAACTGTGTGCTAAAGGCACTGGCGACATCGAATGTGGACTTCGATAAGGAGTCCCAGGGAGGAGACAGCGAATGACTGCGATTAGCAATGCTGCGAACACGGCTGAGGGCGCGATTTCCACGCAGATGCCTTGGGTGGTCGAGGTCGACATTCAGGGCACTTCCGATCTTCTGTTCCACCGGTACTCCGTCGAGGCCGTGGCTGAGAAGGCCGCCGCCGCGAAGAACTCCGCCGCGAAGAAGACCGACGACACCGAGTCGTACCTGTACCGGGACGACGACGGCATCGTCTGCCTTCCTGGGGAGTACCTCCGGGGCGCGATCTGCTCCCCGGGTGGGGCCGCGAAGTACCGTCAGGACCCTCGGAGCCCGCGTAAGAGCGCGCTGGACCTCTACAAGGCCGGTGTGATCGCCCTGACGAACCTCGCCCCGATCGTGACGAGTGACGGGGAGCTGGCGAAGGACGCCGACTACATGGACCGGCGTCGGGTGGTCGTGCAGCGCAACGCTGTCTCCCGTGTCCGCCCGGCTTTCCACACGGGCTGGACGACGACGGTGCAGTTCCAGATCAACACCCCCGAGTACATCTCGGACAAGGACTTCAAGGACGTGCTCGATCTCGCTGGTCGTCTCGTCGGGGTCGGGGACTTCCGTCCGACCTTCGGTCGGTTCACGGTCATGCGGTTCGAGATCATCTGAGCTTCGAGGCGCGGTAAGGCCGGGAACGGTGGGGCGTGCTTAGGCGGGGCACGGCTAGGAGCGGTGCGGTTCGGTTCGCCGGGGCGTGGCAAGGGCCGGGAACGGCGTGCCTAGGCGAGGTATGGCCGGGCGTGGACTGGAACGGCGAGGCAAGGAAGCAAGACGGCGGGGAGTGCGCTCACAGATCGGCTCCCCGCCACGACCCGTGGTTAGGCCGGGCACGGCCAGGCTAGGTCTGGTGGGGTACGGCCTGGCGAGGAGCGGTGCGGTATGGGTTCGCCATGACAAGGCGTGGTCAGGTTGGGCCGGGAAAGGCATGGCAGGGCAAGGTCTGGCAGGGCATGGATTTCAATAGGGAGACAGCGTGGCTGCTAAGAATTACGGTGCTATTCGAGACGAAGCTCAACTGGCCGCGCTGGTAGATAAGATCCTGGAATCCGGAGAGATCTTCGGGTTCGACATTGAAACTGGATACGATGGGCCCGATCGGGATGGGGGATCTCTTCACCCCGATTGGCCGAAATGCAAAGTAGTCGGTATCTCGTTCACCAACTCCCTGGAGTGGGCGAGGTACGTCCCCCTGGCCCACGACTCAGGCCCCAACCTCGACCCGGTACGAGTGGCCGAGATCTTCTGGCCGTTGCTCAAGTCCGGTCGAGGCGTCGCGCACAACGCGAAGTTCGAGAGACGGCACCTGTCCCGGTTCTTCCGGGAGTTCCTGCCGGACAACGAAGAGGTCATCTCCGCAAACGGGTACTTCCCGGTCTTCTCCGACACGATGATCGAGGCGTACCTGGTCGCGGAATGGGAGAAGGTCGGTCTCAAGCCGATGACCAAGGCCCTCTTCGGGCACGACCAGGCTGAGTTGATCTCGCTCTTCCCCGGGATGAAGAAGGGGAAGAGCAAGGCTCTGAGGTTCAACGCGCTGGATCTGACCCCCGAGGTCATCAACTACGCCTGTGAGGACGCTCTCTGGGCGCTGGCGATCCACCGGAAGCTCTACCCCCGGGTGAAGGACATGTTCCTTTACAAGGTGGAGATGGAAATCATGGAAGTCCTCTGCGAGATGGAGGACTTCGGGATCAAGTACGACTGGGCCGCGATGCGGGCCAAGCTGTCGGAGGCGGAGGCGTTCCTTCGGGCGATCGACGCCGAGATCCAGTCCGATCTCTCGGAGTGGGCAGGTAAGCCCGTCCTCATCAACTTGGGTTCTCCCAAGCAGGTGGGCGACATCCTGTATGGAACCCTGAACCTTCCGGTGGCGCAGTACACCGACTCAGGGGCTCCGAGTACCGGAGAAACGGCGCTCAAGAAGCTGGCTGACCAGTATCCGGTGGTCAAGCGCATCCTCGAATGGCGGGAAATCAAGACCCTCATCACGAGGTACCTGGGGAAGTACGAGGACGACTACGCCTATGCCCCGGATGGGATGGTTCACCCGAACCACATGCAGGCGCTGGTCCCTTCGGGACGGTTCGCGGTCAACGATTCTCCGTACCAGCAGACCCCGAAGGACTACTACTACGAGCTGCGTTCGGCTCAGATGATTACCGACGCTCACAAGGAAGCCCACCCCGACGTGGATGGGAAGCCGTGCAAGTGCGAGGAGTGGGAGTCCAAGTACGAGCCCGGGTCGAGGTTCTTCCTGAACTTCCGGGACATGATCGTTGCTCCGAAGGGCTACTACATCCTGGGCTACGACTACAGCCAGGTCGAGCTTCGGGTGATGGCCGGAGAGTCGGGGGAGCCGTCGCTTCTGGAGGCATTCAACTCCGGGGGAGATCCGCACACCACGACGGCATCCCTGATGCTGAACATCCCTCTCTCGAAGGTCTCCAAGGCCGAGCGCGCCATCGGGAAGACGATGAACTTCGCCCTCCTCTATGGGATGGGAGTCAACTCGCTGGCTCAGCGGTTGGGCATCTCGAAGCAGGAGGGGCAGGAGCTGTACGACAAATACTTCTCCTCCTTCTCGTGCATCGATACCTGGTCGAAGCGCTCGAAGGAGAGTGGCGTCGCCAAGGGCTACACCATCTCGAAGTTCGGTCGGAAGTTCACGATCTGGGACCTTCGGTCGGAGAGGGACTGGCAGAGAGCCAAGGGCGAGCGGCTGTGCGTGAACGGCCCGATTCAGGGCGGCGCGGCTGACTACATGAAGATCTCTATGGTCCGGGCCCGGCGAGCCCTCAAGGCTGCTGGTCTGGCCGATCGGGTCCACCTGAACATGAACATCCACGACGCCCTGGAGTTCCTGGTCGAGGAGTCGGTGACGCCGGAGGAGGTCATCCGAGTTCTGGCCCCGGCGGTCACCTTCGCGGTTCCCGGCTGGCCGAAGATCGAGGCCGACTGGCACATCGGGAGACGGTGGGGAACGCTGACCGACCTGATCGTGGACGAGCACGGCCACGTTCGGGCCAAGGGCCAGCACGCCAAGCCGAGCGCGCCGGAGATCTCGGAGGACGGTGAGCTGGAGGAGGTCGATCCGGACGCCGCTCTGGCCCGGGAGGCACTCCAGAAAGAGCGGTACGCCCCCGACAACAAGGAAGCCGTCATCGAGCACCAGGCGGCCGGTCTGGCGCTGAAAGAGCGGTACTACGACAAGGTCGAGGACGACGCTGCAGCAGCTCAGGCGCTCGCCAAGACGCTGATCGTGGAGCTGGGGGAGATGCCCCTGGAGAACGAGTTCGAGCGCTTCCGGGAGATGTCCTTCGCCAAGAACGGGTCCAACCGGCTCATCCTGCGCACGCCGGAGGGTGAGGCCGAGCTGAACTGGACGACGGGGCTGTCCCCCGACGACCGAGCTGAGATCAGCATGTTGTTCTCTGGGGCGAACGTGTATTGGTCTCCGGATTCAGTGGATGTGAAATCGATGCTCGGAGGGCTCGAGCTGTGAGAGGGGAGACAACTTGAGGGTCATGCTCGGGGACACGATCGAGAAGGTCGTGGGCACAGAGAAGCACTGGGTCAAGGTCGAGGTCGAGCTGGACGAGACGGACCTGACTCGGTTGCTGGTCGAGGCGGGCTACGACAGGGGAATGAATCTCGGCCTGGCGCTGGAGGGGATCTCGTCTCGGGACGTCTTCAACCTGTTGGTGACCGAGACGGAGATCCTCGTCGGTGCGGCCCTGGTGATGCAGAACGGGATCACTCCGGCTGAGTACCAGGAGGCCAGGGCGCGCCTGGAGGCCCGGAAGGAAAAGGCGCTCGCCAAGATCAAGTCGAAGCATGGATGAGCCGCCTCTGAGCGCGCTGGAAGAGAAGCTGGCCGAGTGGATCGGGGAGGCGTTGGAGCTTCGCCACTCGGGTGAGGATCCGCCCTCGATCGGTTCGGACCCCCAAGACGTCCTGGACTCTCTTCTGCGGGTGCGAAAGCGCCTGGACCGGGTCGAGGGAATCCTCGCCGCAGTCGAGCGAGCCAAGGGGAGAGTGGCGAGGTCGCTGGCGGTGGCGAACTTCTCGAGTCAGGTGGCCTGGGACGAGGCGCTCAAGAACGTGAGACAGCGGGAGTACCAGGGCTCGAAGGAGCGGTACGCGGAGGCGAACCTGGCCTCGCTCGTGGAGAGGCGCAACGCGCACCAGATGGAGGTGCTCTTCGAGAGTGCCAGGACGGCTGCGGTGGTCGTCAGGGATGCCCACCGTGGCCTGAACGGGGTGCGGGAGGATCACCTGGCGATTCTTCGGGCGATGAACATCGGGACGAGGCTGGAAACGTGAAGTGCCACGACTGTAAGAAGGTCTTCAACGCTGGCTCCGACTGGGAGCGACGGATCGAGATCTACCGGCAGACGGACGGGACGTCGGTCGAGGTCGGGTTTGATCGGGAAGTGCGGGAGAAGCCAGCCGGTGCTCGTCTGCTCTGGATCGAGCACTACAAGTGCTTCCTGATCCGGGTGAAGAAAGAGTCGCGGGCCGATGTGTCGAGGAAGCAGCACGTCGCCTCCTGGGACCAGGTGGACGACGACGTGCCTGGCACCCGGGCCCTGGCCGCCAAGATGGCCGAGACGCGCCAGATGGAGTTGGAAGCTGGCTACGGGAAGACGAGCTGGTCGGAGCTGGAGAAGGCTCGGGCGGCTGAGCATGGTGGGCCCTACGACCATGAGCACCCTCGGTTCGTCGCGCACTACCAGCTCGCCGCGCACCTGTACCACGCGCATGGAATCGAGCCGAACATCGACATGGCTCGGCAGAGAGTTCAGCATGACGAGTCCCACGCGGCGTTGTCACTGGCTCGTACGAGGGCGGCACGGGAGGCCGACCCCGGCCATGTCGAGAGAGGGCTCGGGACGTCGGACTGGAGGGACCAAGAGGTGTGGGACGTTCAGGATCTGCCTGCTCCGGAGGAGCTTCAGTAGGACTTCTGACCAGCCAAAGTCGTAGTTCTCTATGGCCTAGCAAGGCCCGACAACACGAGAGACAAGCGAGCGAAACTGATGGGTAGAACTGCGTTCCGGTCCGCCAACAAGGCTCCCTCGACGGGGACGAACACCAGCGACATCCCGAAGCTTCGGCTGGTGAAGGACGAGAAGGCCAGGATCGTTCTCCTCGAAGACCCGGTGACCGTCTGGTACCACCGACTGCGCGCCCCCAAGGTGATCAATGGGGTCGTTCAGAAGGTCGAGAAGGAGTCGCGCAAAGGTGGTACCTACAGCGACTACGAGTGGGAGTTCATCTCCGCCCCCCGGTGCCTGGGTGACTCCGACACCCTCCAGAGAGACGGCTCCGACTCCGAGCACTGCCCGATGTGCGCGGCGGCCCGGGACGGGATCGTGGATGCGCCGAAGCGCCGCCACGCGATGACGATCGTGAAGTACGGCACGAAGAAGAACGGGGACGTCATCACGCCGTTCTCGGCCAGCGTGGTGGCCTGGGTCTTCGCGGATCAGCAGTTCGACCGGATCGTGAGCATCGCTGAGGAGCTGAAGAGCGGGGAAGACCTGCGGCGTCGGGACCTGGTCCTGGGGCCCTGTTCCGACGAGACGTTCCAGAAGTTCGACATCACGGCATCCGAGCGGTGCGCCTACCTGGAGCTGGGTCAGGCCCAGTACGTCACGGACCTCTTCGAGAACAACAAGTTCGAGGAGAAGGATCTGCTCAACCTCGCCGCCTGGGAGTCCAGCCGGATGAAGGTCAACGACGACCTCGAGAAGATCCGTGACCGGTGGAACGTGGTGAACGGGGCCAGCCGTCCCGAGTCCAGCTCGGCCGCCGATTCCATGGCGCAGAACGACACCTCGCTCCAGTCGGATCTCTCCTCGCTCCTGGACACGCAGACCGGTGGCGTCGGCAAGAACGATGCCTGGAGCGAGCCTGCCGCCGCGAACGGGGGCTACGAGCCCTCGGGCATCGATGAGTTCGCGCCCAAGGAGACCGAGAAGAGTGAGTCGTCGGGGGCCATGTCCTTCGATGACCTGCTGGCGTGATCGTCACAGCAATCGACCTGGCGGCCCGGTTCTCAGCGTCCTGCACGCTGGGGCCGGGCCTCCGGCTGTTGGATTTCGGCGCTCCGTTGATGAACTCGCATGTCGAGTGGTTGGACGACGTGGTCGATAGCGTGGTCGTTCGCTCGATTGCGGGGGAGGACGTCTTCCTCGTCGTGGAGGACGTTCCTCTGTCTCTGCCCTTCACGGCGAAGCTGAAGGCCGCTCTCCAACTACAGGGCGAGATCGCGCACCAGATGCGGATTCGGAGTCTGCTCGATCGGGTCTACTTCGTTCAGCCGATGACGTGGCAGCGGCACTTCGAGGGGGTCTGGAGGGGCAAGGAGGCGGGCGCTCTGGCTGCGGCCGAGAAGCTGGGCTTCGCCCCACCTGACTACCTCAAGGAGTACGAGAGCCTCTTCGCCCACCTCAAGGGGAAGGAGAGGCAGGACATCAGGAACGCGCTCAAGAAGCAGGCGTCCGACGTGGTCGATGCCTTCCTGATGGCCGTCTGGGCACACGAGACCTACGCAGAGCACGGCACGCTCGAAATCAAGAACGTGATCAAGTACCTGGGGCAGTGGAACTAGGGGAGACAGTGGCAGCGAAAGAAGAACCGAAGAAGAAGCTCAGTGTCAGTGATGTGCTCAAGAAGGCGTCGAAGGACTATGGCCTGAGGGTCGGTTCCCTCAACGACGTGGTGGAAGACGTGAAAGCCTTCAGCTCGGGGAACCTGGGGATCGACACGATCCTGGGTGTGGGAGGCATTCCGCAGGGCCGGATGATCGAGGTGTTCGGTCCCCCGTCGTCGGGGAAGACCACGACGGCACTTCAGGCCGCCGTTCAGATGCAGAGAATCATCAAGGCCGGTGGGGATCCTCGTCTCGGTATCGCCCCCGACGACGTGATCCTGTACCTGGACTACGAGAACTCGATGGACCCGGTGTACGTGGCGAATTTGGGTCTGGACGTCGAGCACCCGAGCTTCCTGATTACGCAGCCTGACACGCTGGAGGTGGGAGCCGATCTCGGGGCCGATCTCACCTCCACGGGGAAGTGTCGGCTCTCGATCTGGGACTCCGTCGCCTCGATGTCTCCCTCCAAGGCGCTGGAGGCCGAGTCCGGTCGGCAGGCCGTGGCTGAGCAGGCTCGCCTCATGAGCCAGTTCCTTCGGAAGTTCAACCCGATCCTGGCGAACAACAACTCCACTGCGATCTTCGTGAACCACCTCATGACGGAGATCCCGATGGGGCAGGGGGGACGTCCGGGGGTCAAGAAGGACACGACCCCGGGTGGGATGGCCCTTAAATACTTCTCCAGCGTGCGCCTCAAGTACCAGCAGATCGAGGTCGTGAAGGGGAAGATCGAGGACGAGCTGACCGGGGACGACTTCGAGGCTCCAGTGGCAACGAACGTCAAGGTGAGCGTCGTCAAGAACAAGGTCGGTCCGCCCTTCCGCTCCACGGTTGTCCGGGTTCGGTACGGGAAGGGCTTCGACAACTTCTGGACCGCGATGCAGGTGCTGACGGCTCGGAAGGTGATCCCGACGTCGCAGGGCTACTGGTACTTCGAGAAGCAGCCAGCCCTCGTCCACGAGGACATGGGGACGTCGAGCACCGGTCGGAGATACATCCGGGGGATGGAGACGCTCTTCGAGTTCGCAGACTCTCACCTGGACTGGAGAGAGGCCGTGATCAAGGAGGCGACGGCTCTGATCGGGGGCCAGACCGTTGTGCCTGAGCTGGCGACCGAAGAAACTCCTGAGCCGGACGCCCGGGAAGAGGAGCCGAACGCCGCTGACCTGGTCGAACTGCTCGAAGGACCAGCGGTCGAGGAGCCGAAGCCGGAGGAGCCGGACTACCTGGCTTAGGAGGTTCCGTGACCGCCAGGGATGTGTTGGTGCTTCTCGTGGGGACGCAGGAGGCGGTCATCGCGCACCAGGAAGTGTGTGAGACCTGTCCTGAGGATCTCTGCGCGTTCGGGGAGAGGCTGGCCCTGGGGCTGGCAGAGGCCCACCTTGTCGCCCTGGCCTACCTGGACCAGGTCCCCCCTCCGGTACTTCCCCTGGCGTCTTAGATGGCGATGGGGACTGACTGCGCCGTCCACAAGCACCGGGAGTGGGTGCCGCTGGAGGTGCATCACATCTGGCCCAAGGGTTATGGGGGGCCGGACACCAAGGAGAACAAGATCTCCATCTGTGCGAACGCGCACTCAGCAACCCACCTGCTGATGGAGAAGATGTTCCGGGGTCCGGTCCCTCCTGACTACCTCAAGCACTTCGGGAGGGACGTGATCAACCTCGCTGAGCGAGGCTATCGAGACGTCCACGCCCACGCCCGTGCCCTGGCGTTGGAGTCCGAAGCTACCTCTGCCGGTGAAACGCGCTCGAACTCTGTAGAGAACGAGACGTCACGCGAGGGAGGAGACGACGACTATGCATACGCCGCTGACGATTGACGATGTCCGGGACCGGATGATCAGCCTGCCGAAGCTGGAGGAGGCCCTGGGGGCTACCGAGCCGGTGCAGGCGCTGCCCTTCAACGTCGGTCCGACCGTGAAGTTCGAGGTCGAGGAGAACTGGAACGCGCACCTGGAAGAGATGGACGATCAGGCCCCCGTGGGGGCCATGATCTCGGTCGGGAGCCAGGAGCTTCAGTTCAGCAAGGCCGCGTTCCTGGAGGCGACGAGCGCCTTCGGGATGCCCAAGGGTCTGGCTCAGCGGACGCCGGGCGATCTCCTGACCAGCCAGCTCAACTACTGGTTCGGGGAGGGTGAGGGCTTCGAGGGGCGGGAGTACAAGGTCCTTCGGATGAACGACCAGGCTCGTGCCTTCACGAAGGCCAGCCTGGTTCCGTTCTCCAACCTCAAGCTCCTGGAGGCGGGGGTCAACGCGCTGAGGTCGAAGTACGGCTCCGACGCCGAGATCGTGGCCGACTACAAGTTCGTGCACACGCTGCATCAGACCGACTTCCGGCTGATCGTGCCCGAGTACGTGCGGGCGATCGACTCGGCCCACTCCACCCCGGAGACTCCGGACAACTGGAGTACGGGTCTGGCGATCCGGAACTCGCTGTCCGGTGTCGGTCCGACCGAGCTGTCGGGCTACCTCTTCCGGTACTGGTGCACGAACGGGGCGATCGACACCCTGACCGAGTCGGGGAAGTGGTCGCGGAGAGGCCGTCATCAGGATCCGGACGACGTCTACTCCTGGGCAGAGACGGTCGTGAACGAGGTTCTCGGTGGCCTGGAGCACTCCCTGGACAAGGTCAACGACCTGACGAAGATCACCCTGGAAGGCAACCTGGGTCAGGTGCGGGAGGCCCTTCGGGATGTCTTCACCCGCAACCGGATCACCGGCGCGCTTCAGGACCGGATCACCATGAACATGGCGGACGAGTCCGACCTGTCGATGTACGCGGTGATGAACGCGATCACGGCGGTGGCGAACGATCCCGAGCTGTCGTACGGCCACGTTCAGCAGCTCATGGCTGCGGGTGGGGAGCTGGCTCACCTGGCCCACGACCGGTGTGGGAGCTGTCACCGCCTGATGTGATGTCTGGTTGACGAGAGGCAACCCTCCTGGTATTGTTGATGTCAGTTGTCAACCGACCAGGAGGGAAGTCTCATGGCTTCGCAGGCAGACATCGTCGCGCTCGCCAAGGCGGCCAAAAAGGCGGGGAACATCGCTCACGCGATGTTGCTGCTCGCAGTCGGCGGGAAGATGAGCAAGTAGTGGAGACCATCAGCAAGAGAGCGTTCTGGCTCACGTTCCTTCTGGCTGCCCTGTTCGTCGTGCTCATCGGGATCGTGTGCTGGAACAAGTACGCGCAGGACTCCGACTACTACCAGAAGATCGTGGACTGTGTGAAGGCTGGTCAGAAGGCCGAGGAGTGCGCTCGCGCCATGGACAGCCCGTACTCGCGCTGACCATCTGAGAGGGCTGCTCTGCTTCGGTGGAGTGGCCCTCTGTCATTTCCGAGAGGAGGAAGACCCTGTGCCCAATCTTTCAGAGGAGCAACTAGATCTCTTTTTTGGCACTAATCCGAAGCAGAGGATTCAGTGGAGAATCCCCTACTCGCAGCTCGGCAGTGGGTTCAAGTGGGACTGGACCATCCCTCACCGCCAGGTGCCCGTCCTGATCGACGGAATCATGGGAGAAGAGATTCTGATCCGTCTGACCGACGTCGGCTTCGAGCAGAGCTGGGGATCGAAGCAAGAGATCGTGCTGAACTTCGAAGTCGTGTCCCAGGGGCCGCCGGTCACGGTCGCTCGCCTCATGCAGATCTTGGGGTCCTGATGGCGAAGCAGCGTACGTTCCACGTTCACACTCTGCGTCCGTGTCGTCTTCACCCCGGCGACCTGACGTGTATGGACGAGGACTGTGACTTCCAGTGTGGGCAGTGCGTGGCCGAGTACGAGGAGGCAACCTGGGACTAGTTGACAGAAGTGAACCAGTGAGCTAAGCTTCTCTTCAAGCGAGTCAGACAAACTCAACTGGAGACAAGCCATGTGGATCATGACCCCGTTCGGAATCCTGATGCCCGCCGTCCGCCCGGCCGACACGATCGAGCCCGGTGACGAGATGACGATGCAGGTCCGGTCCCGGCGCAAGAAGGATCTGGAGATCCTTCGGGACAAGTACATGGGCGACAAGCTCGGCCCGATCATGCACACCCCGAAGTTCGACTACAACTACCGGGCCTACTGCCGTCCGGCCGACTTCGCCGCCGCCACTTCGCAGATGGTGCTCGACGTCGACTACCTGAAGTTCAAGCCGACGACGGAGTCCAAGTACGGGGACAAGAGCCTGCACGACGTCTACAACTCGATCTGGGGCACCGTGTGCCGTCTGGGCACCCCCTACGAGGGCCTGTACGGGAAGGGCACGTACGGGAGCAAGAAGTACAAGGGTCGCTACGGTGGCTCGTACACCTGGACCGAGTCCCTGGACGAGGTCGGTCGTCAGGTCGGTTCCACCCGGCGGGGGAAGTACATCAAGACCACCGCCCAGGACGGGTCGGAGAAGTGGATCTGGCACTCGTACGTGGAGGGTGACCGGGACGAGTACGTGGACGACGAGTACGACATCGACTACGTGCCCGGTGGGGAGTCCGACGAGGTCGACGTCGATGCTGAGATCTCGGCGCTCGTGGACGAGTACCCCTCGCTCGCGGACGCGATCCGGGGCCTGGCCGCCGATCTCGACTCCGGGACGATCAAGGATCTCCACGATGAGCTGATCGACAAGGCCAAGGAAGACGCTCTTGCCGACATGGCCGAGGTGGGTCTGGACTGGCACTACGACGAGAGTGCCGACGAGTGGAGCCCGGAGGCCGTGAACGACAAGGCCAACCACCGGACCAAGAAGGGGAAGAAGAAGGCGGCCCGGAAGATGGAGCCGGAGTTCCTGGGTCCGCAGTGAGCTTCCACCAGTACAGCTACCACTTCACTCACAAGGGAGCGATGTGGTGGGCGACGAGACAGGCCCGGCGAACCGGGTGGCGGTACCAGGTGAGATGCGTCCGACCGATCAATCCTCGGTACCCCAAGTCGAAGTTCGTGGTCAGGCCAGCAAGTAGTTGACAGAAGTGAACCAGAGGGGTATCGTTCTTCTCAGCGAAGAGGAGGGCGATACCCCTCTCGGACTACTGGGAGACAGCGATGTGGATTTTCACCCCGGACGGCATCTTGATGCCGAGCCTCGTTCCGGAAGAGTTCGTCCGGGACGGTCTGGAACTGGCCGTGCGCTCGCGGCGTAGACGCGACTTAGAGAAGTTCCGGGAGCGGTACATGATAGACGCTCCGATGAGTCCCATCTACGAGATCGCCGGTACGGACTACGACTTCCGGTTTGACACCACCCGTGAGGCGTTCGCCAACGCTGCCGCTGCGCTCATGCGGGACATCGACTACATCAAGTTCAAGCCCGAGACGGAGAACGCCAAGAAGGGGCGTCACGACCGGGAGCTGCACCTGGTCTACAACCGGATCTGGCACATCGTGGCCCCCCTGGGGATGCCGTACGGACGTCCGTACCGGCGCTCGTTCGGGGAGAAGGTCTGGCTGTGGCAGGAGAACACCGAGCGGGCGTTCCGGCGTCTGAGGAGCAAGCTGAGCCGGGGGTAGGTAGTGCATTCCGGAGAGAGCAGTAGGGCGGCCAGGGCCCGAACGATCGGTGCCCTGGCTCTCCTGTTCCTGGGAATTATCGGGTGCTTCATGGGGACGGCGTGGGGCCTTCTCGCGCTCCTGGGAGCCCTGGTCTGGGCAGTCAGTCAAGGAGGGAGACAGTAGATGACAGGTACGTATCAAGCCAGGGACGGTCGTGTGTTCACCGATGGCTACGTGCTGATCGATGGGTATGTGCGTGATGCTCGGCGTGTCGAATACCCCGATGGGTCTGTAGTGATCGAAGACTTTGACCTGAGGGCTCTCTCTGACGATGTGGCCGAGACGTTCGGGGAGTTCCAGCCCAAGCGGAACCGCCCGCAGCCGCGACGGCCTGAGGTCGCGCGTTACCAGCTCACGTTGGAGATCGAGCGGGATCCCGACAACGAAGCTGATGCCTGGGCCCCGACTACCTTCGCGGTGGCACATGAGCTGGCAGAGCGGCTGGCAGGGAAAGACCTCGGCACCGGTTGGCGAGTCGCGGCCGTCGTGCACGGGGGTGCGGCGTGAGTAATCTGCGCATCCCCTACGGGCCGACGATCCGGTTCTACTTCGATCCGAAGACCTTCCTCAACATCTCTTGGTACACGTACCTGGAGAACCTGAACGGGGTTCAGCGGTTCCTCTCCATCAAGTTCGTCCTCCTGTGCTTCGTCCTGGAGCCGGTCTTCTGCCTGGGCCAGACCAAGGAGTACAAGGAGGAGAGGGCCAGGTTCGAGAACGCGCTCAAGAAGAGGAAGGCGTACCTCAAGGAGACCGAGGAGGTCTAGTGGCCCGCCACGACCAGAAGAAGAGCGAGAAGCTCTTCATCTGTGATCAGTGTAGGTACAACGCCTGCCCTCTTTGCCCGGACGTCCTCCTCGCCGCCATCGGACGTCCCGGTATCCGGTGCTTGTGTCGGAGAGAGCGCCACGCCAAGACGCTGGCTGACGCCTGGGTGAAGGGAGGGAAGTATCACCGTGGCTGACATCGAACTGGGTTCGTGCGACGTGTGTAGGAAGGAGCCAGCGGTGGGCGTGGCCGCTGTTCCAGCGGTCCCGATCTCCGTCGCGTACGGCCGAGCCTGTCTGCAAGCCAACGCGCATCCGTACTTCGTCATCGTCGCGAACACCGCCAACATCGGGGGCCTCGACCAGGCGGCCGACTTCTGGGTGGCGATGGTGGAGGACACCCTCAAGCATCTGGAGATCCCCCGAGAGAAGTTCGACGCCGACGTGGAGCAGGCGATCCGAGAGGAGATGGAGCGGTATGGCTGACATCAGTGCCCTCGAAGACATCCTGGGGGAGGGCTTTCACACCGCCTTCCGGAAGGCTGCTTACTCGGAAGAGGCGTCGAAGATCTGGAAGCTGATCGATCAGCTTCCAGAGGGAGAGTGGGACGCGGTGATCGAGTTCGTCGCCGCCTTTCTGAGGAGAGCCGACCTCGTGAAGACGTCCTGACCGAAGTACAGGCTGTGAACTGGTGGCGTCCCATCGACAAGATCGCGGACTGGCTCGTGGAAGAGCTGGATGCGCGGGCTCAGCTTCGAGGGGGCGTCATCATCTTTTTGGCGTCGTTCGTCTTCTACGCCTACATGCCGTTCAGTGGTGAGCCTCCGGTCATCTACTTCATGAGCGGTCTGGCGCTGACTCTCACAGGCATCGGGATCGTCCTGAACGGGGAGATCCTGGAGAAGCAGGAGCGCCAGGAGCAGGCTCTTGAGGACCCAGAGGCGTAGGTTGTCTCCATGCCGAGAGCGACCGACTCCGACCTGAATCGTGAGTCCGATGGGTTCATCGTCCTGGCACAGTTCGTGGACTGTGAGGAGTGTGGGGCGACGATCGAGGTTCGCTTCCAGACTCCGGCCCAGGATGAGGACGGCCTGGCAGATCTCGAACCAGGAGATTTGACTCAGGAAGTCGAATGCACGAATTGTGGTCACGTCTTCGAAGCCGCCTACGATGGCTGGCTCATGCACGGCGAAGCTGGATGACATCAGTCAACTAGTGTGATAGAGTAGGCGCATGACTAGAGACACGTTCATCTCGCTTGTGCGGCGTCGCGTTGCTCGGACGGGAGAGCGCTGGGGACAGGCCGCCTTCAACGCTCTCGCTGAGCTGGATCCCGTGTTGGCCGAAGAGGTCAGATCCACTCGATTCGACCCCTTCTACGACAACAGTCGTGTGGCCGACATGCTCGATCATGTCGGGATCCTCTGATGGGTACCCGCATCGTCACGTACACCTTGCAGTTCAAGGTCGAGGTGGACGACTCCTTTGAGGGAGAAGAGCCCTGGGACGACATCCCGCAGTTTGAGGACGTCCAAGACCTGATCATGAAGAAGCTCGTGGAGTCTTCCCGGCCGAACCTGGCTGAGGAGAAGTACCGCTTCGTCTGGGACACCGTGTCCCCTACCGAGCAGGTCCGCTCGTTCGAGCACGGGCAGTGCCTGGAGTGTGCCAAGTACGTGCTACGGCGTCACCAGTCTGGCCGGGCCCGTCTGCATCGGCGGGAGATCCTGACGGCTGAGGGTAGGCCGACCGGCCAGTTCGAGTGGTGCCCCGGGAGCAACAAGGACGTGAGGGAGCCGTCTCTGCGGGAGCGCTGCCGCGCCGGGGGCCACCGCCCCGGTAGGGAGACGGAGTCCGGCACCCGGACCTGTGCCTGCCAGACGGTCGAGTACGACGAGGACGGGACGGTGATCACCGTATGAGTGAGCGAATCCTTTGCCACGTCTGCTGCAACCTTCACATTCGGCCGTACTGCTGGCCGACGATGGTGACCGCACCGAATCGCTGGCGCTATTTGCAGGACTGGTATTGGTGGGTCCGCGTCGGGGGGTGGAGGAAGTGATGACGGGCCTACTCAGGCCATAGCCACCTGAAGTGGGAGGGTCCCACGCTCAGGGGCGGCCGGGGAGGAACCGGTGTCCCGTACCGACAAGACGAAGCCCTGGTGGGTCAGGGTTCGTGACCATCATCCACAGGTTGTTCATAACCATGTGGATGGAGCCTGCGATCTGCCTGACGACTTCAGGGAAGCACTGAACAACTTCCGTGGGTGCCACATTCGGGACTGGAAACTGACCTACCCCGGCAATTGCTGCTGGGGTTGTGGCTGCGATCTGTGCACCGACCAGGAAGGCCGGAAGGCGAAGCGGCGCAAGGAGCGCCGCGAAACGAAGGTCCGACTTCGGAAGACTGTCTGGTAAGGCATCCTCCGAACGGCTGATGAGATCAACTGCCGAAGGATCTGGTGTGTCTGAGATCCTGCCCGTTCCTCTGAGCGAGGCAACCGACCGCCAGATCCTTTTGGCTGTCAGTAGGAACCAGGCCACGCTCATGTCGCTGGTTGAGGAGTTGACTCTCAGGATGGCCGATCTCGAAGCCGCAGTGGGGAACCTGACCACTGCCGTTCAGGGGGTGGCAGACCGGGTGAACGCAGCCCTGGAGCCGCTTCGTACCGCGCTGTCTGCGGCTCAGCAGCAGCTCACCGATTTTCAGGCCGCTGACGCGACCGAGGACGCTGACTACCAGAACCAGATCTCGACCCTGGGGACGAACCTCCAGTCCGAGCTGGACAAGGCCAGTGCAGCGGCCGACCAGATCAACGCCGAGGTCGACTCGCTGAACCAGATCGCAGCCGCTCCGGTTCAGCCCGAGCCGCAGCCAGAGCCTCCGGTGGAGCCGTAAGGCCCCGCCGCACGAAGCAGGGAGGCTCTGGTCCCGAAAGGGATCGGGGCCTCCTTCGTTTTCCCAGGTCAGACAGGGGTTGACACAGGACATCCACTGCGATAGTGTTCTTCTCGTCAGGCCGACCGGGAAACCGGTTGGAGGCTCAGATCGGTAGGTCTAGAGTCTGGAGGCACCGAGCAAGACCAGGAACAGCGAGCTGGTGAGCGCACGGGATGCGAGACCCGGATTCCAAACCCGGGTGAGTTGGGTTCGACTCCTACCACCAGTGCTGGGCGAAAGCCCAATAGCAAGGGGTCTCTACGGGGACTCACCTGAATCTTGATAAAAGAACAGTGTGCCGAATACCGGGGTACAGCCGTGTATAGCGTTCGCGCTAGAAGCGCCCGGTCCGTCGTGGGGAAGCCTTATACAAGACTCGCGACCCAACAGGACGCCTCAGTGCTCCTGTTGATACTGGAGGTGGGAGGACAAAGCCCTGCTTTCTCGGTCCCCGCAGAGAGTCGTGGGACTGAGTGGTGCCGAGTTGAGAGCCACACAAAGAGGTGCGAGTCCTCGCTCCAGGGCGGCTGGTCGTCGTACCGCAGCCTTAGAGCAGTGCGCCGGTGTGAGATTTCGATCTCCCCTTGTCGGAGAGGGAACCGAGTGAAGTCCGACGTACGACGACCAGCCCAATCTCTTCCGGATGTAGCTCAGCTTGGCAGAGCATCCGCTTTGGGAGCGGAGGGCCGCAGGTTCAAATCCTGCTATCCGGACGTGTGTGGTGACACTACAGTGTCGGCCGTAGAGCGGCTAAGCCCTGAAAGAAAAGACATGGGTGTGCGCCTGGAAACAGGAATCGGAATCGTACTCCGAGGCTTCCACACAGTAAGCAGGATCTGGTGTAATAGGAGAGGGTTACTTCACATTCGGAGTGAGAGGTCGCAGGTTCGAATCCTGCCCACCCGACTTCATCGGGTGGTAGCTCAGGTGGAAGAGCGCTAAACGTCACCTTCCCCGCCCTGGATATCAGATCCTTCTCGCGTACGTGGTGTAGTTGGTAACACTTCAGACTTCCAATCTGACATCGCAGGTTCGAGTCCTGTCGTACGCTCTGTCCTCGGTGTAAAGAAGTGGGCTACTTCGGAAAAAACTGATCACTCAGGAGATGGTTCAACCCCATCAACAGGGACTCATAATCCCTGCGTCGCCTGCTTCGACTTGGATATCGAGGATCCTTAGTGGATCTCCCCGGAGACGGTCACCGGGGACCCGGGCGATAAGTGGGGACACCGGGGCCCTGAGAGGGTGACCTCCTCTGCGCCTTCGTAGCTCATCTGGTAGAGCATTCCCCTCGTAAGGGAAAGGTGCTCGGTTCGAGTCCGAGCGAAGGCTCTGGGAAGAGGACCGGCTCCAACGTGGGTAGCGCCCGCACCGGAGATATGCCGGGTCAGGGGTAGATGGGTCCTAGGCAACCCAAGCTGCCGTGGATAATAGCCCGGGAATGGCTGACACTGTTCCTCTTCCTTCTGCCCGAGAAGCTCATGAGGATGAGCGCCGACTTGGTAGGTCGGAGGTAGCGAGTTCGAATCTCGCCTGGGGCTCTGGTCGTGGTGTAATAGGTGAGGGATACTTCTGACTCTTAATCAGACGATCCGGTTCGACTCCGGCTAGGGCGTGGGCCTAGTCGTCTCCTTCGCCGCCTTGGATATCACGACTTCTTTGCTCGCTAGGGTAATTGGCATCCCGGCTGATTCTGGGTCAGTAGATTCCAGGTTCGAATCCTGGGCGAGCAGCACTAGGGCCTAGGAACTAAGGGCCGTGAAGCCAACGGGTGCCTACGGGAGCGCGCTTCACGTCGGGTTCGACTCCCGATAGGTCCACGTATCATTGGCGAATGGGGTAATTGGTAGCCCGGTGGATTTTGGTTCCATACGATTCAGGTTCGAGTCCTGATTCGCCAGCCAGGAGCGGTGTAATTGACGAGGGTTACTTCTCAGCGGATGAAAACAACACCTTCGTCGCTTTGGATATCGCTCCCCAATCTTCCATGGCAGACGGTAGAACAATAGTCTGCCCGTGTCGGGGCCCTGGCCTTCACAAAGGGCGCTCGACGGGACCAGGAGGGAAGTGAAGGCTCTCCTGGGGGCCGTGGTATACCGGAGAGCGATCTAGACGCTCAGGCGGACACTGGACGGCCCATCCTGCGGTTGTAGCTCAGTCGGTAGAGCGTCACCTTCCCAAGGTGAATGTCGCCGGTTCGATCCCGGTCAACCGCTCGTGGGCCCTCATAAGCCCAAGATGGGTCATCTTGACCGTTCTGGACCCCGAACTAACTAGAACGCTCTCAAGAATCCTCGTCGGCCGACGAGGTAGACGTACAGTGAGGTCAGTGTGCTCTCGAAAGCACGGCGGTTGGCTATCCGCCCGAACACCGCTCCTGTGCGTCGTGCGATTGAAGCTCAGTCGGTTGAGCGCCTGCTTGCCAAGTAGGAGGTCGGGGGTTCGAGTCCCCCCAGTCGCTCTGGATCTGGTGGGCGTAATCGAAACCTCGGTCTCCGAGGGAGTAGGTCTGCCGGGTCCCCTGGCTTCCAAGCTCAGGCTGGGAGAGCGCCCGTCTGAAAAGCGGGAGGTTCAGGGTTCGACCCCCTGGGGAGCCACAACCCACCGACTTGACGCCTGGGCCCAGGCGTAAGCGGCCCGCAGCTTGAGTGGGAGTGCCGGTATGGTGTGCGGGTATCCGGCGTTAACCGCTACAGTCCATCTGGTTGGTGGAACCTGCCTGATAAGCAGGTCGCGCGAGGTTCAACTCCTCGGTAGCGGACTCCTCGCCCCCATCTCGGGCCGCGAGAAAGCACGGGGGTGGGTCTAGCACCTCCGTGCACTGGCCTCGTGTCTGCTGGCATGGCAACCCGGGTTTTCACCCCGGGGCGCAGGGGTTCGATTCCCCTCGAGGTCACGCAAGGAAAGACCCCTTGCAGTGCTGGTGACGGTGCGGGGTCAGGGCATCACTGGATCTGGTGCCCTCCCCATCATGGGGTTGACCCGGGACACCTCATGAGGTAGTCTGGTGTCAACCCGGTCGGGGATCTGGGAACCAGCCCCGGAGCTGCCGACCGGTACAAGGGCCATAACGGTGATTCGACGGAGTAGGACCGCATGTCGGAACTCCTTCGGACGAGGGTTCGACTCCCTCATGGTCCACGCAAGATCCGACCAAGTAAGGGAGTAAGTGAACGTGCTCTACGCACTCTTCTCGACCTTCGGCTTCTCCTGGGAGGCTCCGTACCTCGCTGGGAGCCGCTGGGGATGATGAGTCTCTTCGAGGCTCTCATCTGGGGTCTCATCAAGGCTCCCAGCGGTAACAGTTGGGAGTAGCAGTACCGGGAGCAATGGCGCTCCCTCCTGGTCCCTTGGTCTTGTCTGGAGTAGACGCCGGGTTCTCAGCTCGGAGATCGTGGGTTCGAATCCCGCAGGGACTACTTCGAGGCTCTGGGTGGTACGTGGGCAAGCTGGCTCTTCGGAGGCTGTCCAGCTTGGACGTCAGAGTGTAAGTTAAACCACCGACGACGCGGAGTAGGGGAGTTCGGTGTCCCCGCTGGGCTCATAACCCAGAGATCGCGGGTTCAAATCCCGTCTCCGCTACGCCGAACATCGGAAATCGTGCGAGTCTCATAAGCTTGCTGGCCTGGTTCGATTCCAGGGTTCGGTACGAAATCCAGGGTGACCGTATCCGTCCATTAATCCGGCCGGTAAGTGGGGAGAGGTTCCTGGTAGGTGGTGCAGACAGCATCTCTAAAAGGCGGGGTCGCTCCCTTACCCTCTGTCTGCGTTACACCCCTCTAGCTCAGTTGGTAGAGCAGCTGACTCTTAATCAGCGAGTCGTGGGTTCGAGTCCCTCGGGGGGTACGCAAGAAGTTCATTGCTCAGTAGCACAACGGCAGTGCGGCTCCCTGTTAAGGAGATGGTTACAGGTTCGAATCCTGTCTGAGCAGCGCAAGTGCGGTGTAGAGTGAGAGGGTTACTTCTGCCAACCAGTAGGCCGTGGGTTCGAGTCCCACCGCGCAGGCCCTCGGGACTGGTGTAGCTCAGAGGAAGAGCGACTGGAATCTACCGGATCAGGCGAGAGCCCCCGGGTCTCCTTCTCCGAATTGGATATCGCACTTACATGGGGATGTAGCTCCAATTGGTAGAGCAACTGCTTTGCAAGCAGACGGTTGCCGGTTCGAATCCGGCCATCTCCACTGGATTCCTATCTGATCGCGACAGACCCTAGAGTTGCTGGAAACGCTGCGCATGAGAGGCGTCTTGTGTGTGGGGTGGGCCAGACTCTTCGAGGTGGCGGCCCCAAGCTGCTAGGAATCCAGCCATGCCGACGTAACTCAGTCTGGTTAGAGTGCCACCCTGTCAAGGTGGAAGTCGCGGGTTCGAGTCCCGTCGTTGGCGCTGGAGGGATCGGTACGGCCAGGAGAGGTTCGATTCCTCTCGTCCCTCCTCTTGCCCGGTTAGCTCAGCGGGAGAGCACTGGTTTCACACACCAGGTGTCGGAGGTTCGACTCCTCCACTGGGTACTCCGTCCGGGGAGTGGACGGGTTGCGTGAAGGTAGCAAGAACGGTCGGGGTTTACGGGTCTCCGCTCGAAGGCTGGTCATGATCTCCTCTGCTGAAACACGGGAGGGAGCCAGACCTGCCTCGACCGCATGGAAGTGCTCCCATTGGCGTGGGAACCGGTCCCGAAAACCGGAGCGGGTAACACCGTTGGGGGTTCGAATCCCTCCGCTTCCGCAAGCTGACGTTCCGCGGTTCGATTCCGTGGGGACTGGTTCGAATCCAGTGAGTCGGTTGCTCCCGACGTTCCGGATGGCCCGGGGAGGTTCCAACGTCAGCCTTAGTTGTAGCCCGAAAGGCCCCGGGAACGGCCTGGAGGGTGAAAGGTGTCCAGTGCTGCCACCAGGGCCGTTAGCCCGTCGTGGGTTCCTCAGTGAGTGGCACCGAGCCGTCTTAGCCCAATGGCAGAGGCACAGTCTTGAGGAGGCTGACAGTGTGGGTTCGAATCCCACAGACGGTACTCGCCGGTGTCAACGGGGTCAGACTGAGCGATCGTGAACCCCGAAGGCTGCTCATGATCCAGTCTTCCAGTGGGGAGGTAGACCTGCATCGGCGTACTGCCTCCGTAGCTCAGAGGAAGAGCAGCGAGCTTTTAACTCGCGGGTCGGGATGTCGGAATTCCCCGGGGGCACATGCGGCGCTCTAGCCCAATGGCAGAGGCGACGGTCTCAAAAGCCGTTCAGTGAGGGTTCGAATCCCTCGGGCGCTACTGACTCTCTCCAGTCGCGAGGAGAGAGGTGGGAACAGCTTCGAGCTGATTCGGTGGGACGGGGCAGGCAATCCCGTCCAGTAGACGGAGACGCGCCGCCGCCTTGCCTGAATAGACAGGCTCCAGTCGTGGAAGGTATCCGAACTGGCGAGGAGCCTCGTTGGAAGCGAGGTGCGGAGCAATCCGTTGTGGGTTCGAGCCCCACACCTTCCGCAACCGGTTGTCCGGGACTGCCGTGCGATGGTCAGGCTGAGATGACTGCCGATCGCGTGGAAGGGCTCTGACCGTCTCAGCGGTCAACACCCATCCCGGAATTGGAAGCGTGGCAGAGTGGTAATGCAGCGCCCTGCTAAGGCGTAACGGGTAACACCGTCGCAGGTTCGATCCCTGCCGCTTCCGCGCGCTGGAGATCCGGCTTTCCTAAGCTGACGCCAGCCGGACCCTGGCTACAGGGAAGAGTCAGAGAGAACGAGGAAAATACAAAACCTGTAGTCGCTAGCCGACTTAGCCCAATCTGGTAGAGGCGTCCGGTTCAGGGCCGGAATGTTGAGAGTTCGAATCTCTCAGTCGGTACGTGAGGCTCAAGAAGCGGGCCCACACCCTCAGATGTCATGAACACAGAAGGGTGACAATTGAAGCTTCGTATGATTGCTGCGCTCTCCGCAGCGCTGATCGGTATCGGGGTCGCCTCCGCTCCGGCTCAGGCCACCGTCACGAACTACCGATCCACCGGGACCTGCACGCTGGCCGGGACGGTTTGGAACCTCACGGATCTGTACCACCGTGACTCCGCGACCGGGAACGTCCAGTCCTTCGGCTTCGCCTTCTCCCGGAAGTCCGGGACGGGGAAGATCTCGGAGTTGCAGATCACCTGGTCCGGCTCCTCGCCCTCGACCCTGTGGTACGGGATCTGGCCGACCGGGATCACGTCCATCGGTGACACCTCGTTCACCGCGACTCCGTCGTGGCAGGCCAGCCAGTCGGTCTACTACAACATCACCTCCCCGAGTTCCTCGGGGAACCAGACGACCACCTGTGCGGTGAACGTCACCTGATGCGATTCTCGAAGCTCCGTCTGGGCATCGCCGCGTTTCTGGCCGCGCTCGTCGCTCTGCCCGTCCTCACTGCCGACGCTGAGGCGGCAGTGGTGGACTACCGATCCACCGGGACCTGCTCGGTCGTGGGGACCGTCTGGAACATGACGAGTCTCTACCACCGTGACTCGACCACCGGGAGCGTGAAGTCCTACGGCTTCAACGTCTCCCGGAAGTCCGGCACCGGGACGCTCCGGTCGGTCTACGTCGACTGGTACAACCATGGGATCCTCGGGGAGTACCTCTATCCGGAGACCGGTTCGTCCAACACGAACACTGGCGACCAGATCTATGGCTGGGCCACCCCGGACTGGGAGGCGTCTCAGCAGCTCATCTTCAAGATCTCGTCCCCGAGTTCGGGCGGCACCCGGACGTCGACCTGTCTGATGACGATCACCTGACGTCTCTGAATGCGCGGCGCTTCTCTTGCCCTCCTGTTTAGAGAAGCCCGGCTACTGGGGTGGGCCCGCCCAGGCGCAACACGGGCCATCCGGAATGTGGCGCAGCTTGGTAGCGCACTCGGTTCGGGACCGAGAGGCCGCAGGTTCAAATCCTGCCATTCCGACTGTTCTCTGGGAGGTCCGCAGCTTCCCCGTAGTGGCTCCCAGAGAACTTGCCTGGTTAGCTCAGCGGAAGAGCGCCTGTATGACATACAGGAGGTCCGGGGTTCGACACCCTGACTAGGCACTGTGTCTGAAGCTGAAGTGGTCGAAGCGCCGGGATGTGGCCCCGGAGGTAGGGAGTTCGAGTCTCCTCAGACACCCCACTTGACTAGTTGACACGAGTGAACTAGACTCTCCTGCATGAGAGACACAGTCCACTACAAGGTCATCTTCGAGGTGCGCGAGAAGTACAACATGACTCAGGATCTGGCCCAGGTGGGCTGGGCGAAGTTCGGCAACTTCAACCGGCTCTCGGCCAGAACGTACGAGGTTTCCGGAACGAGATGTCTCGACCCGAACCTCTGGCAGTTTCCTGAGGTGCTCATGCACTACGTGCAGTCCGTCTTCAGCGAGATCAAGATCGACATCCTCGAGTTCTCGATGAAGGTCGAGATCGACTAATGGACACCAAGAAGATCCGATACAGGGCCGTCTTCAAGACCACTCGGCCGCTGGAGCAGGACGAGGCCAAGGCGCTCTGGGAGCGCTTCGGGGACTTCCATCGAGTCAGCGCCAACAAGTACGCAGTCTCCTCGGAGAGCCTCGCTCCTAGTTGGGCCGTGTTGTCGGTCCTGGCCCACGACGTTTGGGTGCGGGTTCTCGATGTCATCGGGCACGTCGCTTTCAAGAACGTGTCGATCCTGGTGGAAGAGGTCGAGGAGGATGACGTTTCAGTCTGAGGACGTGTTCACCTTCTGCTTCACGATCGGTGTGGCGCTGTCCCGGCCGCCCCAGGTGGACGAGTACCGGAAGGTCATCCTCACGGCTCCGAACGAGCTGGAAGCCTGGCAGACCGCTTGCCTGATGGCATCAGCAGGAGCGGTCATGCCGGTGTCCTCGGTGCTGGAGTACGTTGAATTCTGAGAGAAAGCTGACGGGTGTGACGAGCCTGGCAGAGCTGTGGACGAGGAGCACGGGACGTCGCCTAACTCTTCTCGTCGCGACAGCACAAGCAGTTGCAGGATGTTGCGGTGCCTGCAATGGCTATGGACGAGGGGCTACGCCCCCGGGCCCTCGTCCATAGCCGCTCGCGTGGAAACAACCTGGTGGTTGAGGCGGTCTGTAAAACCGTTGCTACGGCACGGCAGGTTCGATCCCTGCTCCACGCACGTCAAGGGCACTAGCTCTTGGAAGTGGGACTGGTAGGCGTCCGGAAGGTCGCTGAGCCAGGTTCCTGCGGGATGCGACCTCCTGTCGGTGGAGGCTTTCGGATGCCAGTACGAGGCTGAGTGGTTGCACCCGCTCAGTAGCGCCGGTCGAGACGGCAATCTCGACCGGACACCGCACTGTGGGAGAACGGCGATCCAGCAGACTGCAAATCTGTTCCATGCCGGTTCGAGTCCGGCCAGTGCGTCTCAGAGCACTAGTTGACAAGAAGCAACCAGGCTGCTAGAGTTCTGGTCATGGGAGACAACGAGAACAGCCAGAGCGGCGGGGCCCTCCAGAACAACGTGGTCTACGCCTTTGCAGTCGGTGACAAGCTGATCGGGTCCTTCGTCCGGACCGGTGAGCCGATGAACCGGACCTATCACGTCAGCAACGGGGACGGGGAGGAGATCGGGCACGTCACGCGGTACCGGTACGTTGAGGCCATCCTCATGGTCCTGCTCCGGGACGCGATGATCGACACGGTGGTGGAAGAGGTCGAGGCCCCCAAGCTCATCGCGGATCTGGAGAAGTTCCTCGCCAACCCCATGGAGGGCTCCGATGGGTGAGGTGATCCGGAAGGACTTCTACAACGATCCCGACGCTCCGGTGGTGACCGACAAGAAGATCGGCTACGCCGCGAACGTGTACGTCCGGCATGGTCACTACGTCCTGGTCCAGCAACGGTCGGACAACGGCCAGTGGGCCCTCCCGGGGGGAATGCAGGACCCGGGCGAGTCCATCACCGAGACGGCGGTCAGGGAGTGTTTCGAGGAGACGGGGATCGAGGTCGAGATCAAGAGGCTGATCGGGGTCTACTCGGACCCGAAGCACATCGTCGCCTACTACCGGGACGGTGAACTGCTCGGGGCGAGCCAGGAGGCTTCCATGCTCTTCTACGCGTACCCGATCGGGTCGCTGGAGACGAGGGCCAGTTCCGAGTCTTCGATCGTGGGCTGGTGTCCTGAGGAGCTGGTTCTCGACCTGGACATGGCTCCTTCGATGAAGAGGAGAATCGAGGACGCACTGAGTCCCCGCTGGCACAACGTTCCGATTCTTTTCCCGCCGGTAGGTGCATCGTGAAGACTTGGGTTTCGTTGGTGCTGATCCTCGTCGGAGCTACGGTCTTCGTGTTCGGTGGGGCGTACTTGGGTGTGAAGTGGCAGACGAAGCAGGACGAGCAGACTTGTTCTGCCCTTCACGGAGAGCGCATCAAGTACGTGAAGTCTCGCGCGCTCTGCCTGGATTCGGAAGGCCGAATTCTCAACTGAAAGACCGGGCCGAAAGGCCCGTAACTCCGCTTAGCTCAGTTGGAGAGAGCGCCACGCTACGAACGTGGAGGCCGGGGGTTCGAGTCCCTCAGCGGAGGCTCAAGGCAAGGTTGGCTTAGGCGCGGCCAGGCAAGGTCTGGCTGGGTGCGGTTAGGTAGGGCATGGGTTCCACTGGAAAATAGAGAAAGGAGCGCGTCGTGCTATAGGCGCGAACCGTTCGCGCTGAGAGGAGATCTCAGCGAAATGAGCCGAACTGACAAGACCAGCCCTAGTTTCGTCAAGGCGTTGCGGCGCGAGGGCGCGACGATTAGCCACGACCACCGGGACGGGGTCTGCAACCTGGGAGTTCACTCCTGGTGGGGACCGCGTCGGGATGCCGACTGGGGCTATCACTGCGACATCTACGTCGATGCGTACTCCTACCCGGGAAGCAAGGAGTGGCCGCGCCCCCGGTCGGTGAAGTGGGAGACGAAGAAGTGGCACCGTGCCGCCCGTAGATCGGCGAACGTCGAGCTGGCGAGGGGCGAGGAGCCTGAGCCGCTCAGGACCCGGAGGCGTGTGCTCTGGGACACCTACTGAAAGTAAGTACGGCCTGTAGCTCAGAGGAAGAGCTGCGCTTTCCTAAAGCGCGAGTCGGAGGTTCGAATCCTCTCAGGCCGACGCAAGGCAAGGTCGGGCTCGGTGAGGTCCGGCTAGGCGTGGCGCGCTACGGTGGGGCGCGGTATGGAATGGCGAGGCATGGGTTTCACGGCCACTGGTCCAATGGATAGGGCACCTGGCTTCTACCCAGGATGGTGGGGGTTCGAATCCCTCGTGGCCGACGTGAGTGGTATGGCGGGGCTAGGTTAGGCACGGCCTGGTCGGGAGTGGCCCGGTATGGCTAGGTTAGGTCTGGCGTGGAGGGGCGCGGTATGGAACACCCCGGAGGTTGACGTTGGACTGCACGGTCGAGAAGCGTCGTCGTCCGGTCGGGGGAAACTGGGCTTACGCTCAGCCCTGGCGAGTTGTCTGCCCTGAGTGTGCTCAGCACATCAAGGGGAAGGATTTCCATAGCCCGCCACCAGGCTTCAGTTTTCACACCGTCTTCCACACCCGGAAGCAAGCAAAGGACGCCCTCCACGCGCACTACGTGGAGGTTCACGGCGGGCCCCGGAAGGCGTAAGCCTGGGAGATCGGACCTGGCTCGGGCATAGGCTGCGCACCGCTCACGAATGCGATCGGTCGGCTGACGTGCGCTGGCGAGCTAAGGCCGGGGAGGTTCGACTCCTTCCCCCGCCACACAGTTGACAAGAGTGAACTAGCGAGCTAGTATTTCACTCATGGAAACCACGCCGAACCTGCTCCAGCAGGCCAAGGGACAGGCCGCGAAGGCTGTCTCCAAGCAAGTGTGTGTCGAGGGCGAGGACGTCTACTTCCTGGAGGACACCAAGGCCAGGAAGCCCGGACACATCTACTCCCGGGCCGGTCTTCGGGAGTACGGAACCAGTGGTTGTTGTGAGTACCACTTCGATCTGTTCTTCGGGGAACCCGAGGAAGAGTAAGGCGGGGCTTGGCTAGGTCGGGTAGGCCAGGGTTGGGCATTGGAACGGCATGGCATGGAAGTCATCTCCTCGTAGCGCAGTACGGATAGCGCGTCCCCCTCCGGAGGGGAAGGTCGCAGGTTCAAATCCTGCCGAGGAGGCTTGCGGTGAGGCACGCCTAGGCAAGCTCAGGTAAGGCATGGCCGGGAACGGCTAGGCAAGGTTGGGCGAGGCATGGAATTCGGTGCACTGTTCTAGATAATTACACCGCCCGGTGTAAAAGCATTGTGGATATCGGGAGGAGACACAGAAATGGCAAAGATCAACGTCAAGAAGACCACGGCCCCGCTGAGAGGTCCGATCCGTTCCCTGAGCACGTTCCCGGACACGGCGACCTTCGAGGGTGCGAACGCCTATAGGCGTGACGCGAAGTCCGACCTGTTCCTGCTCGGAGCCTCGCTGTTCTCGGGTGAGGGCTCGTTCTACGAGACGGCAGAGGTTCGGGACGAGCGGTTCGTCACGCTCGTGAGAGAGGTCGCATCCCAGGACCCGGTGTGGATCGGGAAGTTCCTGGAGTGGCTGCGGTCGGTGGGCAACATCCGGACCGCCTCCATCATCGGGGCGATCGAGGCTGGTCGTGTGATCAGCAAGATGTTCGCCAACGGTCAGGCGACCACCGAGGTCTCGGCGCGTTCCGTGCTGGCTTCGGTGTTGCAGAGGGCCGATGAGCCAGGTGAGGCCGTCGCCTACTGGAACGCCCACTACAGCGACGAGAAGCGGCCGAAGTGGTTCCGGCGTGCTCTGGGCGACGGTGCGGCGAAGCTCTACAGTGAGTACAGCGTCCTCAAGTACGACACCGACGCGTACAGCGTCCGGTTCGCGGACGTGCTGGCCGTGGCTGAGCCGGTGGGCGAGAAGGACCGGCCGCTCTACCTGTGGATCATGAACCGGGGCAAGAAGGCCAACCGGCACCCGGAGCACGGACTGTTCTCCAACCCTCGGGTGGGGGACTTCTCCGAGGCTCTGCCGATGGCCGTGTTCGCTGAGCGGTTGAACAAGATGCCGAAGGACGAGGCTCGGGCGCTGTTGCTCAGTGGTCGGGAGTCGGAAGTTGCCAAGAAGGGCGGCCTCACCTGGGAGCAGTTGTCGGGCTTCGGGGCGATGGACAAGGCTGCCTGGGAGGCCGTGATTCCGAACATGGGATTCATGGGCCTGTTGAGGAACCTGCGGAACTTCGACCGGGCCGGGATCTCGAAGGCGAGCCAGGACTACGTGATCAACTACCTGACCGACCCGGCCAAGGTGGCGAAGTCGCGTCAGCTCCCGTTCCGGTTCCTGTCGGCGTACCTCGCTGCCGGGGACTCGGACACCTGGCGGGCTCCGTTGGGCGAGGCGCTGGACCTGGCGACGTCGAACATCCCGGACGAGCTGGGGGGTTCGACCTTCATCGTCCTGGACACCAGTGCCTCGATGTTGGATCCGTTGTCCGAGAAGGGCTCGGTGTCGATGCACATGGCGGGGGCGGTCTTCGCCGCTGCGCTGGCGAAGAAGGCGAAGGGAGCGGTCCGGTTCGTGGAGTTCGCCACCACGGCCAAGGAGATCAAGCTGTCTCCGACCGCTTCGGTGCTCAAGCTGGCGTCTGACTCCGTCGCTCGGAGTGGGCATGTGGGGCACGGAACCGACCTGGCCGGGGCGCTGCGGCTCTACCAGGGGGAGTCGAGAGTGATCATCTTCAGCGACTTTCAGACCAGCAGCTACGTCTACACCTCGAAGATCACGGCTCCGACGTATGGGTTCAATCTGGCAGGCTACGAGCCGACGATCGTGCCTGGTGGGAACTCGAACTGGGTCGAGCTGGGTGGCTTGTCCGACAGCACCTTCAAGATCATCCCGATCTTGGAGGAGCGCAAGCAGGGCAAGTGGCCGTGGGAGGCGTAGGTACTCACTGAAAGGCACGGCCTGCTGTGGTGTGGCCTGCTGAGGTACGCCTCGGCGTGGTTCGGTATGCCCAGGCTCGGTCCGGTCTGGCTCGCTCGGGTAAGGCATGGGATAGACCTACGGGCCTGCTCTTCGGAGTGGGCCCGTAGGCGTTTTGTCACTCAGACCCGTATGTACTCCTATGGCCTTGCGACGAGTGGCGATCAGGAACTTTCAGAGCTTGGTCGAGGCCGATCTGGAGCTGGGCCGCTTCACTGTCGTCGTAGGCCCGTCCAGTTCGGGGAAGAGCGCCTTCATCCGGGCACTCCGGACGTTGGCGACGAATCCTCGGGGCTCTTCCTTCGTGACGCAGGGAGCCAAGAGCGCGTCGATCGGGGTCGACACGGAGGATGGTGAAGTCTCCTGGTCGAGGTCGGGGAACTCAGTCACCTACAGGGTGAACGACGAGGCGTACTCGAAGCTGAATGGTGACGTCCCGGAGTCCGTCCTCGGGATGCTGGGGATCACGGACCCGGAGCTGCATATAGCGGGACAGTTCGATCGGCCCTACCTGCTCAGTGCGTCAGCGGGTGAGATCGCTCGGACGCTCGGGGCGCTGACGAACGTCTCGACCATCCTCGAAGCGGCCCGAGAAGCCGCTCGGAGAGGACGAGAAGTCTCCGGCGTCCTCAGGACACGGCGACTGGACCTGGAGCGCCTCAAGGAGGAGCTGACCGAGTTCGTCGGCTTCAAGGAGAGGCTGGCGGCACAGGACGAGGCGGAGGCCGTGCTGGCGCGAGCCAAGGCCGTCCAAGCGAAGTTGGACCGGCTGTCTCAGCTTCGGGGTGAGCTGGAGAGGGCAGAGACGGCACTGGCGGTAGCCAAGTCTCGGTTGTTCGACCTGCCGGATGCCACGAGGGCGCGGAGTCTCGTAGAGACTTACCAGCGGCTCTCAGGAATCAAGATCGATCTGAAGAGGCTCAGTGTAACTGCCGCCAAGGCCGGGGGCGAGGCGGAGCAGTTGAGTCTAGACATCAAGAACATCGAGCAAGAACGATTGGATCTCCTACACGAGCTGGGGACTTGTCCGGTCTGTGGGAGCGATACGAAGGAGCTGATGCATGAAGTACAGAGTTGAGCGCGAGGTGGTCAAGAGTCGTGAGCGCTGAGCTGACGGCCGAGGACTGCGAGAAGCTCTACCTGACGAACCGGAGAGGTAAGACGCATCTGTACTGGCCGAACGCCACGTACCCATCGCAGTTCAAGGTCGCACTGTGTGGAACCGTGCCGGAGTGGGGGAAGGACTGGCTCGGCCTGAACTCCGAGAAGGAGAAGAACGTCGCGCTGTCCCGCCGGATCTGTGGGGGCTGTGAGCGGTCTCTCAGGAAGATCAATCGTGATAGGGGGATCAGTGGAACGTCCTGAGTGGACCAAGGGTGCGTTGACGGTCGGGAATCTCAAGAAGCGCCTGGAGAACGCAGACGACTCCTGGGTCATTGCCTTTCCGATCGACGCTGAAGGCAATGACTTCAAGTACGTGGTCTGTACTTCTACCGGCCACCTCTATCGCTACCCGGATGGGGACTTCACGGCACCTGACGTGGACGACGAAGACGAGGACTGGGACGAGGACGACCCGGAGGTTGTCCCAGTGCTGTTCATGGAGCCGTACAACTGATGATGGATTGGTTCCAGCCGCCACTTCCTCTGAAAGAGAGTTGGCCTGAGCCCTTTGAGCCGGTGGAGTGGGAGGTTTTTCTTCGTGCCCGCGAGATAGCTCTCAAGGCTCAGCAGTGGAGCTGGATTACCTGGTGGCCTGGTCCCGACTACTGAAGAGAAGGAGGAGAGCTTGAGTAGGTATCTCCTCGTTGGCGATATTCATCTGAGTGACCGGCCGCCCTCGGCGTGCACAGACACCTACCTGGACGACCTCTTCGCCATCCTGGAGCACACGGTCCGGTTGGAGTCCGAGCTGGACGTGGCCGGGGTGATCTGGTCGGGAGACGTCTTCCACCACAAGCAGCCGTCCCGGACGTCGCACCGAACTGTGCAGCGCGCCATGGAGCTGGTGCAGGCGTACAAGCGGCTCTGGATCGTGCCGGGGAACCACGACATGCTCCACGACCGGTTCGACTCTGTGGAGGCCACGCAGCCGCTCGGGGTCTTGCTCCGGGCCGGGGCCGAACTCCTGAACGGGTGGGAGAAGACGGGAGAGCACCCCATCTATGGGGTTCCGTGGCTTCAGGAGTGGACCGAGGCGGCCGTCACCGAGGCGACCCGTGACTGGCACAAGAGACTCTTGGCTGAGGGTTGGCGGCAGATCAAGGAAGTTCCTGCGCCGTTCCTTCTTGTGTCGCACGCTCCGCTCTATCCCCCGTCGCTGGAGCTGCCTTACGAGTATTACCCGCTCCGAGACGAAGCGGAAGGAGACAACAAGTACGCCCGTCTCGGCTGGTCACGCCTGATGGGGAACCAGGGGTTCTGCTACTACGGTCACGTTCATGACGCGCATGGGACCTACGAGGTCGATGGCGTGATCTACTGCAACCAAGGCGCGATCACGCGAGGCTCTCTCGCAGAGTCGGACAAGAAGCGCGCCATCGCTGTGACGACCTGGAGTCCAGAGGAAGGCTTCGTTCGGGTCGACGTGCCGCATAAGCCTGCGGACGAGATCTATCGGGTCATGGAGATCCGAGCCAAGGAAGAGCAGCAGATTGCTCTCGACTCCTTCCTGGACTCGATCGGCCAGACCCGGGTTGAGGTCACGTCGATCGAGGACGTGATCGAGCAGATCAGAGGCATGGGGCTGGGGGACGAGTTGGTCACCCTGGTCACCGAACTGTTGGAGGAAGCTCGCGTTGGGCATTGAGATGATCTGCCTCGGCTGTTTGGACAAGCCGGTTCATCTACATGAGCCGAACAATCAGGGCGTGGTTCTGGTCGACGCTTCTCTTTTGTTGGGCCAGACCATCTATGGGGACAGCGCTCCGGGAGTGGTGGAGCTGACCGAAATGCTTTACGTCCTGGGACCGGTTCACGTCATCGGGACGTCAGCCTTCCCATTCTCTGAGTGGAAGAAGACCGTTCGCTTCCTGGGGGAGCAGAGGATCAAGGTAGATGCCCTGATCCTTCCCAAGGAGAGCGACGACCCGTCAAGCTTCAAGGCTCTCTACGTCGAAGAACTGAAGGAGCGTGGCGTTTCGGTGCGCTTCGCTCTGGATGGAGATCCGGCCGCCTACGAGAGCTACCAAGAACTCGGGGTGCCCTGTTCTCTGATTCGGCGTGCTCCGATTCTTCAGCCGGTAGGAGTTGCTGGGTGACGTTCGACTCGAAGCTGTCCCTGAGCTGGTCAGGGCTCCGGGCGTTCGAGGAGTGCCACAACCGCTCCCGTCTCATCCGGGCAGGGAAGCGCGCGAAGCTGCAAGATGTGCGGGGTTTCTTCCATGGCACGGTGGTCGACCGTGTGATGCGGGAGTGGCTGGAGGATCCAGACCTTCCCGCTGGCGCGATGAAGAAGCTCGTTCCAGAGATCTTGGAGCGCGAAGAGCAGGCAGCCAAGGACAACGGGGACGGGGTCGTGCGGTGGAAGTACGCCGACGACAAGGCTGAGGTGACGGCCTGGTGCATCGAGCTGGTGACGCGCCTGGAGCCGATCCTGCACCAGTACGTGACGCCGTACGACTACGAACCGGCCAGGAGGTTCAAGACGCCGCTGACGATCCCGGGCTTGTATGGGAGCCCGGTGGTCGTGTGGTTGGTCGGGGAGACCGACCTGCTGGTCCGGCCGGACAAGTACGAGGTCTTCGACCTCAAGGGGACGGCCGACGAGAACTACTGGCGCAAGACGTTGGGTCAGCTCGTGTTCTACGACCTCGATATCGAGGCCGAGTTCGGGGAGCCGTGCTCGCGGGTCGGGCTGATTCAGCCGATGTGCAAGGAGATGGTGAAGACCTGGACCGTCACCGAGCAGCAACGGCGGGAGATGGTTCAGCGGATCACCGCCTTCGCTCATGGGGTCTGGAAGAAGGACGCCACCTACGCGGAGGACCGGGAGGCGTGCAAGTTCTGCCCGACCAAGCACGCCTGTGACCGGTTCAAGCCGCGCTTCGTGACGCCGGAGCGCCGGTTGTCGATCGAGGCCATGAGAGCTGCCGTGCAGTCTCCGCCAGTGCCAGAGTCGTAGGTATCTGGGTGGGAGACGCACTGAGCCGGTTGACTGACCTAGAGAACCGGATTGAAGTCTTGCGCGCTGAGCAGGCGAAGGCGCGGGCTGTTCAAGAGGCAGCGCAGGCCCGTCGTGATGAGGTCTGGAATCAGCTCGGTAGCGAGTTCCAGATCCTTGACGAGGCCGCCCTGGAGGCGCGAGTCGTGTCGTTGGAGTCCGAGTTGAACGCTGAGCTGGACTCCGTCCAAGAAGCTTTGAGGAGGAGCATTGGCTGAGGGATCGGTTCTGGACGGTCTGGCCCCGATCGAGGTGGAGGAGGTTGGCCCGAAGACGGAGGTCGATCCGGACGCCGGGGATGTGATTCTCGAGTTCACGATCAAGCGCTTCCTGGCTGCTGGCCTCTTCAGCAAGGCTGCGTCGGTGGTGCCGAGCAAGGAACTGATGCCCGTTCTCAAGAACTTCTGGGTTGAGGCCGACGAGGATTCCCTGCGGGTGGTGGCGACCGACCTGGAGCTGAGCATCATCTCCTCGACGCAGATGGTCACGATCCTGAAGCCGGGCTCGGCCATCTTCCCGGCCGACAAGATCCGGGACATCGTTCGTGAGTGCGCCGATGACGAGATGCAGTTCACCGTGCGCTCCAGTGAGGGGAAGCCTTCGGCCACGATCCGGGTGGGGAAGGCGAGCTGGGTCCTGCGGTTGTCTCCCTCGGATGACTTCCCGGCACTGTCGGAGGTCGGGGACGTCGAGCTGGAGAAGGTCAACCGGTTGGACTTCCTGAACGCCCTGTTGGGAGTGCGGTACGCCGCTTCCCGGGACGCCAACCGGACCAACCTTCAGATGATTCAGATCAAGGACGAGAAGGTCACGGCCAGCGACGGGACGCGGATCCAGCAGGTGCGTCTCAAGGGCTTCACGAGGCACCTTCAGATCCCGATCGGGGCAGTGGACGACCTGGTGAAGCTCCTCCAGACCACGGAGCTGGAGACGATCGGGATCGGGGAGACCGACTCCTTCCTGGTGTTCGCGGTGGGGAACGACTTCTTCTTGGCGAACACGCTCTCCGACGACTTCCCGGAGAACATGGAGTCACTGATCCTCAAGAGCCTGATGAACAACACGCAGAAGCTCGTGGTCGACCACGAGGAGCTGTGGGACGCGGTGCGGCGGGTGAGGATCAACGCCGACCCGGAGACCAGTGCGGTCGTCTTGGACATCAAGCCGGGCTCGGTGACGGTCCGGAGTCGGGACAAGCTCGGGAACACCTCGACCGAGAAGATCAACGCAGGCTGGGATGGTCCGGAGCGTCGAGTCGCGGTGAACCACAAGTTCCTGGGTGAGCTGATCTCGATGTCGGACGCTAAGGCGTGTGAGTTCTACCTGTCTTCCGACCTGAAGGCCAAGAAGTCCTCGCTCATGATCAAGGACGAAGCGAGGGGTAGTTTCGGTTCGATCAATCAGATGCACCCTGACTTGGCCGGGATGTGAGTCATGAGCGAGTTCTGCCAGCACACGGATCGAACGGGGAAGCGATGCGTCCTGGGGAAGCATTCCAATTCCAACCACGAGATGCAGCCAGCTTCCTCGTCGTCGGTAAGGACGATCGTGAGGCAAGAGGAGTTGGAGCGACGCCTGACAGACTCTCCGGTGGAGAAGGTGGTGAAGGCCCTGGACGAGGTGACCGGGAATGCCCCTGCTCCGGACTCCTCTGCGTCGAGAACCGAGATGTGGGCGACGGAGAGACGGACCGGTGTGGAGACTGTGGACGTGAGTGCCTCGGAGACTTCCACGAAGCCCTGAGAGAGACGCTGTGACCCTGGCTCGCCTCAAGGAGCTGGAGTCGGGGGTCAAGGACGCAAGGCGCGCACTGGACCAGTTGCAGGGCCGAGCCTCGGCACTGGGACAGGCTGGTAAGCGAGTGGAGTCCGAGATCTCCGACCTGGAGATGAAAGCAGTAAACCTGGAGAAGGCGACGGCGCTTCTCACGAAGATCGGAGAAGACCGGCAGTCCGCCGCTCAGGAGCAGGTCGAGACGCTGGTGACCAGAGGATTGCAGACGATCTTCGGTGAGGATCTGAGCTTTCATCTGGTCACCGCGCCGCGAGGCAAGACCGCCGGGACGGAATTCGTCGTCCGGACGACTCTTTCTGACGGCTCCACGATCGACACTCCGGTGCTGGAGGCCAGAGGGGGTGGTCTCGCCGCAACGGTGGGCTTTCTACTTCGACTCGTGGTCATCCTTCTGAGCGAGTCGAAATCCTCCCTGTTGGTCCTGGACGAGACCTTCGCGATGGTCTCGGACGAGTATCTGGGGAGACTCTCGGAGTTCATCCGGGAGATCGTGGACAGCACTGGAGTGCAGATAGTCATGGTGACGCACCAGCCAGCGTTCACCGAGCACGGAGACGTGGTCTATCGATTCGGGCTCAAGGACGGTAAGACCGTCGTGAGCCGAGAAGGCTGAACCGAGCCAGGGCCCAGCTCAAAGAAGAGGGTCCACCGAACGAGGGAGACATCGATGGCGAATCGAACGCCGACCTTCATTGACGAGTTCGTCCGAGCGAACCAGCATCGCTTCGATATGCCGGTCCAGTACCTCGGGGACGAGCCGAACTCGTATCGGAAGGACTGGGATACCTCGACCGTCCGAGCCCTGCTCGCCGCCTCCTGGCCGTATCAGGCGGCAGCCGGGAACCAGTCGATCCCAGCGGTCTACAAGGCGATCAACATCGGTGAGAGCGTGAGGGGAGGTAGGCCGTTCCTGTGCGATCGGTACTACCTCCCCGCCACCCCTCGTGACCTCAAGACGTTCGAGCGCGAGGGCGTGCCGGTCTTCGGGATCGAGTCCAAGCACCAGATGCGGGACTTCGACGTGGTGATGACCTCGATCTCCTACCCGGTGCTGAGCCTGAGCTTCGTCAAGCTGCTCAAGATGAGCGACATGCCGGTTCGTCGGCGTGAGCGGGTGGTGCGTGAGGACTACCCGATGGTCATGGTCGGGGGACAGAGCTATGGGGCACCAGAAGTCCTGGCTCCGATCATCGACTGCTTCTGGCTGGGGGAGGTCGAGGAGGAGCCCGACAACCCTGGGATCGGGACGGTGTTCGCGAGGATCGAGCAGTTCAAGATGGAGGGCCGGTGGCAAACCGACCGGTTGGGATGTTACCGAGATCTGGCTCGCGAATTCAATTTCCTGTATTTCCCTGAGTTCGTTGACGTCCAGTACGAATACGAGGACCGGTCGGCCTTCGGTGTCGGGGTGGAGATCGACTCCCGGGGCCAGAAAGGCATCGGCCTCAACGAGGACGGATCGGTTCGTCTGTCCAAGCAGGTCTACTCGTTCAAGTCGAACCTGACCGGGCTTCGGATGCCGTTCCTCAAGCGGATCGTGAAGGACTTCAACAAGGTCGAGCCGCTCACCAACCCGCCGCTTCTGTACTCCGACCCTGGGATGGGAGCCGGTGACCTGGAGGTGGCACGAGGCTGCCCGGCATGGTGCACCTTCTGTGCGCTGACCTACCGGACCAAGCCCTACCGGGAGCGGGATGTCGCCTTCATGGCGAAGTACGCGCAGGACTTCATCAAGAACATGGGGTCCACGCACCTGACGCCCTTCAGCCCGGACCTGCCGATGTACCCGCGTCGGAAGGAACTGATCAAGACGCTGCTGGAGCAGGCGTCCGACGAGGTCGACGCGGGCGCGATGCGAGTGGACGACTTCATTGCCGACTCGGACTTCATCACCTTGCAGGTCTATGGGGGGATGGACGGGGTCACGCTCGGGGTCGAGGGCAACTCCCAGCGGATGCGCGACCTGGTGGGCAAGGGGACGTCGGACAAGGACGTGGAGGAGGCCGTCGCTCGGGCCATCCATGCAGGGGTCAAGAAGATCAAGCTGTTCATGATCTCGAACCTGCCGGGTGAGAACGAGGGCGACGTGATGAGGGTGTTGCAGCTCGCTCGGAACCTGGCCGACATCAGGGACCAGTCGGGGCAGCCCAACGTCCGGATCCAGTTCTCCTGGACGCCTCTGATGATCGAGGCCAACACGCCGTTCCAGTGGTTCCCGGCCCCGTCGAGTACGCGTGCTCTGGGAGATGTGTGGGAGGAGTTCCGCGCTCTCAAGATCGCGTTCAAGCTCGGGGGCAAGAGTGAGAAGAACAAGTCCACGTTCTTCCAGCTCTGCCAGCGGGCGTCGCGGGAGGTCGGTGAGGCCCTGGTCGACGCCATGATTGAGCTGGACACCGCGTGCTGGGGAGGGGTCCCCAAGACGAGCGAGAACAAGCTCGGGATGCACGACACGATCCTGCTCAAGCTGGCCGAGCATGGTTTCCTGAACGGCCTGGAGGACTGCTTCGATGAGCGGACCAAGTCCGACATGTTCGGGTGGGAGTTCATCGATCAGGGGATCAGCCCGGAGCTTCTGTGGGTGACGTACCAGCAGATGTTGGAGTTCGTGGAGAACACCGACGCGCACACCTACGACGAGAACTTCGATGACTCGTATCACGGCAGTGAGTGGATCGCCCGGTGCGATACGCAGTGCATGGGGAAGACCTGTGGGGTGTGCGACCACAAGGACCTGAAGCTGCGCCGGGAGTACATCGTCGCGAGCCGGAACGACTACCAGGTGACGCCGTCCGATCTTCGACCGATCGACCAGCGGTCGGAGGTCATGAGGATCCGGGCCAAGCTGGTGAAGTCCGACCGGTACCGGCAGATCATGAACGATCACTGGCGGTTCAATCTGCGGCGCGCAGCGAACCAGGCGTTCGACGCCCTGGGGTTCCCTGGCTTCCTTTCCAAGAGGTCGATCCGGTTCGTCTCCGACGACATCAAGTACCGGGACTGGACCAGTGGTGTGGACTACGTCGAGTTCGCGCTGACCAGAAAGATGTCTGTCCCTGAGGTGAAGGCTCTGCTGGACGAGATGAACGCTCGCCTGCTCGCCGTGCCGGGGGAGGAGGAGACCCGCTGGTTCAAGATCACGGACTGGCAGAGGTTCTCGGCTTCCGCCCCGAACATGAGGACGGACATCGACTACTCCCTCTGGGAGCTGGAGCTGAACGACGACCCGGGGAAGGTGTTGGGGAAGCTGGCGATCTGGGACGAAGCCGAGGAAGTGAGTATGACCCTCAAGCAGGAGGGTGGTTACTACTCGGCTGGTCCTGAGGTGGTCAACGCCAAGGAGTACGTCAAGGACATGTGGCTGGTGAAGGACGGCCATCGGCTGTTCCTTCGGATGCTTCTCAAGGGACGACCGAGTCCCTACAACATCTATGCCGCACTGATGCAGAAAGCGTCGTGGTTGGAGGCTGCCGCCATCCCGGCGCGTCGGATCGATGCGTTCGTGGAGATGGACGAGGACCAGTACGACTTCTTCCGGGTGGCGTGCGAATCGTGTGAGAAGGTCATCCCGGTCAACGTCCTGGACAAGCCGTACGACCTGAACTACTGCCCGGTGTGTAAGGACCGAGTCGAGGGAAAGACCCTCGCTCCCTTGGAGATGGCGAGTCGGTGACGAGAAATCTGCGGGTGATCGTTCCAACGAGGGAACGACCAAGGAATGCAGCTCGCCTGCTCAAGGCGTTCGAGAGCACGATCGGGGATGACACCAGGGTCATCTTCGCGGTGGACGAGGACGACCCCAAGCTGGGGGACTACCTGCGGTTGGACGCGGAGGTCAGGGTTCGTCCGACCAAGACGATGGTCGACGCCTTGAACCGGACCGCCCTGGAGATTGCGGGTGTCTACTTCGCGCTCGGGTTTATGGGGGACGACCATCTCCCCCGTACGAAGAGCTGGGACGTGGCCTATCTGGACTACCTGGAGGAGGTGGGGGTCGGGATCGTCTATGGGAACGACCTTCTTCAGGGCGATGCGTTGCCGACGCAGTGCGCGATGACGGCCAACATCGTGACCGTCCTGGGGCAGATGGCTCCGCCTCAGCTCTCGCATCTCTACGTGGATGACTACTGGCTCGCTCTCGGAACTCGCACCGGCTGTATCTGTTATATGCAGGGAGTCCAGATCGAGCACATGCATCCTGGAGCAGGAAAGGCAGTTCCTGATTCTGGTTACGCGAGAGTGAATGGCTTCGACGTGACCGATAAGGCGGCCTGGTCGCAGTACCAGGAAGAGGGTCGTCTGGACGCTGACGTGCTTCAGGTGAAGATGCTTCAGAAGTTCCGGGAGCCGGGCGAGTGAGGCAGACTGCGCTCGTGACCGGATCGAGTGGGTTCCTCGGTCGGCACTTCTCTGACGAGCTTCGGAGTCGCGATTTCAACGTGGTCGAGTGCGACACGGCCGTGGGGGTCAACGCTCTCGACCTGTTCCGGCGAGACGTCGAGCCCAACCGCTACGACCTGGTTGTCCACTGTGCCGCCGTCGAGCCGCATCGAGCCGCCATCGACTCTCTCCCGGACCACCTGGCCGCCAACCTCCAACTGGACTCGGCCATGTTCCGGTGGGCGCTCAGGACGCGTCAGCGTCGGGTGCTCTACATCTCCAGCTCGGCCGTGTACCCGGTGCGCTACCAGCAGTGGGTGTCTCACGCCAAGCTCCGGGAAGAGCACACCGACGCTGACGAGGTGCCGTTCGATGACTACGGTTGGCTAAAGCTGACCGGGGAGCGGATGGCGAAGATGCTGAACGGGGCAGGAGTGCCCGTGCACGTCGTGAGGCCGTTCTCCGGCTATGGGGAGGACCAGAGCACCAACTTCCCGTTCGGTGCCTTCAGGGAGCGAGCCAAGGCCCGGCAGGACCCCTTCGAGATCTGGGGAGACGCGACTCAGGTACGGGACTGGATCCATGTCTCCGACGTGGTGAAGGGGGCTCTGGCAATCGTGGATGCCGACGAGAGGCGGCCGGTGAACCTCTGTACCGGCACCGGGACCAGCATGCTCGGCCTGTCGGATCTGTTCACCCGAGCGGCTGGGTACCAGCCTGAGGTCAAGGTGCTCAAGAACAAGCCGATGGGTGTCTCCTATCGAGTGGGAAACCCCTACCGGATGCTTCGGCACTATGTGCCGGAAGTGTCCATCGAGGCAGGGGTCGAGAGGGCGATGAGTAGTGCTTGATCTCGACACGGTCGACGTGGCCGAACTCCGGGACTGTGAGGACCGGGAGTGTCTGGAGGAGAACGGTCCGAAGACGGCCGAACCCGAGCAAGACGGAGACCACAAATACTGGGCCTGCACGGTCTGTGGGTTCGAGTTCGGGTGGGTGAAGATCGATAGTCAGCCCATCTCGGCCAGTGCCGAAGGACACTGCGCGGTGGGTGTCCCGGCTGAGCTGAGACGTGCAGCGAGTGGGGTTGCGGAGGGAGCCGCAGCGAAGCTGGAGAGAGGCTCCACCAAGGTTCCGCTGGGTCTCACGATCAAGAAGAGGCCCGGCCTCTAGCTTCCGTGGAGGTTCGGCCTTGTCGTTCCTGGATTACCCCACACGCCTTCGGCCGTCTCCTCCGGCACAGCCCCATCTCAGACTGGTAGACCACCTTCAGACGCGCCGTCCGTTCGCTCAGACGGTCGACTATCTGACCGGGGTCACGTACCCGATGTACGACAACGACAAGATCGGGGATTGTGGGCTCGCGGCACCAGGGCATCAGATTCAGTCCTGGAGCTTCTTCGGTAACGGGAACCTCTTCACCCCGGAGCCAGAAGCCATTATCGAGGCGTACAGCGCAGTAAGTGGTTATGACCCCAAGACGGGGGCGAACGACACTGGCGTTGTCTTGCAGGACGTCTTGTCGTACTGGAGGAAGACCGGGATCGGTGGCAACACCATCACCGTGTTCGCCTCTGTGGACGTGTCGCAGCCCGACGAGATCGACGCGGCGATCGAGGCGTTCGGGTCACTGTTGGTGGGAGTGAACCTCCCCAAGACGGCGGCGAAGCAGTTGGACGATGGGCAGCCCTGGGACTACGTGAGAGGGAGTGGTGACGGCGCACCTGGTTCCTGGGGTGGGCACGCGATCCACGTCGGGGCGTTCGATCGTGTCCATGGTGTGAGGGCGTGTACGACCTGGGGCGCGATCCAGCTCATGAGCGACTCGTTCTGGAAGCACTACGCCTTCGAGGCGTGGGTGGCCGTGAGCACGCTCTGGGTGGACACGAACAAGGACGGGATCGGGGCTATCGACCTTCGCTCGCTGGGTCAGGCGTTCGTTGACTTGGTGCCCGGAGCGAGCAACCCATTCCCGGACGTGCCGAACCCGGTAGTTGACATGAAGGCAAAGACAGAGGCGGACCTGCTGCCCGAGGCTCAGGCGTGGGTGGGCAGGAAGTGGCACACGACCTCGGCCAACAGGAGTCTTCGGGCCGTACTGGAGCCGTGGATCGGCGCGCGTATCTGAATAGGGAGAGACAGCGATGGCGGTGAGTCGGAAGTACGGGAAGGTCACCTTCGAGCGGGGGACGATCGAGGAGGCCGAGCCCGTCTTCGTGGTGAGGGCAAGAGATCTGGCTGGTCCTTCGGTGGTCCGGCAGTACAAGTGGCTGTGCGAGGCGCTCAAGTCGCCCGACTCCCACCTGTACGACCTGGACGCACTCCGGACCGAGATGTGGGCGTGGCAGGCGAAGCACGCACGTAAGATCCCCGGCCTCCCTCTGGTGGGGGAGGGCGAGAGTGCCTGAGATGTTGGCGCTCAAGTACCGTCCCAAGACCTTCCGGGACGTGGTGGGGCAGAAGGTCACACGGGTCACGCTCGAAGCGATGGTGAGGAAGGAGCAGGTCCCGACCGGCCTGCTCTTCTCCGGTATCCGGGGCGCTGGCAAGACGACGATGGGCCGGATCCTGGCCGCCGCCCTGAACTGTGAGCACGAGGACCCCGGAGTCCGTCCCTGCCTGGAGTGTGACGCCTGTGAGGCTGTCCACTCCGGTTCGTCCATGGCCGTGATCGAGCTGGACGCAGCCTCGAACGGGAACGTGGGGGCGATCCGGGACCTCACGCAGTCTCTGCGGTACAGCGTGAACGGGAAGACCCGGGTGGTGCTGCTGGACGAGGCGCACTCCATGTCGACGGAGGCGAACAACGCTCTGCTCAAGACGCTGGAGGAGCCTCCGCCGGACACGGTGTTCGTGCTGTTGACCACGGAGCCCGGCCGGATCCTGGGGACGGTGGTGTCCCGGCTCATGGAGTTCGACTTCGTGAGGATCGGGATTGATGACGTGGTCGGGCGACTGACCTACATCTGCCAGCAGGAGAAGTTCGACCTCGACCCTGAGCTGCTGGTCCTGATCGCAGAGCGGGCTCAGGGTGGACTCCGGAACGCGATCATGTCGCTGGACCAGATCAGCCGTGTCGGGATCACGACAGTGGAGGAGTACCGGGAGTTCGTCGGTGACCTCGACTTCGCGCCCGACCTGGCCCGAGCGATGATCTCCGGCTCGGTTTCGGAGTCTCTCGGGATCCTGGATCGGGTGCTGTCCCGGGTGGGCGACATCAGTGACGTCTCGGGGCAGATCATCCGGTGCTTCACGGACCTGATGCAGCTCAAGGAGGGTGGAGAGCTGTCCTGGCAGGGCGTTGCCCTGGAGTCGAGGAAGAGCCTCGTGGGGCGGGTCGAGGTGGAGAAGCTCTTCGCCACCCTTCAGGTCTTTTGGGCCTTCAAGACTCAGATCCGGGTGGGTGAGGACCAGCGGGCGGCTCTGGAGTTGGCTGTGGTGATGGGGATCAAGGCGCTGGGTGGGGTCACGTCGAAGCCTGCCGCTGTTGCTCCTCGGAGGATGTCCATCAGGGAGCTGGCAGCCGCTCAATGAAGCTTGTGATTACGGCCTTTCAGCGGCCCGGCTACTTCGAGCGTGTCTTGAAGAGCTGGGCCGCTGCGAGAGGTCTACACCGCCTGTCGGGGATCGAGATCGCCTTGGAGCCCTCGCATCACCTGAACGAGATGACCTATCTGGCGAACTCGATCATCCCCGAGGCCAACGTCCATCTGAACCCGACGCGGCTCGGTGTTCTGGAGAACCCGTATCAGGCGTTCCACCGTGCATTCCTTGGCGAACCGGACGACTCCTTCGTGATCCTGGGAGAGGACGACTGTGTCGTCTCCACAGACGTGATCGAGTATTTCGAGTGGGCGTCGAGGCGATTCGCGGGGGACCCGTCCGTGCTGGGGGTGTGCGCGTTCTCCTGGAGTCAGCCGGTCCGTGCCGCTCGGTACGTGAAGCTGGAGTCCGGCTTCTGCCCGATCGTGTGGGGGACGTGGAAGAACCGGTGGGAGACGGTGCTCGGCCCCACCTGGGACCACGACTACTCGACAGGGAACCCTCCTGGCTTTCAGGCCGGGTGGGACTGGAACATCAACCTTCGGGTGATGGGGGATCGGAAGTTTGTCTGGCCGGTGCAGTCGAGGTCGAACCACATCGGTAAGTGGGGAGGGACGCACACGCAGCCGGACACCTTCCCCTCGTCCCAGGCTCCGAGCTTCAAGGAAGTTGTGCCGATTCAGGACTATGCCGTGACGGAGGCTCAGAACTACAAAGTGACGCAGTAACCTGCGTGAGCCGTGACGCGATCCCGCCTATGGATGATCTGGACGCCGCGTTCACGCTGCCAGAGACGGTTGCTGATCCTGGCTTGCGGCGTCTCTACGAAGTGCTGATCACGAGGATGCGGAGAGAGTGCGCGCACCTCCCGCAGACCACGTTGACGACGCTGCTGATCGAGCGAATTGCGTATAACTACATCGTGCTTCGGTGGAAGGAATCGAGGCCGATGGGTGACGCTGAAGGATTCGCGCACTCGACTGCCCAGAAGGAATACAACACTTTCTGGTTGGCGATGACTCAGGAGCTGAACAAGGTCGCACGCCAGACGGATAAGGCATTCCGGGACGAATTGGTTGGTGTGCTTTCCTCGGCAGTGTTTAGGGCCCTGTCGGACGAGGAACCTGAGGTCAGTAAGAGAGTCAGGGCGCGGGTCGCCGCGAGCCTGGAGAACGCCGGTTTCTGAGAGGGAAGAGCATGTCTGACGACATTCAGCACTTCGAGGGCACGGTCGAGAAGGTTCGCGAGGACGGCACTCGGGTCATGTCCTCGTACCTGGAGGGTGGCGAGCGCCTCGCCTCCGAGGTGGACGCGGAGAAGCAGGAGGAGAACCTGCGGGCCGTGCGCGAGGACCGGGGCAAGGAGGAGGACCGGGGCCTGGCGACCGAAGAGAAGACCGTCACGAGCAAGAGCGCGTCCGGTCACACGTCCACGACCCGTAAGGGTTAGGAGCTAGCTGTGGATCTCTCTCGTCCAGTGGGCGACGACGAAGCTGCGATCGTGGCCCTGGCGTGCTCACTGGACGAGGAGCCCGGCTCGAACTGGGTGCAGAAGGCCGGTGGCCTGCCCGAGTTCATCTGTGAGATGGCTAGGGCGATCAAGCGGGACGGGAAGTCCACGTCGAGCGCTATCGCCATCGCCGTGAGCCGGGTCAAGCAGCTCGCCGCCAAGGGCAACGCCAAGGCCGCCAAGGCTGCCGCTCAGTGGGAGCGGTTGAGGGCGAGGAGCAAGGAGACCGTCAGCGCTTCCGCTCCCTCGGAGGCCGCGCTGGAGACCCTCCTGGACCACTGCATCGGCCGGAGAATGCTCCGAGAGTACGGTTCACAAACGCACAAGCAGCATCTCGACGCGCTGATCAAGCTCGCTCAGAAGGAGTAGGGTGTCGTCGCTCTCGAAGCTCCTGCTCGCTGACCCGGAGCCCGAGGAGACGCAGGAAAAGCGCGCACTCGAAGATCTCTTCGAGGAAGAGCCTGTTCCTCTCGACGTGTTCGTCCGGGACCCTCTGTTCCTGTCGAACCCTCCGCTCGGGCCGATTCAGTACGAGGCCGTGAAGCACATCGAGAGGATCTATCTGCCCGACCTCTACCCGGTGATGGCGAGAGAGTTCGGGGGCTACTGGGCCGAGCCCGTCCGGATGACGAACTTCGTCACTTTGCAGTGGGGGAAGGGTTCGGGGAAAGACCACATCTGCCGTGTGGCTTCTCTGCGGGTGGCCTACCTTCTGCTGTGCCTGCGCTCTCCGCAGCTCTACTTCGGGCTGCCTGAGCAGGACACCATCCACATGCTCAACATCGCCGCATCGGCCCCGCAGGCGTACCAGGCGTTCTTCGCCCCGATCACTCGTGTGGTCCGGAAGGGCTGGTTCGCTGACCACTGCGAGCCGAAGATGAACGTCATCTCGTACCACAAGAACGTTGAGGTCATCTCGGGTAACTCCGACGCCGAGACTCAGGAGGGCTTGAACCTCATCCTGGGGATTGCCGACGAGATCGACGCCTTCAAGAGCAAGGAGGAACTGGAGAGGTTCCGGGGCAAGCAGGCGCGTGAGCCTACGAAGTCAGCGGAGGGCATTCTCAAGATGCTGAGAACCTCCGCTTCGACCCGTTTCCCGGAGTCCTTCAAGAACGTCCGGATCTCCTACCCGAGGTTCAAGGGCTCCACGATCCAGAACCTCACGACGAGGGCGCGAGAGGACAACGAGAAGCGCGCAGAGACGTCTCGTCACTACGTCTCCGGCCCCAAGCTGACGTGGGAAGTGAACCCCCGCTACGACAAGTTCGAGCGAATTACGATCCCGCAGACTGACGCCCTGGTTCCGAACGTGGCCTCGATCATCGAGGACTACGAAGAAGACCCGGACATGGCGAAGATGATGTACGAGTGCCGCCCGCAGCTTGCGGCCGATCCGTACTTCAAGAACATGGACGCCGTCCGGGGCGCTGTGAAGAGCGAAGAGCAGCCGATCAAGATCGAGTACCGGAAGGTGACGCTCTCTTCGGGGGCCGAGGTCTGGGAGCCGATCTACCACTTCGATCACGACTTCCGCCCGATCGCCGGGGCGAACTACGCGATGCACGCCGACCTGGCAGTGACGGGGGACAGAGCGGGTATCGCCATGAGCCACGTCGTGCGCCTGGAGGAGGACATCCGGGACGTCTACGACGAGGAGGGCGCGCTCATCCAGAAGATCGAGGTCAGGCCGGTGGTGAAGACCGACTTCGTCATCAGCTTCTCGGCCGACAAGCGAGTCACTCCGCCGCGAGAGATTCAGATCCGGTGGGCCCGGCAGCTCGCCTTCGAGCTGATCAAGCGCCAGTTCCCGATCAAGAGCTTCACCTTCGATGGCTTCCAGTCCACCGACTCCATGCAGATTCTGTTGGCGCAGGGAATCGAGTCGGAGAGGCTCTCCACTGATCTGTCGGAAGACCCCTGGCGGACACTGCGAGACGTGATCTACGAGGGCCGCTTCTCGATGCCCTGGAGCGAGATCTGTATCCGGGAACTGGGAGCGCTCGGGCGCTTCGCAAACAAGATCGACCACCCGATCGGGGGATCGAAGGATGAAGCCGACGCGCTGGCCTGCTCGGTGGTGGGGGCAATCCTGGTCGGGGGCTCTGAATCGGAAGAAGGCGAAGTGGTTTTCCCGAGTGAAACTTCGTTCCTCTGGGGGGCGACACCGGGCGCATCGCTGATGGAAGACGGCCTGGAGATCGATCCTTTCGTCTTCTCCTCTCCTCTGATGCCGAAGTGACACCAGGGGAGGTGTGTCGAGACGTTGGAGGCCAGCCTTGAGCGACTTGGTGGAGCTGGCTACAGACCAGGTCGATCGAGTGGACCCCAAGGCGACCGACGTCGTCACCCCCAAGAAGCCGACTGATCTCGGGGTCGAGTACGGGGTCAGTGAGGTTCTCCCCTTCACGACGCCGTACAAGGACGGGCATTCGGTCGAGGTTCTGCGTGAGCAGGGCGAGGACTATGGCCCGAGTGTTCGGCAGCTTGCCGCCATGCGGCGCACCGATGGGCAGGCACGCGCGCTCTACCGGTTGGTGACGCTGCCGATCCGGTCGGCGCTCAAGAACTCCTCGTTCGTCCCGGCAGAGGGGGGCGAAGCGGAAGCTGAGTTCATCGACCAGCTTTTCAACCTCCCGCCTGCGGGTGGAGGGATGACCACGCCGTTCCATCGGGTGATGGCCGAGATCCTCGTTGCCGTCTTCGATGGGTTTGCCGCGTTCGAGCTGGTCTATTGGCAGCCGACGACTGGGCCGCTCAAGGGGAAGTACACGCTCAAGAAGATCTCGAAGCGGCCGAGCGAGACGATCACCTTCCTGGCTGACGCGCATGGAGGCTTCGCGGGGCTACGGCAGAGGACGTCCTACCAGGGCCGGACCATTGACGTGGAGATCCCGGAAAACAAGGCGTTCTACTACACCTGCCAGGAAGAAGAGCGGAAGTTCTACGGGATCTCGATGTTCCAGAGCGCCTTCTACCACTTCGACAAGAAGGTGAAGCTCTACTACATCGCGCACCTGGCAGCTCAGAGAGCGGCAGTCGGGACCCGGAAAGGTGTGATGCCGCTCAACGCTTCGGACAAGGACAAGAAGAGCTTCGTCCGGGCGCTGGCCGAGCTGGGCCTGGCGCAGTACATTGCGCTGCCAGGCCCGGACTGGGACGTCGAGAACCTCAAAGAGGGTGGGACGTTCGACTTCCTGAGCTACATCAACCACCACAACTCGCAGATGTCCAAGTCTGTGCTGGCTGGGTTCTTCGATGAGAACCAGGGTGGGGGCAAGTCCGACACGAGCATGGTGAACTTCGGAGAGCAGTCCGATGCCATGTTCCTGCTCATGCTCACGTCGATCATGGACGAGATCGCATCGAGCATCAACAACTACTTGATCCCTCGGTTCATCGACTGGAACTTCGGTTCGGGGCTGTACCCCACGTTCAAGTGGGGGACGTTCACGGACGAGCAGAAGGGCGCGATCCGGGAGACCTTCGACAAGCTGGCCGTCGCAGGGCAGAGCCTCACCGCTACCCCCGACTTCGTCTTCGCCCTGGAGAAGCACATGGCGGAGGAGCTGGGGTTGGAGCTGGACTACGACCAGCTTCAGAAGGAGTTCGACCAGAAGAAGGCCATGCAGCAAGAGGCTGCCGACGTGCAGCACGAGGAGCTGCTCACCTACGGCTCGCAGGGGCAGAACCCCAACCAGCCTGGGCAGGGACCTGGCGGTGTAGGCGGCCGAGGTGGAGGCCCTGGGGGCGGTGGCAAGCCTCCCGCTCCGCCGAACACCCCGCCGGGAGTGGCGCTGTCCTGGCCGCGTACCGACGCCGAGGACCGTCTCCTCGCCCTGGCAGGGATGCTTCTGGAGGGGGCCGACGAGGAGATCGCCCTGCATGGGGTGCACGGGAAGTCCGGCTACGCCCTGCTGCACAGCCCGAACAAGAGGATCCGAGAGGCCGCAGAGCGAGAGTTCCAAGCCGCGAAGCAGCGGGGAGCCTCGGACGAGAAGGCACAGGCGAAGATCACTGTGTCCGGGGCCAGGATCGCCTCGCACGAGAAGGCCGGGGGAACGCACACCCTCGTCTCGGAGGACGGGACCGAGCTGCCGATCCGGTCAGGAGCAGGGGATCACGTCTCCTCGGTGGACGAGCCGGGGGGTGGAGACGGGACGAGTGAGCCGGAGAGGACCGTGTCCTACCTTCGGGAGACGTGGTCGAGTACCTCCTCGCCCGGCTACACACTGCGGCGGTTCCTGGACAACACCTACGACGTGGTGAGCCCGGAGGGGAAGGTCTCGAACCGGAACGAGGACTTCGACTCCGACGCCTGGACGGAAGCTGGCTGGCACCTGAACCCGGGCTCGAGTACGCGAGCCTCTGATTTGGCTGAGGATGTGGAGATCTTCGATGACGCAGAACCGGAAGACGGACCAGGAGCCTCAAAGTCAAAGCCAGCCCGGCGACCCTGAGAAGCTCCCGGACGACCGGGTGATCTCCCGTCCCGGCCCCTCGTACCCTCGTGACACAGTTGAGACGGGATCCGAGCCGGTAGAGGATGCATGACCACTCAGTTCGCTGCGACACTTGACGCCAAGGAGACGTCGAGTGTCGCCCTGAGGAAGATCGAGGATCTGAGTCGGGAGGGCATCCGGCGCGGGTTTGCAGTGCTGAGTGGGAAGTTCACGGGGATGCTGGCGAGCGTTACTGATCCCGATCTTGAAGAGGCCCTGGCCCGCTTCACGAAGATGATCGAGTCCAGTGCGGGGAACGCCAGACGATCTATCCAGTCGGCGCATGTCTCTGCGGGTGCTCTGGGGAGCGTCGCCGCGAGTGCTGACCTGGCCCGGCTCGGGGTGTCCGCGCCCAGGGTCCCGGCCCCTGACACCGCCTACCTCAACTCGGTGCTGTCCGACCTGAACCGGAACGTCGGGGAGATGCTCGGCAACGTCAGGGAGGCCGTGGGCGCGATCTGGAACGCCCCTCCGCCCCCGGAGTACCAGATGGACCGGGCCAGTGCGGAGGCCGGGAGACTTCAGAGCGTCGAGAGGGAAGTTGCGCGCCTGCTCTCCAACCTGATCAACCGCTCGGAGCTGGGGGCATCGGCAGTCGCGCATCGTGCTTTCACTGACGCGCAGATGGGCGTCTTCAAGGCCGCTCAGGAGTCCAACCCGGGCCTGTCGTTGCTCAAGACGTGGGTGGCCGATCTGAACGCGGAGAAGCCGCCCTGTGCCCTCTGCCAGTCCCTGCATGGGACCTGGGTGGAGCTGGGGGAGGAGTTCCCGCATGGGAACGCTGAGGTCTATGGGGGCGACCTTCAGGGTCCGCCGCGTCATCCGAACTGTCGGTGCCGGGTCGTGCCGCACCTGGTGACCCTGGACGAGCCGGAGCCATCAGTGCCCCGGTTGCCGGAGGAGCACCGTGCGATCACCGCTGCTGAGATCCGGGCGATGTCTCCTTACCGTCTGCGGGCGATCGTGGCTGCCCTGCTGGCGCTGATCTCCAAGCTCGGACGTCGATGACGACCTTCCGGCCCAAGACCAGGCTTCAAGCGGCAAACCTCCTGCTCACGGCCCTGAACTACGCCTCTGGGACCTTCGAGGACTTCTCGATTTCGCCCCTCACGGTGGACAAGGTCATGGAGGTCGGCCTCACTGTGACGCCTGTCTCAGAAGATCTGTCTCGAATGTTGAGACAGGTAGTTGACGACGGTGAACTAGCGCGATAGGGTCGTTCTCAGTGCCAGACCGAAGAAAGATCTGACCTGTGCGACCTTGAGGAGGGCTCACCGCTATGCCGCCGTCTTGGAGCGATGAGCCGCTCGAGAACTGGGTGGAGATCCAGACGCCCCAGGAGGATGTGAGCCTCAAGGCTTACTCGAAGAAGTATTTCGAGTCTCCCGAGAATAAGTGGGCCAAGGCCGAGTTCAAGATCATCAACTGGGCTGAGATCAAGGAGACTGTCAAGGAGTACCCGTCTTATAAGAACTTCGAGGAGTCGTACCTCACGACTTACCTGGAGAACTCCAAGGGTGGGAAAACGGGAAGCCTCGACAAGGTCGTGGGTCTGGCGTCCGCGCCGGGCGGGGGAATCCCCGGGATCACGGACTCCTACTGGGCACACCGGAACGGGAAGCTGGTCAAGGTCTCGAAGTACAAGACGCCGAACCCGGCCGACCCCAACGCTGGCACTCCGAAGCTGAACACCGGTTCGGCCACCACGCACGTTGCTGCCGACGTCCCCTCTGACGCGACCCCGGTCGGTTCCGGGGGCAAGCACGTCGGCTACATCAAGTCGTCCGGGACGTCGGGGAAGGTCCACGCCTGGAACTACAAGGGCCAGGAGCTTGTCGGGGAGTTCGACAAGGCGGAAGCCAAGACGCTGCTGGCAACCATCTTCAAGTCCCAGCAGACGTACAAGAACAAGAAGGCTCCCGAGCACCCTCCGGTCAAGTACGTGGAGAAGATGGCTGCGCAGGCGGCCAAGGAGGCTTCTCCGGTCGAGGCCCTGTTCCCGCCCGTGGGTTCTCAGGTCACGGAGATGGCGACGCTCAAGTCGCTACCGATCGGCTCGGTGGTGGAGCACCACTTCAAGGGCTCCACGAACACCTGGAAGAAGATCGACGCCGACATCTGGGAGTCGGACGGTTTCAAGATCAAGTCTGTCGATCTCAAGGAGTCGATGGACGCGGGCGAGCTGTCGCTCAAGACGATCGGGACCAAGTCTCTGATCCCGGATGAGCCGAAGAAGGTCGACGCTCCGAAGGCTCCCTCCGTCTCCAAGCCCGAGCCCAAGAAGGAGACGCCGAAGGCTGAGGCCCCCAAGGTCGAGGCTCCGGACAAGAAGGCTGAGTCCGCCCCGGCACCGGAGAAGAAGGCTGAGCCTGCTCCCGCTCCCGAGAAGAAGGCCGCTCCCGCCCCGGAGTTCAAGAAGGAGACGACGAAGACCGAAGCTCCAGCCTCCCCTGCGGGGAAGGTGAAGATCGGGGGCAAGGAGTTCTCTGCTGACGATGTCAAGGACGCTATCTCCATCCTGGAGAAGGCCAAGGGCATCATGGTCAAGCAGCCCTTGCAGAAGTACAACAACCCGGTCTGGGACGTCGACTACAAGGCGCTCGCCAAGGAGCACGTCCCGGGGACGAACGAGACGAAGCCCGCCTTCATCAAGTACCTGAAGGACCAGCTTGGGAAGACCGGCGACGCCAAGAAGGTGGACGCCCCGGCTCCGGAGCCCAAGGCTGAGCCGACCAAGGTCGAGAAGATCGCAGAGACGGCGGCCAAGCCGAAGGTCGAGGCTCCGAAGCCGGTCGACGTCGCGTCCTTCAAGCCGGGTCAGAAGCTCACTCCGGAGGAGGTCAAAGCTCTTCCGATCGGCGCGAAGATTGCTTTTAACTACGCGCCGAATCACATCTACGAAAAGAATGCTGCCGACGAGTGGCAGACTCCTACTGGTGTTCTGCTTGGGAACACCGTTTTTACGGCTGTGCCGAGTGCTGTTAGCCTGCACTCGCTGCCGGGTGGCGAGAAGGTGGAAGAGCCCAAGGTCGAGGCTCCGAAGCCTGCAAAGCCCGGCCCGGTCACCTCCCTGACGGACTTCATGAGCCTGCCGGTGGGGACGAAGGTGACTTACACCTCCGCAATCATTAGCGCTGGCCCCAAGGAGTTCACGAAGACCGAGAATGGCTGGACGAGCCCGAGCCACTCCTCGCCGCTGCCCGATTCCGCTTTTGCCGGGGCAATCAAGCTCGGAAAGGTTGCGGTCACGGGGAAGGTCGAGGCGACCGAGGTCAAGAAGGTTGAGCCGACTCCTGCTCCCGAGAAGGTGGGCCCCAAGCCTGGCGACAAGCTGACGAAGGAGACGTTCGCTTCCCTCCCTGCTGGCGCTGTCGTCGCGAACAAGTATTCGCAGTACAAGAAAGGCCCCAATGGGGGATGGTCGAACGCTGCCAGTGCGGTTCCGCAGTTCAAGATTTCTGACTCGGCGTTCGACAACACCATTGCCAATGGCAACCTGACGCTCCACAGCCTTCCGAGCGACGCCCCGGCTCCGAAGGCGTCCCCCTCTGTGGGTCAAGCGCTCACGAAGGACGACCTTGACGCGCTTCCGAATGGTTCGGTGGTCAAGGACCCTGAGGGCATTAGTTGGACGAAGAACAATAAGTCCGAGTGGAATCTGTCTAAGTACGTCAACCAGATCTCGGGTCTTCCTTCGTCCAGTATCGCTGACCACAAGCTGACGCTCGTTTCGGCCGCCCCTAAGCCCGGTGACAAGCTGACGCAGGAGACGCCGAAGGCCGAGACTTCCAAGGTCGAGGCTCCGAAGCCTGCCGCCCCGAGTGCCAACGCTGTGAACTGGGCTCCGGTGATCGAGGGGAAGGACTTCCACAACCTCGTCAAGAGCTACTACTCCACCGCGACCGAGCTGCGGGACACCATCAAGGAGATGGCCGCTCACCTCGGGTTGGCTGGGGTCATCGGCCAGCACATGACCGGGACGTCCGATCGGAAGGCGTGGATCGAGGCCGTCTACAAGGGTGACCTCGTCAAGGCGTACCAGATCGAGGAGGCTGCGGCTAAGGCGAAGGGGAAGGTCCACGCCAAGGCCAAGAAGCACCCGGGCGCTCCGGGGAACTCGGGGAACATCGAGGTTGCTCCGGCCGTCGCGGGGGAGCTGAAGGCTGGTTCTCCGCTCTCCGGTCCGGGCGTCCCGGAGAACCTGAAGGCCGCTCTCCTCGACACCTACCCGTCGAACGAGACGGTCGACGCTGTTCTTCTCGCTGCGGGGATGAAGAACTCGCAGGGTCTTTCGGCGAGCAACAAGCGAGCATGGGCTCGGTGGTTCGCTGAGGGTTACCAGATCGGTGTTGACCGGCTCTCGCTGTACGCGAAGAAGAACGTCGAGGATGGGAACTTCTACTCCGAGCCGATCGTGCCGCCCAAGCCGATCGTGGGGGCTGGCGAGTCGGTCGAGATCGACCCGGAGTGGAAGAGCTTCAACATCGGCCTGAACCGGGCCACGAACCTCACCCCGGCGCAGCTCAACGCCTACCTGGCGCAGATCTTCACCCCGGACACCCGGAAGGCTGTCACCACCAAGCTCTCGGTGGACCAGAAGCAGGCCATCGTCCAGCTTCACTACCTCTCGACGCTGCCCAAGCTCAAGGGCGCGCACAAGGACCCGGAAGTTGCGGCGTCGGAGTTCAACGCGATCAAGAAGCAGATCGCGGAGCAGGCTCCGGGCTATAGCAACGCCGGGTGGAACTCGGAGAACTGGCAGTTCGACCTCCCCGCTTTCCCGGCCAAGAACAGTACGTTCGAGATCGAGCCCGCCTCGGCCGGAGTGGCGAAGCTGGGGGGAACGCAGTCCAAGTTCTTCGTCCTGGACGACGAGGGCAACCGGTGGCTGTTCAAGCCGTTCGCTGAGTCGTGGCGCTCCAAGGTGTCGCACGGTGCGCATATGGCGGGGAAGTTCTTCGGCTTCACGCACGCCACTTCGCAGACCGTCACGATCGATGGGAAGTTCGGCCACCTTCAGTCGGTGCTCGATGCCTCGGACATCGGCCCCGCGTCTTCCCTCACTGACTCGCAGCTTGCCGACGTCGCGCGTGAGCACCTGTTCGACTGGCTGACGGGGAACGACGACGCGCACAAGGCGAACTTCATGGTCCTTCCTTCGGGGAAGGTCGTCGGGATCGACAAGGACCGCGCGTGGGGTCCGGGGTTCGGGAAGTACGCCCTCAAGCCGGGGGCGCTGAGCCACCAGAGCCACGTCTACTACGAGGATCTGTACGCCGACGTGATGTCGGGGAAGATCTCGGCTGGGCAGGCTCAGGCGCTCTACAAGGCCGTGATGAGCCGGGCCAAGATGATGCAGGCTCGGCCCGACGATGGCTACCGGGCGATCCTGGAGGAGGCTTTCTCCGGGGATGGCTACCCGCTGAGTGGCGCGTCTCGGTCGGCACTGATCGAGAAGGCCCTGGCTCGGAAGAACTCGCTGGTCGATGACTTCGAGGAGCTGTGGTCGGGGATCCTGGCGAAGGCCGGGGTCGAGAAGCCAGAACCCTCCACTCAGATCGCTCCGCACATCCACACCGGGGCGACGGGTGAGCTGTTCGAGGACGTCGAGAAGGCTGGGGCGGTCGGGCACTCGACCTTCTACCACTCGACGGACCTGGAGGACTCGCACTTCATCCTTCAGTCGGTCAAGACGCCGCAGGGTAAGCTCCTGGTCGGTCAGGGGCAGCTCCTGGAGTCGGGCGACGCCAAGCTCTCGAAGTTTCTCGCCTCGAAGTTCACCGGGGTCACGCTCGGTGCGTCTGCTCCCAAGGAGCCGGTGGCCTACACGAAGTTCACGCAGGCGGCCGAGAACCTGGCTCAGCAGGTCTTGCTCGGGGTCAAGACGATCAGCCACCACGCCAAGGACGGGCAGTACAACACGTCCAGCGTGGGGGCGATGGAGCTGGCCGAGAAGACCATCAAGGCTGACCTCGACCTGCTCAAGACCGACGAACCGACGTTCATCTCGACGCACAACCTCAAGAACGAGCCGGAACTCGTGGGCGAGTACCGGGCGATGTACGAGAACTACCTCTCCTGGATCGAGAAGGCCAAGAGCGCCAAGGCCAACGGGGTCATGGTCGAGGGGATGTTCTCGGCCTACAAGGTCAAGACGACGCCCAAGAAGCCGGAAGCCGAGACGGTCACGCTCAAGAACGACATCACCGTTCAGAAGCGAGAGACGAAGGTTCTGGGTGGGGAGCACCAGAAGGGTGAGCTGGTCGCCAACAAGCACGACGATGACGACCTGAGTGGGGGGCAGAGTGGCTACGAGTACCTGGTCACGCTGCCGTCCGGGACGCGCTTCACCTATCAGCCCTTCGATGACACCTTCGGGGTCTACACGTCTCAGAAGGGCCGCTTCCGGTTCACCTCGACCGACGCCTCGAACACCGGGGTCGTGACCGAGATCGAAGACCTCCTCCGGCAGGCCGGTGTTCACCTGGAGGAGGCAGACGAGTCCACCCTCGAGGCGCACTACTGGCGGCACCTGTACTCGGTGATGAAGAACCGGCAGTCCTCGGACAAGACCAAGAAGGTCGAGGCCGCCTTCAAGACTCACAAGCCCGACTCGGCCGACTCGGTCGGGGAGGAAGTGACCCGGTGGCGCGCGGTCTGGTCGGAGTACGAAGGCTCTGAGAAGGTGGATTCCTTCGTCGGTCGTCAGGGCTACCTCCCGAAGCTGCGCTCCTACGCGTTCGACTCGGAGGGCAAGCACGGCCGCCCGGTGTGGGAGCGGTTCGACGCGGACGCGAAGGCGCTCTACGAGAAGGGCAACCCGCTCATTCACGGGCTCGGCTCGAATGGTGGGGCCGCTGCCGCCGCCTACAGTGGTGGTCTGCTTTCCACCGATGAGCGGCCCCGTGTCCTGGGTAAGTGGATCACGGGGATGTCGTCCTCGCAGGACCAGTCGTATGGCTCGGCCAACTTCGTCTTTACCCGCCAGAACCACCAGGGCGCGCAGTACATGATGCTGGACCCGATGGCTGGCGCGGCCACGACCACCTACGCCTACACCGACGACAACTACGGAAACATCAAGAGCCGGAAGGGCTACGCGCCGTTCGACTTCAGTGAGCAGACTGCGTTCACCGGTGGAAGCAATGAGATGATGATTAAGTACGGCATCTCGTTCGTGGATCACCTGCTGCTCCTGGTCATGGACGAACCTGAGCGGTCGCAGGTCATCGAGTATTACAAGAACAAGGGCGTCTACAAGATCCGTGGTGTGGACGTCGAGGACGTTTTCGTGACGCACAAGGACGCCGCCAAGGCTGGGCAGGCTGTTCGGGACAGGATGAAGAGTGGCTGGTACCTCAATCACTGAGTGGCAGGAGCGCTTCGATTCCGATTTCCCCAACGGCCTAGTGGTCTACTACGGGAATCCGGAGATCGGCGTTCCGGTGTCGGCCCTGCACGTCGTGGGGCTCAAGAGTGGTCGGCCCGTGGTGGCATTTGCAGACCTCGGGGGCCAGAAGAGCTGGTCTGACGTCCTGCTGACCTACAACGAGACGCAGAGCGAGCCTGTGCGTCTCGTGGAGGCTTCCGGGAGAGACCTGGGGACCCTCACCTTCAGTGGGAACCTCAAGGGCGAGCTGGCGAAGCGCGCCGGGGAGACGCGGGACTCCGAGAGGAAGTACCTGACGGGTCTGGGAGGGGCGTGATGGCGAAAGCGCTCCTTCACCAGGATCCGCAGACCCACAAGCTCCTCGGGGTGTGGACGGACAAGAACAAGGCGTACTACAAGGGAGCCTCTCCTCTAGCGCGTCTGACCGGTCGTAGAGCGATGGACGACTGGATCGGGGGCTCATGGGATGAGTGGGTCGAGAGGCTGGTCGGGCGCAATCCCGGGGAGATCTCCTGGGAAAGCGTGGAAGTGGAGAAGAGCGAGACTCCCAAGGCCGTCTTTGAGAGGCTGACCGGCTCTTAGACCGGGAGGTTGCTCAGACCTATAACCGATGGTCTGAGCGTGTCTGAGTTCGGGAGCGTTGTAGTTCCGAGTCGCGAGAGCGACTTCGTTGAGCTGGCACGCACGCCTTCGGGACGGATGTTCCGGAAGCACATTCTGAACAAGGGTCCGCTGATCCACCCCAAGACTGGGGCCAGGATCGATATCGATGACGAGTTCGTGCGGGCTCTCAAGACGAACTTCGAGAACCAGGTCTGCGACATCGTGCAGGTGCCGAAGGCCGGTCCGAACAACGAGCACACCGAGGATCCCGATCGCAATATCGGGGAGGTCATCGGGATCGAAGAGCGGGCAGGGAAGGTCTATGCCCTGATCGATGCTCGTTCCGACTCTGACGCCGACAAGCTGGGGAAGACTCTCCTCGGTGCGTCGGCGCAGATGCATCTCAACTACACGGACACCCGGACGGGGAAGCGGGTGGGTCCGACCCTGCTTCACGTCGCGGTGACGAATCGGCCGTACGTCCTCGGTCTGGAGGACTACGAAGAGCTGGTCGCTGCCTCAGCCGAAGGCTCGGATGAGGTTGTTGTGCTCACTGAAGCCTCGGCAGAGCAGGAAGAGGAGATCCACCCCATGACCCTGGATGAGCTGAAGGCTCTTCTGAAGGCTGAGCACCAGATCGATCTGGACGCTCTTCAGGCGCAGTCGGCAGAGGTGGCGAAGCTGACTTCCTCGCTGGCAGAGGCAGGCGTGCTCAAGCTGAGCAACGGTGAGGTGCTCAACCCCGACGACGTCGTGGGTGCCTTTCAGGAGCTTGCCAACGACAACGTCTCGCTCTCCTCGCGGGTGGAGAAGCTGGAGGCGGAGGGCCACGTCGCTGCGGTGAAGGCTCTGGTGGCAGAGGGCCGCATCCTGCCTGCGCAGGAGTCCGCGATGGTGGAGCTGCGGAAGGCGAACCTCGACCTGTTCGCGAAGCTGGTGCCCGAGAAGCCGCTGGTTCCGCTCAGCAACGAGCTGGGGACCGAGGGGCTGGAGAAGCCGGGCGAGTCGCAGGAGCTGGACATCGACGCCGAGATCGCGCGCCTGACCGCGACCGGTGGCCCTGCTTCGAACTACATCCGCTGAGAGCTGCTGGACAGCCGGGACTGACCGCTCACGGGAAAAGGACGAGATAGATGGCTGTGGAGTACCCGGGCAACGTCATCCCGGCACCGAAGTACAGCAAGGGCAACTACTCGCTCGATGACGAACTCATGTACTCGATGGTCGGGTACACCCAGAAGGGTGTGACCCTGGCCCCGGGGCAGGGGATTCTCCCGCTGGGCACCGTCATGGGTCGGGTGACCTCCACGAAGCTCTGGAAGGTCTACAACAACTCCGCATCGGATGGGACCGAGGTCGCTCGGGGCATCCTGCGGCAGACGGTGGACACCGGTACCTCCACGGGTGCCGACAAGCTTCAGGGCAACATCGTGATCGCGGGGATCGTGAAGAACTCGAAGGTCTCGGGGGCTGACTCTGCTGCCCTGACCGACCTGAACGCTCGTACCGACACGGTGCTCGACACCTTCAGCTTCTAGTTCGTGGCACCACAGGCCAGCCGGATGTTCCCAAGGGAAGGCGCAGGCCGGTCCTACATGAGTAGGGCGCTGACTCCAAGCAGATCGGGCGCAGACAAGGAGATGACATGCCCGACATTCCCTTGCTGAACCCGGTGGTTCTGCGTGGGGTCATCGAGAAGTTCACCGCCCCCGAGGCGCTGATCATGCTCAACCGCGCCCCTACGACTCCGTGGCCCTTCCCGTCTGCGACCTGGGACGTGATCCGGGGCTCGCGTGCCGTCGCGAAGCCGAACGTGCCGAACTCCGAGGCTCACATCGTGCCCCGGCTCGGCCGGAGCCAGGAGTCGGCAGCCTTCATCTACCTGCGGGAGAAGAAGGTCTTCGAGCCGACGACCCTTCACTGGCTGCGTGCTCCGGGCCAGCTCGCGGCGAAGAACGCCGAGGCTGCTGTTCTGCGTGAGATCGGGGACCTGAACACCCGGTTCGACAACTTCGCAGAGTGGTGTCTCTGGAAAATGTTTACCGGAAATCTGGTTCTGGATTACCCGGACGTTCAGGCGAACATCGACTACCAGCTCCCGGCCAGCCACAAGCCGACCTCGGTCGCGACTTCCTGGGCGACCGCGACGCCGCAGCAGATCGTGGCGAACATCCGGGCGTGGAAGCGGCTCATCAACCGGGATGGTCGTGTCCCGGCTCGTGAGGCGTTCTGCACCGAGCCGACCGTGTCCTACATCTTCGACTCGTTCGCCTCGACGGGTGCTTCCAACTTCTATGGTGGGACCCTGCTGTCCGACCGGATGAAGGACAGCTACTACGCCAATGGTGTGCTCCCGGCGTTCATGGGCCTGGACTGGACCATCACCGAGACGGTCTACGACTCGGCTGGCGCGGCATACACCTCGACGCCCACGGACCCGGGTGCCGAGACGCTGTTCAACCCGGACAATGCCCTTCTCATCGGCAATTTCACCGAGAACCGGCCATTCGAATTGATGATTGGCCCGACTGCTGACGATGAGGCTCCGGAAGGATTTACCGGAAAGTATTCCAAGACCTGGAAAGACAAGGATCCCTCGGCTCGCCAGTACCTGCTCGAATGGATCTTTTTGCCCATCATGACCAGACCGGAGCAATTCGTCTATGTTGCGGATGTTACGGACACCACGCCGTAACCCGGACATCTGGCTCAGATGAGCAAGGAAGCCCCCAGGCTGTAGTTATGTCTGGGGGCTTCCCCCGTATGTGTGTGCTGTGAAGCACTGTCGAAGATGTGATGAGACCAAGCCGTTCTCCGAGTTCTACTGGGACTCGACAAACCAGTGTTATTTCTCGCTGTGTCGTCGTTGTAAGCGACAGGAGTCTCTTAACTACGCCAAGACCGATGCCGGGAAGGCTGTTCGTTTCAAGGCTCGACTGAAGCATCTCTACAAACTCAGTCTTGAGCAGTACGAAGAGCTGGTCGAGAGGCAGCAGGGTGTCTGCGCGCTCTGTGGATCTGAGCCTGTTCACTGGCGACGTCTGTCGGTCGATCACGACCATCGATGCTGTCCTTCGGCGAGTAAGTCGTGTGGGAAGTGTGTGCGAGCCCTGCTCTGCCTGAAGTGCAACAACGGGGTTGGCTGGCTGGAGAATCTCGGAGTCGATCTGGTGCTTGCGTACTTGGATCAGCGGGCGTTCGACTGGGAGGAGGCGAAGTGAGTCTGGGCACTGTCGTTGTTGACGAGCTGATTCTCCTGATTCAGCGCATCGAGCTGCGCGAGGGGAAGATGTACTTTGTCGCCTCGTGCTCTGGGCCCTGTACGCTCCCTGGTAGGGGAGGGATGGTCCGAGTGCATGGGCACGACGGCTCGCTGATCTTGACGGCTCCCTGGCTCAGCACCGCCGGTCCGTTGGCTGCCGAGGAGGACCACTCGATTACGGTCTATGTCCCGGTCGGGTTCTCCGGCCCCCTGGCAGACGCTTCGTGTGCCTGATCGCGTGCGACCTCGACTGCACGGCTGCGTGCCACGAGGAGCACATTCCGACCTGGAAGCGTGAGGGCTGTCCTCAGTGTGAGCAGGCATACTCCGAGCCCGATTCTGTAGTTTCTCGGCATGGAGAAGAAGACGGTCCTTCTGGTCGACACCAGTGACGGGAAGCTGCCTCCGGCAGCCGGTGATTTGGGCAAGACGTCCTTCTGGACGGGGGACACAGTCCCCTTCCCCGGGGACGAGATCGTGACGGTCTGGGGCCCACGAGTCGTGACTCAGCGGAGGTACGACTCCCGGATCTCGACGGCCCCCTGGACCCTGGCGGTGAAGATGCCATGAGCGATTGGGAGCCCCCGACTGTCCATCCCGAGAAGTGGCCCTGTACCTGTGCCGTGGAGGGACTGGAAGAGGCCAACCGGGTGAGGGAGTACGTCAAGGATGCGCTCGGCGCAGACGAGTCGGATCTGGTCACCAGGATCGTCTACGACCTGAACTCGGAGTACGGGGTGGAGATCGTGGGGATTCACTGTGATCAGTGGGGGGCAGTTCGATCCGAACGCTGGTATCCGATCGTCACTCCCCCGGAGAAGAAGCCGAGTCTTTTTATGCAGTGTGATCGCATTGAAGACGGCTTCATCTACACCTGGCTGTATTGGAAGCAGGAGACAGAAAGCGAGAAGAGTCGCAATGGTGCGACGCTCGATGCTGCACGAGATGAGAAAGATCGGCTGGGGCATGGACCAGTCGTCCGCTTCTGATCTGGCTCGTGCAGCTATCCACCGTATCGACGCCGAGGACTACGGCTCCGAGCTGGTGACGATGGCAACCCTGGCTTGGGATTCGCAGGAGAAGATTCGTGAACTGGAATGCAGAGTTCGCGAGCTGGAGTCTCTGGTTGACAACGAGCAACTAACCAACTAAGCTCGCCGCATGGAGCCATCCGACTTCAACCGAATCTCCTTCCCCCGTGCCGACTTCGGGGGTTGGTCCTACGACGTCTTCATCTGTCCCAAGTGCTCCGCCCTCGTTGCAAACCCCGGGGTGCACATCGATAGCGTCCATCCGGAGACCTGAGGAGGAGACGTGCGCTACGTCCGATCGCTGGCTGAGTGGGGCCTTCTTCTGGCCCTGCTTGGTGTAGCACTGAACGTCTGGATTCTGCCTCTGCTGAGAGCCTCGTGATCGTAGGGTTCTCCGGCACGAGGCAAGGGATGACATCACCTCAGCTAGCGATCGTGGAGCAGTTGCTTCTTCCGACGACGGAGCTTCACCTGGGCGACTGCCTGGGCGCTGATGCAGAGGCGTACTGGCTCGCTGATGCCCTGCCTGTTCGGCCCCTTCGAGTGGGACACCCTCCCCTCGTCCCGAGCCTCAGGGCCCACCTGGCGTACGACGTGGAGCGAGAGCCGCGCCCCTACCTGGAGCGCAATCGATCCATCGTGGAGGAGTCCGAGCTGTTGGTAGGGACTCCTGGAGGGCCGTCCTCGGGCAATCGAGGTGGGACCTGGTACACGATCCGGTACGCCATGGGGAAGATCCCGGTCTACGTCGTGATGCCTGAGGGGAAGATCATGGCCTTCAACAAAGAGGGGCAACGCGTGAACTGAATTCAGATTCACGAAGAAGAGTTCTACTTTCAGGCTGGTGGATCTCTTCGCCTATGCTCGACCTGCAATAACCCGACCGAGAGGAGCACAGATGAGGATTCGTATGTTCGCCCTGCTCGCCGCACCGGTGGTGCTGGCTGGTGGGATGGCGGTGGGCGCGGCTGCGCCCGCGATGGCGAGCGAGTGGAACCATGGCGTCGTGGACTATGGGGCGATCTACCCCAGTAACCCCGACTACGCGTCGTCCTTCAAGGTCTACACCTACGACAACGTCGTCTCTGGGGGCTACCGGAGCTTCGAGGCGTTCCGGGTCTCGAAGACGCAGGGGCCGTGTGGCATCGTGGGCGTCTCCATCTTCCACACCGGTCTCGACCGGACGGACAACTGGGACCACGCCTGGCCGAATGGCGTGGCGTCCACGGGCATTCAGGACTCCGCCCCGGGCTGGGGCAACCGGTACTTCAAGTCGTTCAACGTCGTCTACACGGTCGATACGATCTGTGGGAAGTTCAGGGTCGTGACCCAGCTCCGCTGAAGAGGGTGATCATCAGTGTCTTCGACTGCCTGGGTCAAGGCCAGTAAGTCCGGAAATTCCGGCAACTGTGTCGAGATGAGGAAAGTTGACGACGAGCACGACGACGGAGTGGACCAAGGCGTCCCGCTGTGCAAATAACGGGTGCGTCGAGGTCAGGAGGGTTGAAAGTGAGCGAGACAACTGAGTGGATCAGGGCCTCTCGCTGTACGACGGATGGCTGTGTGGAGGCGCGCTCGAGTAGCGCGCGAATCGAGGTGCGTGACTCCAAGCTGGGTGACGACTCTCCGATTCTGTCCTTCACTGTGGCCGAGTGGGAAGCATGGCTCGATGGGGCCAAGAAAGGGGAGTTCGATTTCCTCCTGGGAGGGGTTGAAGGTACGCCTTCGGCCTGACTAGGGTCTGGATCGAACTTCCCTTGCTCTCCCTCAAACGAAGCTCCCGGGTTCCCCTCCTCCCGGGAGCTTCGTGCTGTTTGGAGCCCGAATCCTCTTGCCGATGGTCTATTCGACCCGGGCCGTCGATTCGAGGAGGGCTTGACCCGTGGCGCGTGGACAGAGCAGTCGTGATCTGTTGGGCGATGACACGTCGGTGCCGGAGGTGCCTTCTCCCTCCAAGGTGTTCGAGCCGTCGCTGGACGTCGAGAGGCCGACCCCGGAAGCTGAGCTGACCCCGGACCAGAAGAAGATCCGGGATCTGGAGCACCGGCTGGCGCAGGCCGAGACGAAGAAGTTCGACACGGCAGCCGAGGAGCTGGACGAGCTGGGCGAGGACGGCTCGAAGACAATCCTCATCCACATCCTCAAGGACGGATTCACTGCCCTGGATCGGGTCTGGTACCGGGGGCAGGAGATCGAGTTCGAGGTCGGTGGGCGCGCTCATGAGCAGACCAAGGATCGGACCGGTCAGTCCTGGCTCGCCTTCGATGAGGGAGAGCAGATGCGGCGCTGGGGCGACGTGATGTTCCGGAGAGGTCCCTGGCCGGGCTCCGGTTGGGCCGATACCGCCGCCGCAGAGGCTGAGCGGAAGCGCGCTCGAAGGGCCCCGGTGATCAAGTGATTGGAACCCTGCTGTCGGTGACGCGGCGCTGGGAGTGCCCGAGGGGCTGTGGCTTCAAGCACACGACCCATCAGGCTGCTCCTCACTCGCCCTACCACGCCTGCCCGCAGTTCGGTGGCATGGAAGTTCCTCTCGTGGATGAGGGGACGAAGGCCAAGGTCGAGAAGACCGAGCGGGAGGACTTCATCAATGGGGAGACCGTTCGTCTCGATGACGAGGGCCGCCCGGTGATGGCTGTTCGAGTGACGACGGATGAGGGCGAGCGCGTCAATGTCTTCGCCCCGACTGCGGGAGCGCGACTGTGACTGAGGACCAGCAGAGGCACTTGGACTTCCTCCGTGCCTGCGTGGACTACTACGAGAGGACGGTCGAGGAGCAGGAGAACTCCCTCGCCCGCCTTCAGGACAAGGTCGAGGAGGCTCAAGCCGAGCTGACCGCGATGCAAGAGGCTCTGGTGTCGGCGCAAGGCGCACTGGACCGGGCAAACGAGGACGCCGAGGGATCGCGGAGCGAGCTGGCCGCCTACCTCGAAGAGCTGGACTCTGGCGGGCCTGTGAACGAGGACGAATCCCCCGTTGCGGGCACAGGCGTGGGTGCCAACAACGCAACGATCCGCACAGAGGAGAGCTAGGAATGGCCTGGTCTGCATCGAAGGTGTTCCGCCAGTACATCGCGGATAGCCTGAACCGTACGACTGCTTTCGACCTGAACTCCGACGCGTTCAAGGTCGCGCTCTACAACAACTCGATCACCCCGGACCTCGATGTCACGGCCGCGAACGGGGCCTACAACGCTGGGCAGTGGGTGAACACCAACGAGGTGTCGCAGTCTGGTCAGTGGGCCGCAGGCGGCGTGGCGCTGACCTCGGTGGTGGTGGACACCTCCACGACCGCAGTCGTGATGTTCGACGCGGCCGACACCGCCTCGGGCTCTGCGGCGACGCTGAGCAACGTCTATGGCTGCCTCGTCTACGACGACACGCTGACGACCCCGGTCGCTGACCAGGGCGTTTGCTACAACTACTTCGGTGGTGCCAACTCGGTGACGGCGGGCACGCTGACGGTGGTCTGGAACTCCAACGGGATCATGCGCTTTACGGTCTCCTGAGCGATTGGACCTCGGTGCCTCTCCGAATCGTCAACCGCCGGTTCTTCAACGGTGGTGGCGTCGTCAGTGCGGCGGCAGGCACGGCTCAAGTGGGAAGCGCTGCATCTGCTTCTCCGAGCCGTGTCTCGCCGCGCCCTGCCGTCAACGATCTGGCTGTCCTGGGGTCCAGTGCGACTATCAACAAGACCGGTGGGGCAGGAGCTTCGGCCGGTCTGGTGACCGTCTCGGCCATCAGTGCGTCCGTCGCGACGGGCGTGCAGACCATCACGCACGGCTCGCAGCTCACGTCCGCCTACGTTGGCCCTTGGGCCCTTCAGGGGACGACCAAGGGCTCTGAGAGCCTCCTGTCGGTCGCTGGGCCGTCTCGGGGCTATTGGAGGTTCGACGCCCCGGACGAGTTCTCGTCCTCGACGGCGTGGCCGAGCAACGCGAACGACTCCAACCCGAGCATCCTCAACAACACCTCGCTGCACTATGGGACCGTCACAGGTTCTCCGGTCACGATCGATGGCTTTTCCATCCCGGTCGGAACCAGGATCGTGCAGTTCGTCAACCTGCCGGACGGCTACGACTTCTTGTGTCAGGACACCTCGCTCAAGGTGTTGTTCCGGGGCTGTCGATTCCGGTGGGCATCTGGTGTCGGTGGGTCGAGTATCTTTAACGACAATGGGGCACCTGCGGCTCAGCGAATCATGATGCATTGGTGCGACGTCGGTTACCCGTCCACCAACCTCGCTGCCAATGCAACAGGGCTCATGCACTGGAAGATGCTCGGGGGCCAGAATCACCGGGTCTACCGGACGTACTCCAGCATCACCTCCACGCACTTCCAGCCGAATACGCAGGGCTGTGAGTTCATCGAGAACTTGCTGGAGCATCGAATCTTCCCGTATGGGGAGTCCGGGACCAGTGGTGCATTTGATAACTCGGTGCTCCACCTGAATGGGATCTCGTGCGAGGGCGGGCTGACCTCTATCAAGATTCTGAGGAACAAGATCCTCTGTGAGTCCCCCGACGTCACGACCGGGACGAGTGGGGGCACGAACGCAGGTCAGGTGGGCTATGGCCTCCTGCCAGCGCATGTGGGCTACGGCTCGGGGACCAACCCCGGCCGCCTCACGGGCCAGACGGACTGTATCGCCCTATTCACCACCAATGGTCTGGCGAATGTCGGTGATGGTGTTACCGACCTGCAGATCAAAGACAATTACTGTGCTGGTTCTGGTGTGCCGATCTACGCAGGCAACAATGGTGGAGGCGCTAAGGGCGTCATCTTCACCGGGAACCGAATCGGCACTGAATACTGGACAGACGGCGGGCTCCATGGTCCCTTGACGGACATTCCTGCGTGGGGCACGAACCGAAATGTGCAGAGCGACAACCTGTGGGCCAATGATTATGGGACCGGGGGCAATGGCTGTACTGCCCTCGCGAATCGTCAGTACCCGCTAGGCAACGGGCCGAGGGCCGGGACGAGCTTCGCCTGACAGCCGAAGTTTCTGTGTGAGGGCCGCACAGGAGAGTGGAGGTTGTTGAGGCATGGCTATTGCCGTAGACGCCTCCTCCGCAGCGGGTGTGTCTCAGACCAACAGTGCCACTCTGACGCTAGCGACAGGCTCTTTTACTCCGCCTTCCGGCTCGGTGATTCTGGCGTCGTGGCAGGGCAACTCGGCAACGGCTAACCCCACCGCGCCCACGATCGCGAACTCGGGTGGCTTGACGTTCACCGCGGTCAACATCCGGACCAGCGCGGACACTGGTGGTGCCCATGGGCAGGCCGCCATGTGGTACGCGATCGTCTCCACGTCGCCCGGTGCCATGACGGTGACCGTGACGAACAACGCCGCCTCCGGATCTCGGCAGGCGAGGCTCAGGGTCCTGGTCCTCACGGGAGCAGACACCACGACGCCCATCGCGAGCAGTGGTGAGGGCACGGACTCCGGTGGGGCGCTCGACACCCTGTCTTACACCTCCACGGTGGCGAACTCGGTTGGGTTCGCGTCGGTGTCGGACTGGGACGTCTCGTCCACGACCTTCACGGCAGCGTCCGGGACGACCATCGATGACTCGCAGTCGGTCGGGGCCTCGATCAACTGCGCGACGCTCAAGCAGACGACGCCGACCACCTCTGGCTCCACGATCTCCCTTGGTCTCACGTCGCCCACCTCGACCCAGTGGAACTACGTCTGGGCAGAGATCCGCCCCGCTTCGACGTCGGGTACTTCGGCCAGCGCAGCCAACACGGCAGCGAGCGTCACGAGTAGCTCGGCTCAGTCGTCGGTCAAGCCTTCGGCCTCGGCCACGAGTGTGGCTCCGGCTGCCCAGGGAGCCGTTGGCTCGGTCAAGGGCGTGGCGTCGCTCGCTGGGACCGGTGCCAGCGCTCAGAGCGCGCTTGGGGGCGTCGGTCCGGCCGCTGGGGGCACGGGGACCAGTGCCGGGGCACAAGGCGCTGTCAATGGCGTCCGGGGAGCCGCCTCGCTCGGGAGCGCGACGGCTAGCGCTCCCAGTGCCGCGGCTGGTGCCGGGAGCTTGGCCGGGGGTCCTGGGGTCAGTGGGTCCGCGCTGGGGACCTCGAACCAGGTTCAGGGAACGGCATCCTCAAGCGGGACGACGGCCAGTACGCCTTCTCCTGGACTCTCGGGGTCTACCAGTGCCGGTGCGCCGGGGGTCGGCGCTGGTGTGCAGTCGGTCGCCACACCGATCAACGTTCGCGCTGGTATGGCGGGAGTCGCGCCGTCCGCAGTTAATGGGACAGCAACGAACGGTGTCGCTGCTGCGGCTGGGCTGGCTGGGGTCGCAATAGGGGTTCCGGCTTCCGCTCCTGGAACTGCCTCCGGGATCGGAGCGAGTGGTGTCGGGGCGAGCGCTCAGGTTCCGGGTGCCGGAGCCGGAGCTAGTTCCGGTGTCAGTGGTGTGGGTGTTAGTGCGCCGACTCCGAGCCCGAGTGCCGGGGCCAGTGCACAGACTCCGAGTTCTGGAGCTGGCGCGCAGACTCCTGGCTCGGGAGTCACGGCGAGTTCTGGAGCGAGTGGTGTGGGGGCGGGGGCACAGCTCCTCAGCTCCGGGGTCAAGCCGAGTTCTGGGCTGGGTGGTGTCGGGGCAGACGCTCAGCTTCCTAGCTCGGGGATCGGGTCGAGTGGTGGAGCGAGTGGGGCCAGCGCTGGGGCGCTGGGTGTGGGGAGTGGATTCAGCTTCCCCGTTGGAACCGGTGGTGTCGGGGCCAGCGCGCCGGGCGCGGGAGTGGGATCCGGCCTCCCTGCCGGAACAGGTGGTGTCGGGGCAGGCGCGCTGGGAGCTGGGACAGGATCCAGCTCTCTCGCTGGGACGAGTGGTGTCGGGGTAGGAGCAGGCGCTTCTACCTCCGGGGTTGGGGCCAGCGGTGGAGCAGGAGGAGTTGGGGCGGGGGCTCAGACTCCGAGTTCTGGGGTTGGTGCCAGTGTCGGGACGAGTGGTGCCGGGGCGAGTTCCCCGAACGGAGATGCGGAGACCCCTGTGGCTGTAGATACCTTCTGGAATGGGTCTCCTCCGGCCTGGACCGGCTCGGACGACGACGCTCCGTTGGCAGTCGGTATGGCCTTCTCGGTCCTCGTGAGTGGGCAGTGCACTGGGGTGCGCTTCCACACCAACACGACCGAGTCCGGGACGGTGGTGGCTCAGCTCCACACCAACACCGGGACCTTGCTGGCGTCCAAGAATGGGCCTACGAACCCGACTGCGGGCTCCTACGACATCACGTTCGACACCCCGCAGACTCTCAACACGAGCACGATCTACGTCGTCTCGATCTGGCACCCCGAGGGCCGCTACAGCTACACCACGAACCCGTCGCAGTTCCAAGCCGACTTCACCTCGCCCGGGGGGACGCTCTTCACCTCGGACCAGGGTGGGTACGGCCCGGGGCGGTTCGTCTACGGTGCGAGCGCGGGTGCTCTCCCGAATGGGAACTCGCAGACCTGGTACGGGGCAGAGCCGATCTTCAGCACTGTCTCGGCAGGAACGAACGCGAGCGCTGCCAACGCTCCGGTGACGGGGCAGAGCAACGGTGTCGGGAGCAACGTCACCGCCGGAGGCGTGGGCTCGACCGGTGCCGCCGCATCGGCAAGCAACGCGACGATCAGCTCGGCCAACAATGCAACGGCCTCTGCGGGGCTGGCGAGCACGGCGGTGTTGGGCATCACGGCCGCCGTCAATTCCAGCTCCGGGACGACGTACGAAACGCTGTTCGGGGGTTCGCCTCCGGCCTTCACTGGCTCGGACGACGATCCGAGCCCGCTCACTCTGGGTCTGGCGTTCTCGGTGCTGTCGAGTGGCTCCCTGGCTGGGGTGGAAGTCTCGACAGCAACGACCGAGACCGGGACCTGGGTGGCGTTGCTCTACGACAACGCCGGGAACCAGCTCGCCACGAAGAACGGGCCGACCAACCCGGGGGCAGGTACCTACCGGGTGTTCTTCGATACGCCGGTCACGGTGAACACGGGGACGATCTACATCGTTGCCGTCTTCCACCCGCAGGGTCGGTACAGCTACAAGCTCAGTCAGTTCACGTCTGACTACACGAGCCCGGGCGGTCATCTCTATACGACCGACCAGGGGGCCTACGGGCCAGGACGCTTCATCGGTGGCGCTTCGCCTGCGTACCCGAATGGGAACTCGCAGACGTGGTACGGGATGGAGCCCCTGTTCGTTGCTGACGCAGCGGTCACGCAGGTCAACCCGACGACGGCCGGTGCTTCGGGCGCAGCTCAGACGGCGTCGGTCGGGCATGCTGCGCTGGCAGGGACGGGTGCGGTCAACGCGACTGTGCCCTACGACGCCTCGGGAGCAGAACTCTCGGCCTCCTTGGAGTCGCAGGCACCGGTCGACGTGGCCGCAAGCGCCATTGACGCATCGGTCAGCTCGGCCAGCAACATTGTGGTGGCGGCTGGCATGGCAGGCACCGGTGCTGCCAGTGCTTCTCCGTCCGCCTCGCTGGGGAGCCCGGCTGGTGCCGGAGGGGTCGCCGCCTCGGGTCTGGGCGAGACAGGAGCAGTCAAGGGTGCGAGTGGCGTCTCGGGGGTGGCTGTCGGTGCGCTCACGCCGAACGTCACGGTGCCCGGGGCCACCTCGGTCAACGCTGGGACTGCCGGGGTCACGGGGAGCGCGCTCAGTGCTACTCCGTCGAGTGCCCAGGGTGTCCCGGCAACGACCGGGGGAGCCGGGGCCAGTGCTTCGGATGCCGTCGCATCGGTCAAGGCTCGGGCTGGGACAGCGGGTGTCGGAGCCAACTCCCCGCTCGGGGACTCGGTCGAGGCAGGCGACGCCAACATCAGTGCTGGGACGGCTGGGGTCACGGCTGCCGCCCGGGATGCGAGTGCATCGTCTCCCACGTTCGCTCTGGTCGAGACTGCAAACGCGATCGTGAGCGCGCTCATGGCGTCGGTGGTGACCACCGAGCTTGCGCCAGGGGCGTTCCCGAACTTCACGGTGCTCGATCTGTCGAACTTCACGGGTCGGCCGGTGGCGAGCTACACGAACACGGCCTATGTCTCGCAGGCTCTGGCTGAGGCTCGACTGTTGTTCAAGCTGGCAACCTGCCGCTCGACCTACCCGACCACGGTCGATGAAGCGCAGTTGGCCGAGTACGCGATCCTGAGCCTGGCAGACAGCATCTATCTGGCCTCGGCGTACACCACGACGTTGGCCTCGCCCTTCCAGTCGGAGACGATCGGGAGCTACACCTACACGAAGACGAGTGCTTCGGTGGGGAGCTTCGCGACGAGGATCGCAGCGGGTCAGCCGACCGGGGACATGTGGTTTGACCTCGCAGTGCGCTCGCTGGGGGTCTGCGAGACAGGGCTGGCGTCCTCGGCGTTGCAGGTCTTCACCGACGATCTGGTGTGGGAAGAGGATCGGGCCACGGGTCGGCTGAGAGTGCTCGGGCCAGAGGACTACAACAGGGTTGACTACCTGTGGGGCATCGAGTCCGGGGTCATGCATGATCCAGTGGGTGAGTGGTGATGGAACACCTCTTCAACTCGGTAGTGGCTGTTTACCGGCTTGAGTCCTCGGCGGTGGACGGGATGCTGAGCTACACCTGGCTGGACTCCGGGGTGAGGATCAAGTGCCGTCTCGACATCGGCTTCCTGCGCCCGGGGAAAGATCAGCCGATGGCGGTAGAGGCAGGCAAGGCACCTGATCGGGTCGGGGTGCTCTACTGCCTGCCCGACCAGGACATCCGGGCGGGGGATCGGGTGGTGGCCCTTGAGCCTGCGGCTGTGCCGGGCACTTTCGAGGTGAGAGTGATCCCGGACCGGGCCCAGGGGTTCGCGACGGCGCATCACATCGAGGTGCAGATCGTGGAGGTCAGCCAGGCACTAGCGGGTGTCTTCCCGGGGAGTGAGTGATGAGCCTCAAGGTGACCTCGGACTGGTCGGACGTGGACCACGAACTTGTGAGGGTGGAGAAAGCACCATCCATCGAGAGCACGACGGCGCTGGATGCTGCCCTGAAGGCACTCTTCGAAGAGACGCAGGCGGCAGTGCACGTCATCACCGGCTCGCTCAAGAACTCGGGGAAGACCAGCACGAAGACTCACCGGTATATGTGGGTGGGCGAGATCACGTACGGTGGGGCGTCGCCCGGCTTCCCGCACAACCCGGTGCGCTACGCGTGGTACGAGCAGAGGAGAGGCGGGGGTCACGACTTCATGGCGCTGGTCAACACCGACATCGGCAACGACGCGATGCTGACGGCGGTTGAAATTGCGCTGGAGGGCTGATGACTGACTACGTGCTGGCAGCCCGGCGCTACCTGGCTGCGCAGGCCCCCGTGCGGGCGGTGCTGGGGTCTGACGCGCTCTGGGACACTTGGCTCTTCCAGATGAAGCTACAGGCCACGCTAGAGGGCTCAGAGTCCGTCGCGTGCGTCCTCAGCCCGGGGGGCAACTGGACCACGCCCAACGAGCACAACACGGCGCGCTTCCCCCGGCTCCGGGTCGAGTTCTTCGCAGATCCCACGCGGGACGCTGCCCGGAACGTGGTGACGGCATCGACGTGGGCGAAGCTCAGTGCCGCGTACGACGCGATTGATCCCTACCTGCATTGGATGGGTGGAGAGCAGATGTGGGGTGACGTTCGGGTCATCGGCTCCAAGCGACTGGGAGAGCTGGACTACTCACCGGTGCAGGACGGGGATGGTGGGGGATACGCCGTCGTCTACTACGGGCTGGTGCTCTAGACAGCAGAAAGCCCCCTTTCGGGGGCTCTGCGGTGCTCAGCGGTGGGTGGGCAAGTCCTCGGTCCAGCTCTTGCCCAGATGTGGCCCTAGGGCTTCGACGTGCACCTGGTCACCTTGGAGCTTGGCCTTGTAGACACACGCTTGCATGACCAAGCCCTTGCGCCAATAGACCGTGAAGCATGCCCCCCGGGCCCAGGCGGCATCGATGGTGACGCGATCGAACTGTTCGAACCGGCGGGGCAGAGCATCGAGCCAGTCAGCGAACCGGTCCTCTCCGTCGCGCAGCTCTCGTTGGAGGTCAGCCCACCACGCCTCGTGGTTCTGGAGGTAGGACGGCATCTCAGTTCTCCCTACCGGTGGATCTTGCCGTCGCCCGTGACGATGATCGTCCCGTCGCTGGTGTGGATCTCGATGTGGTCGGTGTCCTTCTCGAGCTTGATCACGTCGCCCTTGCTCGCGGTGTGGTAGGTCTCGCCGCCACCGAGGATCGTGGTTCGCATCTCAGGTCTCCTTCTCGGTCGTTGTCGGTGCGACTAGCCTAGCGTACTAGTTCACTGGTGTCAACCAGGCTCAGTCTCGTTGCTTGCGCTCTTCGATCATCTGATCGATCAGCCCGTCCATGTCGTAGCCGTCGTCGCTGAACTTCTGACGACGTCCGTACTTCCGGTCATCCGCCATGTTGGACACGAGATCGAAGAGATCCTCGAAATCGTCGTCGGAGAGATCCCCGATCTTGTCCATGAGCCGGACGACATCCATGCTTGCCATGGCAGGCTCCTTTCCTTTCTGTCAGTTCTCGGTCTGTCGATCGTGGACGTACACGGTGCGTCCGGTGTTCACGGCAGCCATGACGCCGAGATAGGTCGCGTCCTCCTCGTCATCGGTGGTGGCGACCAGCCCATGACGCTCGCTGATGATGTAGAACCGCATTTCAGTCCTCCTTCGGTTGCGTACGAACGTCAACCGGCTCCCCCGGCTCGCTGGAGATCACAGTGATGAGCGGTCCATCCTCATCCCAGGTGCTCGCGAGCCACGTCTGGTCTGTGCGGTTGAAAGCGGCGCTCAGGTTGTTCCCGTCCCTCGCCAGACCGACCCAGATTGCTTCGTGGCCGTCGTCTGTAATGAGCATCATCGGTGCAGCGCTCCGTCACTCGGGAGGGTGACCCGCACCAGTCGGAGGGGGTCGGCACTGGTGCCGTAGGCCCATCGGCCGTTGTACCGGTACGCCTGCCAGACGTAGAGGGAGGGAGCGGGCCCGCTGGTGTCCATCGAAACGAACTCGGCCCGGCGGTTGTCACCCTCACCGATGATCCGCATGAACACGGCTTCCTCGTCCGGCCCCGCGTCCTTCCCGAAGTCGAGGAGCACGGTGTCACCAGGGTTGAGCGTGTCGATTCGAATGCCCATAGTGATCACTCCTTGGTCGGCTTGATGACTCAATACTGCCGCACTGGTTCACTGTTGTCAACCACTTCAACAGATGAAATTCTGTTCCTGCGTAGCGAAAGGGCCCCCGAAGGGGCCCCATGCTCAGTGCTGAGAGGTGCTCAGTTGCCCCACTCGCTGTCAGTGGTGTCGTCCTCGTCGTCGCTGTCCTCGTCCTCGTCGTCGCTGTCCTCGTCCTCGTCGGCGGGGAAGGTGTCGTTCTCCTGGTTGAGCTTGTCCTGCGCGGCCAGGAGGAGCGCCTCCCACTCCGGGTCCTCCACGAGCGAGCCCGTCTCGCGGGCGGCCAGCGCTTCGGCCAGGTTCTTGACCACGAACCGCAGCTTGGGGGACGTGGCGACCAGGACGCCGTCCCGGGTGATGAGGTGGTAGGTGCGGTTCCCCGGCACACCGGTGCGGATGCTCCAGCCGAGCTGGACCGGCTGGTCGTAGCCGTTCACGTTCACGCCGACGAACACCGGCTCGCAGGTGGTGGCGTTCTTGGGGTCGGTGGTGTCGATCTCGGTCATGATTCACGGCCTCCTAGGCTCACGTAGTTGACTCTTGATCAGTCACAGTCGAAGGAAGGGTCCTCGCGCTCCGTGCGCTCGACCTCGGCCCAGTCCACAAGCTCAAGCTCGTCGTCCCAGGTCATCGCTTGCCTCCCCTGTCTCGCTGCTGACAGGAAGAACACTATCGACACTAGTTGCCCAACGTCAACCCTCACTCGTGTGAGTCAGGCCACAGAGTGCATAGTTGACACCAGTGAACCTGAGGGGTAGTGTTGTCCTCATCAAGACAGATACCGACCAGGGAGCACATGATGGCCTCCAAGACCGAAGAGCTGGAACTGCGCTTCAACTCCGTGAACGACATCAAGAAGTTCTCGCTCTCGCGGGGCTCGAACTGGTTCTCCCCGAACACCCTCCGGTTCTTCCAGTCGCGGTTCTCGCAGACGGTGTACGGGGGCCGGATCTTCGTCTCCAGCGAGATGAACTTCGACGGCACCCAGCGCCTCTACACGGTGCGGTTCGTCAAGGCCGATGGTGGGGTCGAGACGATTGGTGAGTTCCAGCAGTACGAGACGCTGGCCCAGGCGCAGGGAGCCGCCCGCCGGGCCGCCCGGGAGTGGGTGGAGACGGGGAAGATGCCCCGCCCCACCAACTGAGCAGACAGCACGCGAGAGAGGGCCCTTCGGGGCCCTTTTTCGTGTCTGCCGAAGGTTTGCTCTAGGAGCTGCGTGCCTAGAGAGGGCTTGACCCCGTGACGTTGAAACTGTTGCTCAAGACTCCAGTGACGCCATACAGCGGGTATGGCAACGATGGGATCGGGCTCACGCGCTCACTCCTGCGGCGTGGTGTCGACCTCTACCTACAGCCGCTGTACTGCAACCCACCTCTGCCGCGTTACGTGGCCGAGCTGCTGACTCGTAGGCTCGATGCGCCGTTCGACGTCATCCTGGTGCACACGTCCTTGGACACGCAGGACTTTGCTTCGCTGCCAGAGGTGCGGAGAGCAACGAAGTTCCTGGTCGGGTGGTCCATGTGGGAGTACACGACCTTTGACAACATGCACAAGGAAGCGCGGGAGACGCTCAAGGAGCGGTTGTCTCACTTCGACGTGCTGATCGGGTACGACAGTGTGACGTGTGAGGCACTCAAGGAGTACGCCCCGGACATCCCGATCCTCTCCTTGCAGGGCGGTTACATGCCCGAGGAGTGGAGCTTCATTGATCGGGATTGGTTCTCTGATCGCTTCGGTTTCTTCATGGAAGGGCAGCTACACGAGCGAAAAGATCCGTTCGTTGCCATCGAAGCGTTCCGGCAGCTCAAGGCAGAGTGCCCGGACTTCGAAGGTGCAGAGCTGCACCTCAAGACCAACGTCCCGGGGCTGCATCCTGCCATGGAAGAAGTGATCCCGAAGCTGAGAGTCCACTACGCCACCTGGCCGGTTGAGCTGTTGAGAGAGTTCTACGCCCGGCAGCATTGCTTGCTCGCCCCCAGCCGGGGGGAGGGGAAGAACGTCCCCGCCTTGCAGTTCATGTCTACGGGTGGGTTGACGATTGCGACCGGGTGGGCGGGCCACACGGTGTGGCAGGACCCGAGCTACTGCTACGCGCTGGATTACGAGTTGCGCCCCGTCTCCTCGGACACGCCCCGGTGTCTCAATGCGCGGGCAAGCGTCGACCACCTGAAAGAGCTGATGCTCAAGGCGTACCGGGAGCGGGGAGAGTCCAAGAGGATGGGCTCTCTGGCTGCGCAGGTGATCCCGCAATCGTGCTCCTGGGATGCCGTGCTCGAACGTCTCTTCTTGCAGCTAAAAGAGCTTGAGGGTGGGTCCCTCGTCTGGGATCTCTGGTGCTCCACGCCGCGCCCTGAGTCGGCAGTAGACGCGCTCGCGAGAGGACTGACCGGTGCCCAACTCTGAGCACACCGCGCATGAGCTGCGCTGCCCAGTGGGCCCACAGAGGCTCTTCGCCATCTACCGGTCGAGTGGGGAGCGACCGGTGGTCACAGACGAAAACCTCATCGAATTTGCGTGTGCAGACTGCCGACGCTCGCTCAGGTCGGAAGGTCAGTCGATCGCTTGGGTCTATCACCGGTTCAACCTGGTAGGTGAGCTGGTCGAGTCAGAGGTTGTGCCAGCATAGCGAAAGGGGCCCCACACGGGGCCCCTCTCAAGCGCTGTAGGTGCTCACTCGCGGGGGAGCTTGGGAAGCCTCGCGAACCGGAGCTGGCCCATAGCCAGTGCTCGCAGTTCGTCCGAAACCTCGAATGCTCCGCTGTTGCCAGCAATGTGGATCGTGTGCTGAGCCCACACCTTGAGCTGAGACTCACTACCCCGGACCACGATCCCGTGACCGGTGCGGTGGCAGGGGAGCCCAAGCCCCATTGCCGCCCGGACTCCAGCGGCGGCAACGTTGGGGTCATGCTCGACCGTCTCGAATGTGCGGATGAGCGGTAGAAGGTCGCGAGGATCGATGATCTTCATGGTGCTGCTCCCCTTTCCTGTGCCAACACCTCAATACTGCCTCACTGGTTCACTGCTGTCAACCAATACCAGCCCTGAAATTCAGTTCCCGTATACGAGAAAGGGCCCCACACGGGGCCCCTCCTCACCTCTGCTGGTTCCCTCACATCTCCGAGATGAGCTTGACCGGCTGAGGGGGCGTCACCTTGTCGCGGATCGCCGCCAGCCGCTCGCGGCCGTACTGGAGCGCCGTCAGCATCTCGTCGCTCGGCTCCTTGACCTCCTGGGCCACCAGCGCCCGGAGGAGCCACGTGACGATGCGGTGGGGACGGGTGTCCTCGGTCGACCCCATGAGCTGACCGGCGGTGCTCAGGAAGTGGATCGTCCCGTCCCCGTCCGAGAAGGTCCAGCCCAGGATGCTCGCCCCCCGGTGCCAGGTGTAGCCGTTCACGACCACGCCGTTGTCAGCGGCGATGACCGGGAAGATCTTGAAGGTGTTCTCCGGGGTGCTGGTCTGCTCGCTCATCTCACTGTCTCCTTGGTCGGTTCCGGCTTGATGACTCAATACTGCCTCATTAGTTCACTGCTGTCAACCTCTACCAGCCACGAAATTCAGTTCCCGTAGCCAGCTCAGACAGCAGACGAGAAAGGGCCCCCCGAAAGGGGCCCCTGCTCACCTCTGTGGGTGAAGCTCACTCGAACACCGACGTCTTGTGCTCCAACGTCGGGAGGATGATGACCGCGTTGAAGGCCGGGTTGAAGTCCCCGTGGGGGTACCGGACGCGCACCGTGCCGTCGCCCTCCACCAGCAACGTGCGCCCGTCCTGGAGGGTGATGGTCGTGGTGGCGAACTCGTCTGCGAGGGTGATGGGGTCGGTCGTCTTGTACGCGTCGCGCTCGATGCTCTTGATCAGCGCCCGGCTGTAGGTGTCCATGATCTGTCTCCCTTGAATCGCTCCCCTTGCCAACACCTCAATACTGCCTCACTAGTTCACTGCTGTCAACCCCTACCCGAGACATCCTCAGAAAGCTCTACAGGCTCCCCGCAGGCCACACCC